ATAGAGTTTATACAGGATTTAGACCTTACACAGGTAGTTGAACATGATGATAATGTACAATTTGGTCAAGTGGCTGCATGTAGTGGCTCCCAGTGTGAGTTAACAATTTAATAACATAAATGTCTTTGTATTTTCACATTTATTTACTATCTTAGTGGTAAATATTTGTTAAATTATGAAGACAGAAATTGGTAATAAATTTGGTAAATTACTAGCTTTAAATAAAGAAAAGGATAAGAATGGATATTATACTAGATACAAATGCTTATGTGATTGTGGAAATATTCATATAGTATCTACAACTCATTTAAGAGCAGGTAGGATAACTCATTGTGGGTGTGAAAGAAGTTTCGGAGCTAAACATTCCTTGTGGGCAGGAATAGGGGAAATATCTTCAGCTTTCTGGTATGATAAAATAATTAGAAGTGCTAGTGGAGTAAAAGGTAATAGAAGAATAAAAAAAGTAACGATTACTATTGAAGAAGCATGGAATCTATTTTTAAAACAAGAAAGAAAATGTGCTTTAACAGGAATTATTTTGATATTCCCTAATAAAAGTAAAGGGTCTTATACAGCTTCTTTAGATAGAATAGATAGTAGTAAAGATTATACATTAGATAATGTACAATGGGTACATAAAGATATTAATATTATGAAGAATAAATTTGATAATCAATATTTTATTGATATGTGTAAAAAAGTAGCAGCTTGTACTGTAGATTAGTTAACAATTCATTAACAAACCTAGCTAGAAATAGCTAGGTTTTTTTATTATATTTGTATATGGAATATTTTATAACCAGTACAAAAGATATTATAAAAACAGGTTTTACAAAGGCTTATTTTAAATTAAATCTGGCTTATGCTTTTGAAGTAGGTACAATTTTTATGATGCCACATTCTATAGAAGAATTTATGATTATAAATGAGCCTAAGAGAAAATGGTACAAAAGAGTAATACAATTTATAACTTTTAAACTATATAAAGCTCCTTGGGAGTATAAAAATGAAAGCGAAAATATATAACGATATTAAACCAGGAGAAAAATATAGAATATATGAGGATGGAAAACAATTCTATGAAGGTATTATAAGAGGTACTTATATAGGTACTTGTAACGAAGAGCCTTGTACTGGTGTAATATTAGATGATCAAAATGGTATATTACTTGATTCAGACAGGACAATAGAACTTTGGGAGGAAAAAGAAGAGATAGTTATACCTAGAAGTGGCAGGATAGAAACTGTGTGGATTAATAAAGAAAATTAAACAATTAATATGGCAGAAGAAAAAGTAAAGAAAGAGAGTATAGTAGATGTACTCAACAAGAAGTATGGTAAGGGAACCATTATAGGAGGTGGACAAGCTCCAGACCATTTAGATGTTGTTAAGACAGGGAGTTTAACCCTTGATATTGCAACAGGAGTTGGTGGTAATCCTAAAGGTAAATTGATTGAAATTTTTGGACCAGAGAGTTCAGGTAAAAGTACTTTATGCCTACACTTTATATCTGAATTTCAAAAAGCTGGTGAGAAAACTATGTTAGTTGATTTTGAGCAATCTTTTGATAAAAAATATGCAAAATCAATTGGTGTTAATGTAGAAGAAATGTTTATAGCTCAACCAGAGACTATGGAAGATGGTTATAATCTGATTTATGAAGCAGTATTGAGTAAGGAATTTGGATTAATAGTTCTAGATAGTCAAACAGCTATGCCACCTAAAGCTTCTCTTGAGAGTGAAATTGGTGATGCTAAAATGGCTTTACAAGCAAGAGTAAATAATGATGCTCTTAGAAAGATTAAACCTAATCTAATGTCTACTGGAACTACTATGATTACTATTAGCCAGTTAAGAACTAATATAGGTGGTTATGGAGATCCAAATGTTCCATCAGGGGGAAATGCTTACAAGTTCTATGCTGATATGAGATACAAAGTATCTAAGGTACTGGATAAAGCAAAAGAAACAAACAAAACTACTGTGGAAGTAGTTAAAAATAAATGTGCACCACCATTTGGAAAAGCAGAGTTTAATATCATATGGGGAGTAGGTGTAGATAGAATAGGTGAGTTGATAGATTTAGCAGTAGAATATAAGTTTCTTGAAAAGTCAGGAACTTGGTATACAGTAAGTGATACTAAATTACAAGATGGAAAACTAAGGGAATTTCTTAGGGATAACCCTGATTATGCGTTAGAATTGGAAACAAAAGTTTTAAACAAAATAAAAGAAAATTAATATGAAATTAAATGAATATCAGAATGAGGCAATGAAGAATAAGATATATGGATATGGTGATAAGATTATATATCCAGTATTAGGATTAGGTAATGAGGCAGGAGAAGTACAGGGTAAAGTAAAGAAAGTTCTTAGGGATAGTGGTGGAGATTTCAATGCTGAAAATAAGAGACTTATAGCAGATGAACTAGGTGATGTTCTTTGGTATTTGGCAGCTACTGCTGAAGATCTTGGATATACTTTAGAAGATATTGCAGAAATGAATATAGTTAAACTAACTTCTCGTAGAGAAAGAGGTGTTATACAAGGTTCTGGAGATAATCGTTAATCATGGGCTACTATAGTAAAAATACAGGAAAATATGTATTTGATAATAATCCTATTAAAGAGAAAATTAAATTAACTTTAATTGGAAGTGTTTTTTCTTTAGACAGGGAAAGTATTTATGATACGGATGATCAATTATATATACCTCAAAATAGTACTTGGGTAGTAAATTTTAATAATATGAAAGAAATAGTAAATTTGTTTATCACTAAGGGATTGCCAATGTTGAATATTCAAGATTTAGAATGCTATTCTTCGGAGTGGATGAGTGTTGAACACCCTATGGTAGATGTTGTCTTACCACATTTAATCAATCAAAAATTAATAAGATATGAAGAGGAATATTGATTATTATGAGGGTAATGAGGAGAATACAGATGTAATACCTAATGTAACTTCTGCTATGGAATTACAAGAGTTAATAGAACAGAAAATATCCAATGAACCAGCTAAAGGTAAATTACATGCTATTTGGAAAAGAGAAGTAAATAATCTTATAGATGTGTATAACACAAGTTATGGTCACATATATAAATACGTAAAATGATTAGATTAAATAGAAACGAGATATTAATTAAACAATTAAAATGGAGAGAGGGTTTAATTCCTCTCTCTTATTCTAAACATGCTAAAGCAAGATTAGTGGAAAGAGTAGATGGGGAACTTATTGTAGCTCCTACTTTACTAAGAGTTACTAGAGATAACCTATATAATGGAAGTATTGCTAATAACAATAGTACAAGATTAATAGAAGCTTGTGTAAGACTGGATTATAAAAAGGATAAATGGATGTTTGTAGCTTTGGTATTAGGAAAAGGTATAGTAAAGAGTATATGGATAGAAAATAAATTTAAAGAAAATGACAGAAAAAAAGGAGAGTTACGAAAAGAGGTGGGAACTATTTCGGAAAATTTGGTTAAAGAGGTCCCACAAATCCGAGGTTTCTGGGAAAGGATTGGGGATGCAATTAAAAAGTACCTTTTGCGACCATTTACTGGAAAGAAGTAAATATCCAGAAGTAGAATATGAAGAATGGAATATCCTTTTAGTTACTCCGGATGAACATACTAGAAAAGGGAGAGGGTTTCCAGGAATAGAAACTGAAACAGATAAAATATATAAATCACATATTAAAAGAGCAAAAGCAAGATATGAAAAAGAAAAAAATGATAAAAATTCTGAAAAGGGAAGCGAAGAAAATTCCTTTGGAGGAGTATCCGGTATTTAACAAGTTCTATAAGCCATTATTTCAGGATGCAGAAGGAAATCTTCATAATGAAAGGGAAGAAAAAGATGGTAGTAAAAGAAGAATGGTATTTGGAGTAGTTGAAAAATACCCTGTTAATCATGGTAGAAGAGTTAAAAAACTCTTTCAGCAATATGGTATGCCAGCCGTTGATGCGTATTTCTTTGTTAAAGCAGGAATGGTTCAACAAAATAAGTTATAAAAGAAAAGCCCTTAGTTATTAGCTAAGGGCTTTTTTAATTTTACTCTCCTGGATTATCCTGTATTAAAGGACTTGCAGTAGTTGGTTTTACTTCTTGTATAAGTCCATTTTCTACTCCTCTCTTAATTACTCCTGTAGTTAACTCATATAACTTACTTAACATGACCCATTTTTTAGGTTCAGTTTCACCAGTGTTAAACACTATATGCAGTGTTTGGTGTAATAAATTAAGTTCACCTCCCGAGATAGTAAATGTGTCAGTAGGCTTCCACTCATAATTTGCTTGTGGATTAAATTTGTTCTTAACCACTTCAGCTTCTTGAATCGTACTAGTATCCATATAAATTTATATTTTTAGCAAATATACTAAATAATATGTTAAAGAAAAGTTAAAATATTGGCACAGTAAAAGATATAGCACTAAGATTTTTAATAGATTTAGAATAAACAAGTCTTGTATTTAACATTGAATGTAACTCATTCAGTTTATCTATTATTAAAGATAGATATACAGGATTAGAGATAGCTATTCTAAAGCTATAATTAGATAAATTCTTTCTAACTTCCATTGTAGAAAGTTCGTCTACTGTATTCAATACTCCCTCTAATAAATTAAAATAAGACCTTTCGTTATCTGGTATAACTTTAGGAACATCTTTAAAATATATTGTCACTTTCTTTTAAGTTTAATTTCCCTTATAGTATTTCCTATTATTTTCATTTCTTCTACTGTAAAATAATTATTTCTAGCATGATTACATTGAGTACAGCAAGGTACACAATTTTCATCAGTATGCCCAATATTATTATCTAATCTATCTACACCATTAGCAGGAAATCCACAATATACACATTCACTATTCAAAGCTTTTTCTAGAAATTTTTTTGTTAGTTGAAATAGTAATCCTTTTCTAAAATCATTAGCTCTATATGTTGAGTGTTTAACAATAGTTCTATCATTAACTTTCTCATTGTCCTTTATAAGTTTGTTTTTTAGTTTTTCAGTTTCGTTACAAACTCTACAAATATTACTATATCTACTATTATGTCTTGTAAAATTATTCCTATTTACCTCTTTTTCTTCTTTACATTTATTACATGTTTTATATCTTATTAGGGTAGATAGTTTATTTAAAATTCTTCCTTCTAAAGTGGCTTTATTAGCAAAATTCTGTCTTCTAAGCTTATTAGAACAATCTTTACAAGTTTTACTGTAATATCCTGTAGCTGAATGATACTGAAAAAACTCTAATGCTTTATTAATGCTACACACTTTACATACTCTATTACACATCTTTACATATTTAAACACAAAGATATATAATAAAAACGACAACTACAAGTAGTACCTTGTTAAATATTTGTTAAATCATCAAGGTGTGGCCGTTGTGGTTGTAGTACTTGTAGTAGTGGTTGTAGTGGTAGTCGTAGGAGTACCAGTTACTGCCATTGTCAACTCCCCAGCACACATTGAATCTGCAATATCCTGGTGAAGATGTAAGATAACATCTGTTCCATCAGTACTAAAAGTACCCAGATAAGCTAGATTACTATTTAACTCAGCTACTAATGTGTCTATATCAGTAGAACTAGCTAGTATAGTAGTTACCATAACCTCTACATCATCACACAGAATAGTCAATGTAATGTCTGATATATAAGTATCAGCAGGTGTTTGGGTTAAAGATGTGAATGGGAAACAACAAGTTGCTTCAGTTTCTTCTACCCATCTGCCTATAGATGGTTTTTTTCTACGGATAACTCCACTACCAGCAATCCTTCTACCTTGGTAGTCTAATCTTGTGAAATACTTCATGCTTTTATCAATACTCATTTTTTGTGGATTTTAAAATTGTTTTTATATAAAAATTGTTACAAAACTGTTTATTAATTGGATTGTTATATATTTCCAATAATTTTTCTATATCTTGTTGCGGTGTAGATACTAAATACTTAGAATTACCTTTAAAGAATAATGGTCCCTCTAAAGTTATTCTCCCTCCATTTTCATCTCTTTGGTTAGCAACTGCTATTTTTTCATCAGAAGTAACTCCTGCATTATGTAGGACAAATACCTCATTTAATCTTTCTATTTTATCTGTACTCCATGCAAAGTCAAATTCTTTGGGACACCTTGTTTCTGAAGTTTTCCAGAGATTATACAATACACACCACATATCTGCACACCAGGATTGAAATCCATTATTTTCTCTTTCCTGAGCTGTTGTACCTTGCATATATATCTGGTTAATATCAGCCAGATACATTTTTATTTCACAACAGGTGTTAAAACAGTCAATCCAGAATTGCTTGGTTATATTTTTTAACAAATATTGTGCTCCTCCGGTATGTTCATTGTTCTTAGTTATAATTTCTCTGTTAATTCCACAGATATTTCCTAATCTAGATACTATATCTATCTTTTTAAATTTTTCTATTTTTAAAGGATTCACCTTATCTAATTTTGAGTCCAAATAAGGTTGCCATAAGTAATTATCTGTTCTTTCTATATTACCAGTCCAGGATAAATAATTAATAGAGTCTTCTAAATAGGGTGTAAAATCAAATTTCTTAGTAAATACTATATCTGTATCACAATAAAATATAGCCTCTTGTTGTAAATGTGGAAATTGTTCCCAATGTTTTTGTAAACAATATAACCTGCACAAAGGAGGATAACCAAATGCTCTGGCAGTCTTCATTATGTTTTTATCATCATAATAGAAAAACTGAGCTTCAGGAAAATCATGTTCTAAAGTACCCCACTCTGTATGAGTACCTTCTTGAGATTTGTATATAAGTACTCTTGCTTTATCTGAATAATCAAACTCTTTTAAAGAAGTTAAAAGTACCCTGGTTTCCCAGGCAAATCTTAATTTATTTTCTGTACAACAGATTATATTGAGGTTCATATTTTAATAAGTCTTCTTTACTAATAGGTAATAATATACCAGTACCTTTATCTGTTGAATTTGCTGTGTAGTTATTAAAATTGTTTGGATTATGAGGATCTCCAGATGTTTTCCAAACAGGTATTGTACCACTCCAATCATATATAAAAGTAGCTTTCCCTTTTGGATCTACATATATTTGTTCCTTATCTATTAAAGGTTGTACCCATTTATGATGTAAATCCACATTTCTAGGAAAATAACCTTCTGATTTTAAATGATCATAATTTACAAATATAGAAGGTTCTAGTACATTTTTCTCAAGAGAAAGTTTATCATGTGTCTTAAACCAAGATTTTTCAGGTTTGTAAGCTAATAAACCACCTCTTTTATAACCTTCTAATCCTTTGGAAAAATGATCAGGAAGATAGGTATCATCATCATCCATATGTACCACTAAATCAGCTAAGGGAATGAACTCTAAAATATCATTGTATATCTCACCAAGATTATTATAATCTCTGTCCTCTCCTAATTTAGTACTGTGGTTAATTAAAATGATAGTTTTATTTGGAGGAAGTTCAAAATCCCCTAACTGTTGCTCTTCTTTTGCATTATTGTATATAAATAATGTAGATGGACCAGTATAATCTTGCTCTATAAAGCACCTTATCACTTTCTTTAAGTGAGAAACCCGGTTCTTAGTAGCGCAAATTCCGATTATTGATAATTCCTTCATATTTAGTTTTTGTTTTTCCATTTAAAACCTCCAGTACTCCACAAAGGACCTTTATTTCTACAACATATTCTTATACTCTGGGGCCATATTTTTAAATGTCTAAATACTTCTTCTGCACAAATCCATTCTTTTATAAAATTATCTTCTAAATCATATTGAAGTATCGGTATTCTACTTTTTTTCATTCTTTTGTCTATTAATTCTTTAGACTGTTTCTTACCTTTATTATGGTCTTGATTTGGAACGGGTTTCCCATACCTATGATTATTTTCTCCTAAACATTTACCTTTTCTACTTTCACTAATTTTCTTTTTTGTTGCTTCACTAAGTATTTTGCCCGTATGGGCTATGCTTAATTTCTTTTTTGTGTCTTCTGACACTTTTCCTCTACTTCCCCCACCTCTTATATTTAGTAAATCTAAATTACAACTTTTATATAAATCTATATATAAATTTTCATATTTATCTAAAACTTCTTGAGAAACATCAAAAGGTAACTCATGTATTACTTCAAATATGTGTGTTTCCCAACCATATTTCAATAATGAACTATGTAATTTGGGTTGTTGGTAAGCACTATAATATTTATAATATCTAAATCTCTTTAGTATATTTGCACTCTGACCAATATAAACTTTTCCGGAAGGGCTTGTTATTTTATAGATTCCCAAGATATGTAGTTCTTTCATATTACAAATATACAACTTATCCGTGAAATACAAATAAATTATTTCTATTTAACCAACCTTTTAAAAATACTTTCTGAGAGGGGTTATTATTAACAATATCTCTGAAAAACTTTTCTCTTCTGGCTTTTAATAAGTTAAATAAAGTGACAGGATTTGTGGAGTTTATAGCTCCTATTGTTTTATTGCCTATAATACCATCAATTGTAATTTCTAAAACTTCCTGAAGTTTTCTTATTGCAGTACCTGGTCCAGACATATAAGCCCAATCAAATAAAAACTCTGCTACACTTTGGGAATTAATTTCATCCCCCCTGACTTTATCCCAGTATTTCAATTTTGCTATTTTCTCAGCATCTTTTGGAGTAATTCTTTTCAGATCCTGAACATCTATATCTCCATCACCGTCTTTATCATAACCACTTGATAACCACTCTTTTAACGTAACTCCTAGATTAGTAGGACCACCATTATCTTTTGGGTTATTAACATAACCACCTTCAAATTTTAATAAAATAGGAAAGTATAAACTAAAGTTCGCCATCTTCTTTGGGTGTTTTTTGTGAGCCAATATTTTTTTCTTCATCATTTCCCCATGAACCCCATCCACCACCATCATATCCTTTGGTGAATTTTTTAACAAGTATCTTACCTAAATTTTCACTGGTAATCATTCCTAAACCTGCTACAATTATTAAAAAATCATACTCTAGTATAACTTTTAGTATATCATTCATTATCTTTAAAAACTCAATATCTCCTTTAGTAGGGTGAATGGCAACAAATGTAAACAATCCAAGTATTAAAAAAGATCCTATAATAAAATGAAGCATAGCCACTAATGTTATAAATCTTTTTGAAGATTTTTCATTATCAGAGTCTATTAAATCATAAAAGAATTTTTTTACATTTGGCTTCATTTCACTCGTCTTATTAATCTTATTTTTTGAATATGTCCTTTAATATCTTTAATGTCTTCTATACTTAAATTTACATTGTCCTCATTCAGTAAAAGACTAACTACACCCTCTGTCAGATTTTTACCAACTTTAAAGTTATATGCTTTTTTTATACCATACATTTTATAAGTTATAGCTGTTTCATTATCCATATCATCAGTTGTAACTGTATAACCTTCTTTGGAATTTTCCAGCTCTATAAGCATAGTGGCAAGAATTGAACATGGTATATTTTGAAAATCCTTTATGATGGATTTTGTATTAATGTCAGTCATCTCATTTCTCATAGAAGCATTTTTAAAACTTATACCTTGGAATGAACTCACTCCATTGTGATAATCAATTAAAGATGCCCTATTAAACGCATATTTATCTCTTAAAGAGGCTAATTCCTGATTAATAAGTACTGCCTGCTTCATTGATCTATGAAATATGCTGCCTATATCTCTTCCTTTAATGTATTTTACTATATAATCAAATAACGCTTTACAAAGAATAAGTAAAGTTGCTGCTAGTAAATAAGACATAGAATCTAATATAATATTCATTTTAAGTTTAGTAAGTGGCGGCCCAAGGCTCATTAAAAAAAGCTGTTATACTACTCATGGCTATACTTGCTGGTAAAGAAGTCTGTCCTACAACATGACCATTTAATTTTGCAGAATTCGTAAAATCGTTAACTATATTAGTACCTGTTGCACCAAGTATAGCTCCTATAACAGGAGCTGTTGATTGTGAAGAGTTACAATAAAGTACCCCTATAAAGTGTAAACCTGCACTGGCAGCATAAGTACTTGAAAAAGCTTTACTTGATATTGTTCCTGTAGTTGCCTTCCATATATTACCATCATCAGTTGATGAAGCTACTAGTGTTAATGTTCCTCCAGAATAGGTATATAGACCTACTCCATTATAACCATCTGCTGTATAGCTACCTTGAGTAGCTTGTTTCCATTTTATTCCTGTAATAGTTCCTGCTTTCTTTAAATATGTAGCCATAAAACATACACGATTATCAGCCATTGTGTATGTTCCTGTAGCATCTCCTAGTCCACCATTTACATTTTGGGATAGTATTGTTGACCCCAAAGCTTGATAGGTAAGTATTTTCTCATCAGTATTTATATCTGATGTACCATCAAATAATACACTATTTATCCTTCTAGCTGTCTGTAAAGCAGTTGCAGTTCCTGCATTACCTGTTACAGTACTTATGGTCCAAGTTCTATCAGCAGATAAATCAAAAGATACACCATTTATAGTTAAACTTCTGGTTGTTAAAACAGCTCCGGATAAGGAGGTTAAATATCCAGAATCATTGGTAAAAATAGATATATTCTCCCCAGTTAAAGCTGTTACAGCCCTACTGTCTGTAAAATATAAATTAGACCCTTCTGCTAGATTATCTGTTGTACATGTAGATAATAAAGAACAAGCAAATAAACCTCCTGAACTAGTCTGTTTTAAATTACCTTGATATGTAAATACTTTTATCATACTGTTCTTGATACACTTCCCATAATTACAAATTGAGTACCAGTTACTGAAGACTTTGCCCATAGGTAATCTCCATAATCTAATACATATTCTGTATCATCCTCTACTATATCACCTGCATCAAGTGTTAATTTATATAGTAATTTTTTAGAATTTGGTACTTTTCGGTATAAATACACTTCCAACACAAAAGAAGATAGGTTTGTAAAGGACATACCTGTAATATATCCTTGATTGTTTACTGGAGGACCATAAATTACCCCTCCTCCAACATTAAGATCTCCTTGTGATGTTATAATCATACTGTATTTAATAATACTATTCCTGTATATGGTTGTAGTATAATAGTTCCGGTTTTTGTAGAACCATCTTTAGCATCTATATACACTCCACTTCCTAAATTTATACTTTTACCAATACTGGTTTCATTGTAATAATGGATAATTTTTGAAGAGTTTGCAACTGACAAAGGAGAATTTGTAGCATTAGCATCTTTACCACCTGTAAATGGTAATGCTTTGTAAGCTGCTAATGTAAAGAATTCATCCACTCCACTTTTATCTATCCAGATTTTAGCAGAACTATCATTTACAGGTTTAGCATATCTATTTCCTGTTAAAGTCCAGGAAGCAGGTAAACTTGCTATTTCCATATAAACAGGGTATTGATTACTCTCTTTGGCTACATAAGTATTGTTTGTATATTTATGTGCCAATGGTGTAATACCACTAACAACATGACTTCTAATAGCTCTTTGACCACCCAATAACACATTGTTATCAACAACATTATTGTAGCCACCATTCATAAAGAAACACCCTACTGTTCCTGCTCCGTTGTAACAGAAGTTTCCAATGAAGTCTGTATCAGAGCTATTACCATCATTATAGATACAATAACCTTCTAGGTTACTATAAGGAGTGCCTTCAAATACACCTGGGGAGCTAATTACAATATTTCCTTGAACCAGTCTTCTTCGTGTATGGGAAGTAATAATATCATCTCCTTCATTTGGATAATTGTAAATACCCCCACCATCATCTTTAATATAATTGGTATTTATAACAACATTGTTTACAATTTCAGTACCATTTCCATCCCATCTTATACCTACATATCCTGAATTTGTAACAGTATTACGATAAACTTTACAATCATCTCCAGCATAACACACAATTCCTGTATAGCTTTCATCTCCACTAATACCCATTCCTAATAGATTACCAGCATTGGTTATCTTGTTATCAGAGATAACAGCATTGTTACTATTTCCTACATGTATTCCTACATCATTACTTTCTGTAATAGTGTTATTAGTAACATTTATACCAACACTATTTCTTCTATTAGTATGTACTGCGCCTATACCTGTAAAATTAAAAGTACAATTTTGTATCTCAATTCCAGTATTACTTACAGTATTAGACAGGTTTGCAAAAATACCATAGGAATTATACCCTTCAAAAGCTATATTATTGATTTTTATATAGTTAACAGCATTCAGGTTAATTCCAATATCTAAATTAGGAACCTTTACATTAACAGGTGTTGTTGTACTATATATACTTATTTTTTTGGTAGTGGCATTATAGCACCAGTCATTCTGCTGGGTACAAGCTTTAATATGATTTTGTAAAAAGAATCCCCAACCAGCTACAGGCTCATAAGACATAGGTGAAAAAGCTATGGTATTTCCACTATGACTGGAAACAACAGACCTATCAACATGCCATCTAGCTGTTTTTGAAGCTACATTTGCACCTGTCCAATCAGTTGTTGCACTATTTAAATTAGAAGAAGTTATACTGGTTGGTGTAGTTGATGTAATAGTCCAATATCCACTTTTAGGCATTTTACCATAAGGCTGGTTAACACCATTTAAAGATATTATATTACAGGATGCTAAAGTACTTGGTGAAGAAGCTGATTCCCAAAGATTTGTACCTACAGAGTTCCAGATTGACACACTATTAAAACCTGTTAATACAGGTAGTTGACCTATACCATAAGCCCCAAAAGTAATTGGATTATTTAAAGCTCCAGACCTGGTTACATTTATAGACCCATAATGAACTTGATTTCTTTTAAAGAGTACTGCATTACCAGGTAAAATAGTACCAGCTTGTATTGCAGCATTTACTTTAGTTGTTGACCTCCATGCAGTAAGTTCACTTGTGCCATTATTACTGTCTGCCCCATCTATAGTATCTACAAAATAAGTAGGGCTGGCTGTATTTACTACTGTAACTGATAAATCCTGAGTATCAGTATAAGAATCCCAAGGAGATATTAACCAAATTTGTAGTCTAAATACATAATTACCAGTTATTAAGTTATTGATTGTACATGTATTTGTATTACCATTAATAATGGTGCATGTTGGACCACTTACTTTAGTCCATTGGTATGTAGAAATATTAACAGAAGAAGTAGAGGCACTTGTAAGATTTACAAAAGAAGGATTAGTAATAGATAAAGTTGTTATTGGAACTGTGGGAGCAGATAACAAAGCTATCTTTGCATCTAAAGTTGGTAATATAACTTCTGGAAATACAGTTATTACAACATCATCCGTATCTGTAGATGAGTTATTATCTGTTACAGTCAATCTAAATGTATAAGAACCTTCTACTAAATTGGTTACAGAAGTGTTTTGAGCATTTGGAGTTGTAATAATTGGGGTATTCGGACCAGATATAAATGACCATGCATAACTTGTTATTGTACCATCAGTATCTGTTCCACTTCCTAACAGAACAAGAGTAGATGGTAACTGTAAGTTTCTGTCTGGTCCAGCATTAGCTATTGGTGGAACATTTACAGGAACAGCAGCATTAATTGTGACTACTATAGTATCAGAACTTGATAAACCCTTATTATCTGTTGCAGTAAATTTAAAAGTATAAATCCCTGCTACTAAATTACTTATAGTAGTGGTATTTAATATAGGATTTACAATAGTTGCAGTAGATGGGCCAGATACCTGTGTCCATAATACTGAAGATATAGAACCATCAGCATCTGTAGCTGTACCTGTTACAGATACACTATTAGTAGGTAAAGTAATTACCTGATTAATACCAGCATCTACAACAGGAGGTAGATTCAAAGGAGGTTGACCAACTTTGGTTTTTCTGGCTATAACACCATTTCTTGCTATATTTCCCATTTAATTAATTATTTTTTATCACCATCTAAAGTCCACTCTCTTGATGAAATTTTTATTAAAACCACAGCAGAATATACATCTGCTATCTCCCACTCATTTCTGGAACTCCTTATATTAGAAGTACTATCACTTACGATATTTACCTTTCCTGCTCCATATCTCCTGATAAGAATCTCACTCTCTACTGAAGCAGTAGTTGCTGGAACAATTATAGTAACATCATTTGGACTGTCTACAATAAGGTGTTTACCAGCATCCGATGAGATTATAGTATAATTACCCGTTATTTTTTTTATTTTTGCCATTTTGAAATGTTTTATTATATAATAGATTAAAACCAAGAATCCATATAATACCAGCTAAAGCATACCCACTACAGACAATTCCCCAATGAAAAAATCTAAATAATTGTACAAAGGGAATGGCTGTTAAAAAACAAATCATTAATCCATTAAAAGTATGCCAACCATCTTTAGGTATTTTGGTAAATGGGTAATATCCGTTGTCATGAGGCCACATCTTCCAAAAATTGCCTTTAAAAATCATTGTCTTTGGATGATGATGTATAGTATCTGCAATGGATTTAGATGCAATAGCTAAAAGATATAATAAAAAGCTAATAATTAATTCTATCATTTCTTAAATGTTAAAGCTATAAGACCTAATACAATAAAAGCTATGCCCAATAAGGATATTAAAACCATACCAGTATTAGAATATACTTTAGTAGAGAGATAGATAAGACCAGCTCCTAGTACTAAGGACAATATTTTGAGCAATTTACTCATGGTTTAGCATCATTCCACATTACTAATGCAGATAGTATTGTTAATAAAAACAATCCAATAGATGCCCATTTCCAAGCATTAGCCCAAGATACTTTTCGTACCCATCCCATCCAACCAAATACACATGACATTACTATACCTATCAGTAAAGCAACCCATTGACCATAACCAAAAGCTTCTTGAAACATATATTCATTTTTAAGAACAATTAATCCTCCAAATATTACAGTTAGTATAACTCCAAAAACTGTTAACCATACTTTAGTTATTTCGGATAAAGGTAAAAATAATACAATTAATAATAGTATAATACCTAAAAAAGTAGAACTAGTTTGATAGATAGTTTACCCACAATCCAATACATTACCGTTGGTATCAATCTGCAATTTTGATTGGTTCTTTACCATGATACCAAACTGGTTGCTTGGAATGTCGTATTGTACCGTTCCACCAAAGCCTGTCAAAGGATTGTAGATTGATACTTCGCATACATTTCCATCAACATCAACATCGAGTTTTACCTCAAATGTTCCGTTTTCAGTTGCAATTGTTGTTTTTACTGAGTTTTGTACATTCATTTTTTTATGTTTTTAAATTATGGATAAACAAATATTTGAAAAGAACATTGCGTAAGTCCGTCATTGGATGGCAAATACCCTCCAGATACAGATACTACATTTAGAATTATTTTATTGTTACTACCATCTGCGTAAGCTGCCACTTGATAATCAGAGCTATAATTAACAATAGAGAACACTGTTTTTAAAGTTGGAAAAGCACCTGTTAATGTGGCTTCGTAAGCCCCATCGCTTACATAACTCCATACTACAGTACCTCCTAATGTATTACGTAATACTGTTGCAGTTGGTGCAGATGTACCGGTTTGATCAAGTATCGCTACATACTCTTTAATAGTTGAGAAAGTTAATTTTCCTGCACCATCTGCCATTACATTTTTAGTAGTTCCTGTAGTGGTTGGAGCTGTACCGTCTGTATCTAAAGTTGGTATTAAAATCTCACCTGCTGGGTTTATAATAAATCTATCAGCACCTGCTGTATTATCCTTTATACTAAAGGTATTATCAGAATTAAGAAGAAAATCTATACGTCTGGTTGTAGCTACATTACTTAAACGAAACATAGAACTTGCACCTAAAGCTGCTGTAGCTATTGTTAAATTCCCTCCATTACTGACTACCCAACTACCAGCCATTAATCCACCAGCAGGGCCAACGGTAAAATATTTACTAGTTCCAGGATTAGCTCTATCAACTATTTGGAATATGGTAGATGATGCTGCACTACTATTAATAGAAAATACAGCTCTTACTGTTTCTGTTGAATCAAGTTCTAATACTCCACTAACATTTAATGGACCATATGTGAAACCACTTGCTCCTCCAAATCCTGTATTATTATCATTAAATTGAATTTCTTTATTTAATCCACCTGGAGTCGTTACTACTGGATCACCAATATCTCCAAATAACCTCCATTCTGTAGCTGATACTTTTATAATTGTAGCACCACTATCTTGAAAGGTTAAATTTGTAGCTGCATTAGCGGATAAAATAACAGTAGAGCCATTTGGAATTATATTCAATTCCCCTATTCCTCTTCTTGCAAAGATAAAAGAAGTACCAATAGGAAAATTAATAGCAGAATCTATGATGAAATCTTCATCTGTAGCTGCATTCATCTCAAACAGTGTATCATTATCTGCATCAGCTAATTGAAGAGTATAAGTAGTTGTTTTAGTAACTATTACAGTTGGGGTTGCTGGAGGTATATCTGAAAGAAGAGCTAATGTTCCAGAATTTGCTGGATATTCAACTGTATTCCCGGAAGCCAAACTCATTCTTAGATATAATTCATTGTTTGAGCTATTTCTAAACAATAGATAGGGTTCAGTATCTACACCTATTATGGCTTCAGCTACATCATCATCACTTATTGCGGAATATCTAGAACCATCAGCAAAAAGCGTAATTGTTTGATTAATTGCTGTATTACCTTCATCTAAAACTTGTTGAAGATTTTGGGAACCACCTGGTCCACCTGTTGGTGTATATATTAATTCCCAAGTACTGGTAGTATTATTCCAGTCCCAAATAGTGCCATCAGTTGTATTCAGATATATAGCATGAGAGTGATTAGGGTCATTTAAAGGATCATTACTACCATACAAGAATTCAAAAGAACTAGCTTGAATATGACAAATTGACCTATAAACAAATCTAAACCTGCTATTTACATCTGGTACTATATTTGGTTGCCAGTGTATAGGTTTATAATTACAGATATTCATTAGATATTTATTAGAGTGATTAGTGTAAAATTAATTTATTCATCTGTAAAAACCAAGTGATTTTGAAGATTTTTACCTTATATAGCATTATCTCATAGCTCTTGCCTCAGCAGAAGTTCTGATACCTCTTTCTTTAGCTTCTTCAGGGAATACTATAGGAAGTATCTCATTTTGAAACTGGGAAGCAAATGGTACAATATTAAAGAAGTATTTCTGTGGATAAGCTTCTTTTTGCATCTTCTCATCTTCCAGTATATAACCAGTTGTTTCTTTACCAAAAGAAGTGAATACTTTAGTTACCTTGCTTAATAAACCAAGGGAAGGAGCTACAGAACCTCTGGTTATACTTTCAGCAGATGTTGGGTTATAATAGAACCACATCTCATCAGATATCTTATTAATTGCTTTAGCCCAGAATTTATACCTGTTCTTTAATAAATCCTCTTCCTCTTCAGGTGGTTGAGCTACTTTAGCAGCTACTACCAACGCTATAACAGATACGAGAATAGCAAGTTCCTTCATCTCTGCCTGTAGTTCTTTTCTCATCATATCAAAGAACTCAGATTCCGTGATTTGTAATTCTAATCCTGTTTTTTGGTAGTAATCTTCTCTTTTCTGCTCTAGCATAGCTTGCATAATAGCTATGCCTTCCGGAGTAGCATTTATTATATCTTTAATTTTATTTATTTTAGTAAAGCCTATATGCATTATAGTCTTTGCAAATAGTCTTGTTCTACCATATTCCCATTGTCCCAATACAGGATCTTTCTTAATATCCATAGCTCTTAAGGAAACCTGTTTAGGTATCCAGTTCTTGAACATCATGAAAGATTGTGCCAGTATATTTCTTCTATACTGGGCTTTATTCTCTGTAGACATCTGACCAGTTATATATCTACCATATTCTGTTACTTTTGTTCTATATCTGGAAATCTCTTCTTCTGTAACTCCAGGAATTTCTAATATACCATCCTTGTTAAAAGTAGCTATCTTTGGTAGAGATTTAGTTTGTTTTAAGGTTTTAACCTCTTCTTCCATATCCTTTTCTACTTGAGCTAAAGTAGATGGGTTCTCATACCTTTTTGCATTCTTTTTTTGAACATACTGCCTTATATTTTCAATCTTACCATCTACTACCATACTATTATCCAACCAAGAGTATGCATTAGTAAGTTGATGTGCTATATCCCCAATTCTATTGGTAGACATTAATACATCCTGAAAAGACCAAACAGATAGCCATTTAAGAGGAGATTGTTTAGCTGCTATTTTCTTCTGTCCCTCTTTTACAATATCTTCATTTAAAGGTATCACTAAATCCAATAATCCCTTCATTACATTACCCTCTTTCCCAGTAAATATACTACCCACTACATTACCAAAGTTCCTGTTATAATCAGCTACTGTGTAATATAATCCAGCATTAACTACTGATTGCATAAAAGCACCAACAAAGTTAGGTATTGCAACTAAAACTTTTAGACCTACTGCTAAACCCTGTGTATAAGCATTAGTCTGCTGAATAGTTTTCTTAGCAGACATAGCCCTTCTTTGTTTCTCTTCTTCAGTTCCTTTAGAAGTTTTGGAGATTACTGTATCCAGAAGTGTATCTGCTTCTTGTCTAATACCATATATAGCATCATCAGTCATTACCTCTAATACAGCAGCATTTGCCTCATTTGAATCAAATACCTTGGGAACATCTCCTTCAAAAACAACTTTATTATTCTTAACTTCAAAGTGTCCTTTAGCTTTCTCAACAGTGTGCATAGCTAATAGAGTCATTTCCAAGTCTTTAGAGGTTTCATATTCCTGTAAAGCCCTGATATATAAAGGAATAACTTTTAATAAATCAGTAGATAGCTCATTTTCTTTACCCTCTTTATCACCTTTTTTGGTGAAGAATTTAGGTATAGATTTAGCTAGTTTACCTGTTTCAGGATCAATCTGTCCATATTCTATTGTATCATCTTTCTGTACAGTAAAAGCATCTGATAAACTACTATAAGCACCTGTTAATATATTATCACTTTGCTGTAATCTTTCCAGAGTAGTGCCTAAAACAAAAGGGAAAAACCTCATAGAATTACCCTGTCCTAAGTAACCTTGTTTAAAAGCTCTTCTGTTCAGTTCAAAAATAAAATTATACATATCCAGTGCTGGACCAGATAGTTTTTTAAACTCTTCAGTGTAATGTTTCTCTTCAATAACTGCTTGTTTCACAAGGTTTTGAAAAGTTCTATTTTGAAAACCTTCAAATCCTCTACCTCTAAAGAAGTCAAAATCCTTTATTGTTCTTAATCTATGCTCTTCTTTTCTTTTTCTATTTTCCTTCTCATCAGTTGTATATATTGTATTTTCAATTTGCTCAAACCTTTTTTCAATAAGGTCAGCTATTGATTTTTTTAACTTTTCTTGGTCTACATTTTCTAAGATAAAATTTGCATTCTCATTCTCATAAGCATCACTTAGAGCCTTCCAGAACTCTGCTTTAGTTTTCCTTATTAACTCATGTCCATCACCTATAGCTTTGAAAGGATCAGATGGATGGGCTTTTTGTAACTCTGTATATATTTTACCAAACTTTTCAATCTCCGCAGCTATAAGTCTTTTATCATTACTCCTTGCTTCCAGTACAATTTTAGCTGCAAGGTTCATAGTAGCATTAGGCAGTTTAGTACCTTCTAAGAAAGAATTTATAATTCCTTGTACTTCTTTAGTAGCTGATAATACTTCAGTAGGAGAAAATCCTTGTTCTATAGCAGCTTGTGCTACATACTTTTTAAGTAAATCAGTAAGTTCTTTTTTAGAATTTTTAGCAGCAGATGATGCAGCACTAAGATTTTTTAAAAGTAAAGTCTCGTCTTTACCAAGATTGTCTTCACCATACTCACTAATAAAAGCTTTATCAAGATTGGAATAAGTGTCTGCACTTTTTAATAAGTCTAATAACTCATTGATTTGCTTGTTTATATCTTCTTTTTCCAAACCAGATACATCTATTTCCTTATACTTATCAATAGTCTCTAATATATTCTTTTTAAAAGTTACAGCTTCAGCCTCTAAAGGTTTGAAGTTTAGAGCTACCTGTAAATTTCTAATAGCTACAGACAACTGGTTAAGTCCCTGTATCTTTATATATCTTTCACCTTCTGGCCCAACAGGTTTATCATAAAGTTTTTTGTAATGCGCTTTTAAAGCTTTTACAAGATTATCAACATCTTTGTTTCCTGAAGATTGGTCTTCAGGTACTACAGGTAATAAGAATGTATTTTCCTCATTCCTTATATTTATATTACCAGTTACTACTGATTTTAATACTGGAACTTTTTTACCATCTACATCTTTCATTTTATAAACTGCTCCAAATGGTACAGTCTGTAATTCAATGTCCTTCACACCAAAAGACTCCTTCATAGTCCTTCTATAATCAGCTAATTGCAAAGCATGTTGAGTTTTCTTTTGAGGAGCCTGGTCTATTTTATCAGGAGTGAAGCCCATAAATTTCCAATCATATACTTTTACTTTACCATCTGGTAGAAAAACCATTAAATCCACAGTACCTGCTCTACCTACTACTTCTCCCTTTTCATTCTTTGCATTAGGATTAAAGATTATTTCCTCTGTGAGAATCTTTGTACCAGCAGGGAATTGAAATAAGAAACCATTAATACCTTTTCTAGGGTCTCCTAATAAATAGGTTTGGATAGCGTTTAAAACTGGTCCCTTAGTTTCAGGTAACAGACTTAAATCTGCCTCATCCTCATTCATTATAGTACCATCATCCCTTAAGAATACCTTAATAGTTTCTTCTATAAAATTATGAAGTTTAGTACCAGTTAAAGCTTTAGCAGTATCCTGCATTTTAAGAATAGGATCTTTAGCCCTTTCTTTCATATAGTCTTTACCACCAGTCTTTTTAAGATTCTCTCTTTTAGCCCATTCAGTAGTTCTATCTGTTTTCTTTTCTACACCATTTATTACAGCAGTATAATAAGAGTTATTATTCTCATCCTCTGGGTCTACAGTATCACTATGCTTTACTACTTTATAATCAGCTCTTATCTTTTTAATAGCTGCTATAATAGCATCAGCAGTAGGGTTCTCTGGAGCAGTTTGTAAATAAACTCTGGCAAAATCTTGTATATCCTGCCCAAGTTTAGTATCACCATTTAGGTTTTTGTCTATTACTGTTTGAAAAGTTTCAGGTGTTAACTGATTAGCTATCAATGAAATAGCTGCTCTATAATCTTTATTATCCAGAGCTTTGTTTATCTCATCCTGAAATACACCAGTCTCTGAACTCTGTATAGCTTCTACTCTTTTACCAAGCTTAACAAGTTCCTGTCTATTCTTTAAAGATTCTACAGTGCCTATATTATTCAAGCCTTCTATTGCTTTTTCAAAAGGATTGTACCCTGCCTGATTAATAAGTCCTTTAAACCATTCTACAATCTGCTGCCACCAGCTTTTAGATTGCTCAAGGAATTCAGGTTTTTCCACACCTTCCTGTTCTTGTCTGATAAGTGTTTCAGCCAGTACTTTACCAATGGCTTCTTTCTTCATGCCTATAACATCCAGCTTACCTTGTTTAGTAAATTGTTTGATATAAGTTTCATCCACAGATAAGTTTTTGTAAATCTGGTAGTTACCAATCTTACTTAACATTTTTTTGTAAAGAGCAGGATTTGTGATTTCTAATATCTCTACAGCAAAGTGCATAGCTTCTTCTGTTAAAGCTTCATTGGTTTTACCTTCGGCTATTTCAATGATGTTATTCAATATATCTGCTACACCATTAATTCCTTTATACCTAGCAGTGTCCAAAGCTTTTATATCTACACCAATTCTGCTTAACCACTCTTTAACTCTTTCTATAGTTTCAGGAGAAGCTTTACTGGGGGTTAAATCTTCATTCTCTGTTTGCAACATTACACCTTCTTCCAAAGTAGGAGTTAATTCAGGGAATTCTTGTTTACTTTCTCCAAACTTATTAACTGTATTTACATAAGTTTCTGGATTAAAGTTTGGATTTCTTTTCTTAAACCCAGGTTCGTCATAGTAATTTATTGGACCTTTTACTATAGTAGAATTAATACCAATAAAGCTCCTTACTTCTTCAGTAAGAAGTGGTTCCCCTACAGAATTAACTTTAGATTTATCTATAGATTCAGGCTCTTCAACCCAGTTTCCAAATACTTCTACGAATTCCTCTGTAACAATATTACTGTAAGCCACATCAGCTTGTTCATCAGAAGCTACTATATCACGGATTTCATTCCATAGAATAGAAGTTTCTTCTTTGCCAGTTGTAGGGCTTGAAATTATGCGACAACTCATTAATTAATTATTTATATTATTTACACGGACCTTTTTTCATAGCTAACATAGCAGCTACTCCACCTTTATTCTGTTTAGGAGGGGCATTCTTTACTTGTACAACAGGTTTAGTTTCTACAGTAGTAGTCTTAGCCTGTGGAATTTGTTTAGCAACAGGGGCTGATGTTTTAGCTATTGATTTAACAGTTCCCTCAAAAGAATCAATTACTTGCTGGTCAGTAAGTTCCTGGGAAAGGTGTAAAGTACCATTATTCAATTGAGAAGGTCTGTTATCTTCATAGTATTCCTGAGCTTTTACACCATCTCCATATAAGTTTACAGCTTTATAAACAAACTTATCAAAAGCAGAGTTTTTATCGTCATATATAATATATGGTTCTGAACCATCCATAACCAATTGATAACCAACTGTTACTTTATAACTTCTGTAATCACCCTTTCTTTTAAATTGTTTTATTTGTACATCGGTAAAATTCACATGGTCTTCCTTTTTAAGTGTAACAATAGGAGAACCAGCTTCCTGTCTCCACCTTGATACAAAGATAGGGTGTTCTAATGAATTATTAGTTATTTTTTCAAAATTATTTACAGCTCTTTCATAATATTTTGGACTAACTTTCCAAGGATTATACCATCCAGATTTATCCTTTTTCTGTAATAAGTAAGGAGTACTAGGTACAAAATCCTGGTCTTGCCAATTATTCTTTAAAAATAACTTAGCTTCAGAATACCATTCCAGAGAAGAGTCACTAGCAGTCATTTCCAGAATTGGATTAACAAGAGCTGAGAAATCTTCTAATGGGAGTAAATCTGTAAAAGACAAGTATGATTTATATGTACCAGATTGTAACACAGAAGCAAAAGCTATAGACCTATAAAGCTCTGGATCAATATCTTTAAGCTCTCTTAATCCTTGTATAAAAGCATTTTGAGAGAATATATCTTTTGTAGGTAGCTTTAACCTAAGATTATTTACCTGACCTTCCTGCTCACCAATCATAACATTAAGTGAAGCAATTGCATAGTTTTGATTTAAGGTATTTTCTGGGTCATCTTTTATCCTTTTAACTTTAAAAGCTGTACCATTAACCTGGTCAGTTAACTGCCTTGCTATATAAGAACCTAATGGAGAACCATATACATTTGATCTGGTCTGTATTAAATAATCCAGGAAAGAAGCAGTTACTTTATTTCCAAGCTTCATAGCTTCTCTTGCAGATAAGTAATTATCTTTAGGGTCTATTAAAGGATACAGGGTTTTGAGTATAGCCATCTGTCCAGATCCTGCCTGTAATTTAAGGAATGAACCAATAGCTTTAGATGCTTTACCAATCTTTGTTTTTAAATCCCCTAAGAAGGAGTTATTCAAAATATCTTCTGGAGTATTAAAGATAGAATACTTATTAACATTGTTAAGTAGCATCTTCTTAATTTCCATCAGGGTAAAGTCACTGAAATTAGCAGTATCCCAAGTAACAGCTTGTATATGCTCTCTTAACTGATTAGCCATTTTAGCATACTTCAAGAATTCAGTTAATACAAGTCTTTGTTGAGAATTATCTACATTAGTCCAACCTTTTTTACCATCTTTAAAATAAGTTTCAATATTTTTAGCAAGACTTTCAGTATTAATAGTAGTCACATCTTCTCCTCCTTCAAACATACCTAATATATAGTCTATATTTTCCGTATTAAATAAGAAAGGTTTACCCATCTGGGTTAACAACTTATTATATTCCACTATAATAGGCTGATTCATAAAGTGAATAACTGTTTCAGAAGGTATTCCAATTCTTTCCAGGAATAAGAAGATACCTGCATTAGCCCTGTTAACACCTAATTCAGCAATAAAGGTATCTTTTAGAATATCCACAAATCCATTCAAATAAGCAGATATTTTATCTGTTATAAGTTTTCCAGCCTTATCTGTTTTACCAGATAAAGATATATATGGTTTTCCTTTTACTACTATTTCATTATATAAAGGATTTCCCTTTTTATCCCTTAGTTTAATAGTGCCATCTCCTAAGAAATCCTTGTCTTTAGGGTATGTCTTTGCAATCTTAGCAGGGTCAATATAAACTGGTTGCCTCTGAGTAAGAGAGTGATTCACCTGTGCTATAGCACCTATACCTACATTATCTTTACCAGCTATAGAAAGTTGTCTTTGATTATTAATATAAGACAAAGAAAGTAATGGTGAACTAGTAGAAATTTTATCTCTACCAAAAAGTTTATTCAGATTATCCCTCATCTCTCTCATACCATGATCACTATTAGGTATTAATAACCTATCATAGTTCTCTGGTAAAAGCATTATCTTTTCAAAAGATTCTGTATATTCATTCTGAATAGATTGCTTATACATTTTGTCTATGAAGACTTGTAATAAAGCCTCTTGTAAATCTATATCTTCTAAATCTTTTAATTGTTTACCATAGTCAGTGAGTTTCCTCATTAACTCCTCTTTAATATCTGTAGCTGTAGCATCGTCACCAAACATATTCTTCAGAATCCTATTCCACTTCTGTTCTCCTTTTTCTGACATCTCTCCAAGAATAATAGCAGATAATGTAGCTTGTAAGTTTCCTTTCTTTATTATTTTTTTATTAAGATTTAAAGCCTCAGCCTCAGCTATATCTAAGAATTCATTTGTATAAAATATATCTGATTCTTGTTTAGTTCCTTTATATTGAACTAACTTTAAATCCCCCTTGGCATCAACATATACATTCTTTAGGTATGTATTCAATTTATCCACGTCAAAGTCACCGCCTGATTTAGTAGTAATCTCAGCAGGAACTACTACTGTATCCCCTAACGATGGGTGTAAGAACCCTGCTACTTTAAATACCTCAATAGAGTTAATCTCCTGAGTAGGAATACGGAAACCTACACCAGTAAGTATTCTTTTACCTTCCTCAGTATTGTTTAAGTAATCCAGTATTTCCTGGTCAGTTTTTCCTTTTAATTTAGGAGATTGTTGTAATTTTCTTTTAAACCAGTTTGGAAGTAAAACTTCACATGGATTAGTAGTTCCATCTGCATTTTTAGTATAGAACTTTAATTTAGTAGAAAATAATCTAACTTTCTCTTTATCAGTAGGTGATAGAGAATCAAAGTCTTTAACTTCTTCCCATTTCTTTCCCTTTTTAATATAAGGCTTTAATGTAGAATCATTATCCCACATAGCAGAAGATACCTGAATTTTTGCTCCACCATGCATCTTAGGAGAAACAACTGTTTTATCTACTATAGATAATAGAATATTCTTAATAACCTGATAGTTATTAGAAGCTTCTGGAGCTATAGCCAGTTTACCTACTTCATTTAATTTAACACTATCATATACATTCTGATTAGCTTCTCTACTAACTATCTCATCATAAAGCCTATCTGATAATTTCTTATAATCAGTTACTTTAAAAGTACCATTATTATCTTCTATACCTAAATCTTTCAAAAGATTGTCGTATCCTATATTAGTAAGTTCTTTAAGCATATTTTCATTATGCCTGAGTAATACATATATAGGGGATTCCTTTAGTCTTTCTTCTTCAGTTAATTCAAACCAGTCCTTTTTACCTTTATAATCAACCGGAACACCATTGTCATATAAGTTTACATGGGCTAATTTAGTAGCCTGTGTACCCCTAGTCTGACTATTATCATCATGGGCAGAAGTTTCTTGTTGAATACCAAAAGCTGTTAATGGTATTTTGAAAGTAGAAACATCTGATATTTTAGTCTTATTAACAGTTCCATTACCGTTATAGAAATTATGAAGTTCCTGAGCACCTTTCTTTCTACCACTCAATACAATAGAGAAATCCTGGGAATTCTCAAAATTCTGTATAAAATGTTCCCTAAGATGTGAGCCTTCTTCTGTAAAAGAGAAGAATAAAGGAAAAGCAGATTGCTTATCTAGTACAGTATCTATATATTCAATACCTGATTTGGCTCCTGTAATAATAGGCTTAAGAGGAACAACCATTTCAGACGGTCTTCCTTTTTCGATAGTCTTTAAATCCTGTGCAACAAGTTGTAGATTTTTAGCATATGCTTTACCATAAGCTTTATTTCTTTTAGCATAATACTGCCTAAATGCAGCAGAATCATATTGGAAGAAATCTTCTGCATTCCACATACCACTCTTTAATAAAGCTTCTCTATAAAAGGTAGGCATAGCCCACATCTGACCATCGGACCTATCTACATTATCATATTCATCATTACCATCATATATAGCTGGGGAACCTACTACTTTAAAATCACTTAAAGTGTATGTTGTTACCTCATTGTCAAAATTAGTATAACCATAATCTGAAGATTTTAAAGCTACTTTATCTGCGTTATTCATTAATTTTGTTAATGCAATATCTGCTTGTCCATCAGAGGCTATGGATTTACGAGGAGACCCATGAGATTTGATCCTCTTCAAGGAATCTTGTATACTTTTAAAAGTACTTACATCACCAAATAATGTTTTTACAATCTCTGTGTTATTTATAGCATAGTTTACAGCTACAAATTTGAAGAAATTGTCTAGTCCTTTCTTATCAAGAACAGCATAAGCTCTATCAGTTTCTATTTTAGTCTTTCCAAAATGTTCATTCTCAAAGGCTGAGTCCAGACCATTAATAGAGTATACAGTACCTGCGCCTTCCAAATAGTGTGTTACTACTTTACCTTCATTTGTTAAATCTTTTTTAATACTCTCTGCTTCAACAGTAACAAACTTATCTACAGCTTCAGTTAATTTATCACTATTCTTTTTTACAAATTCCTCAACTTCTTCTGGAGAAGGTTTAGTATCAGTAAACTTGTATATTTGTTTTTTAAACTCTTCTGACAGAATACCTTCCAGAAGTCTTAATTTATTATCTTTACGTTCTAAATTAAATACCCTATTAGGAGTGTCTACTATCAGATTCATCTCATCCACCAGATAACCACCAAATATAGACTTTAGCTTTTTCTTATACACATCAGAAGATAAGTCTTCCATCTGTATATTATTCTTCATGGACATCATCCACTCAGTAGCACTATCTCCTGGCATGATTATATTACTATAACCATTCACCAAGGCATTAATAGTAGTGAGCAACCTTTCTCCTAAATTTAATTTATCAACGGCTTTAGTTCTATCATTCTCTAACTGTATACCATTAAGATATGCAATAGTTAATTTTTCTTCTGTCCTATTACCATTCTTATCAAAGTAGTCACCACCTAATTTAAATATTAAAGAATTACCCAACAATACATCTTTGTACTGTGGATTATCTTCAATAAATTTAGCTAGAGATGTAGTATTGTTTAAAGCATTAGCAAATTTGCTATAATAGTTGTCATTAATAAACAACTGTTGTTGTTCATTATCAATATTAAAGAAAGTAGATTTTTGTTCCAAATCAGTATTTCTTACAACTATATCAGCTAATTCATTTAGTCTACCTTGAATACCACTCTTCTCAGCAGTTATACTTATGACATCTTTTATCTTTATATTTAAAAGTAAACTTTGAGCAGCTACTCTCATCTTTGTAGCCTCTGCTTTGGTTAATTTATTTATTAATTTTTTATCTATCTCTATACCAAGTAAAGCCAATTTAGGCAAAAGATTACTTTTTAATATGCCTTTATCATCTATTCCTGTAGTAGCCCTAAAACTGGAAGTATCTACAGTAAAGGCATTAAGTTTACCTACCTTTGTTTTTTTCACATAGTTGTTACCAGTTTTTGCTATAACTCTCAGATTACCAATCCATTGTTGGATTTGTAACTTAGATAAGTTATTCAAATCTGCTGGAGCCATATATGTTTCTCCTTCCTGTAACTCTGTATCTTTTCTATTAAAGACAATGAATGGAACAGGGGCTTGTTTAGCAAAAGTCGTATAGAAATCAAAGATTAATTTCCAGTCATTGAAATCCATTTTATCATAATCCAAAGTACCTTCTTCACTTAGATTACCCTTTAACCTGGTGTATAATCTTACATAATCAGGGTTATTCTTACCAAGTAAGTAAAGATTTTGTAATTGCTCTTTTAGTGTATTTACACCAGCTAAGTTCTTAATAACTTCAATGAATGATTTGCCAGAATGAACCAATTGTGGTCCACCATAGCTGTTTCCCTCTACTTTAGGGAATAAAGTACCATCAATTAACTGTCCTGTTTTATCTGTTTTAACCAATGTAGCAAATAGCAACTTCATTGCTGAAGTAGAATTCTGCTTAGTATCAATTAAAAAGTCATTCTTTGTATATTCATTCTTACCTTTATTCTCCTTCTCATCCATAGTAATCTCGTCAGTAATCTTTATTTTAAAAGCACTGCGGAGAAATTCTTTTGTTATCTTGACAGACTCTTCCCAATTTTGATTGATAGAATCATATACACTTAATACATGATTTATCTGGTTTGTAAGTTCTATTTTCCTAGCTCCTCTTGCTTGTTTAGATTGCTCTAATAAAGCAGCCACATATTCTCTTATTCTACCAGGAATTTTATCTTCTCTTTTACTATCAGGGCTGTCTCCTAATATCCTTCTCTTTACTTCAGCAAATAGCTGGTCAGCAGAGATATGCTCAAAAGAAGAATAAAATCCTGCACTATCTTTATCTCCTAATAGAACAAAAGCCACCTGTGCAGACATATCTTCTACTATCTCTCTGGTAGTTAATGAGTCTGTTCCAGGAATAACCTGGCTATAAGCATTACCATTAAATTCTCTTACCTTTTGCTTTTTAGCAAATTTACCATTATGTATATCTGTAAATAATCTATACTTCTTTGAACCAATCCAGTACTTAAGTAAATCCTTTAACATTTTAAAGAATTTACCGATAATACCTTTTGGAGGAGTAGATTTTACATCTCTCATAAATTCCCCAAATTCATCAGCTATAGCTTCTTTAGCTTGCTGGAAAGAGGCTTCACTTTTTGGTACAGTAGTTAGGGTATCTCTATCAAATATAGTACCTTCCTGATTGGAGAACTCTTCATATAAATCAATTTGTTGCACATCATCTAAAAGTGTATTCCAAACAGCTTCAAAGGCTTCATGAAATTCTGTACCCTTTTCTGCTCTCTCAAATATTTCAATACCAGCATTTGTAAATCTTCCCCAAGCTAATCTACTTGTCCCCATTACCTGAATAAGTTGATCAGTTATAGTAACCGGTACACCAGGTAGATTAGTCTTCATCCATTCTTTAAAGTAGGTATAGTCTTCATCTGACATTCTTTCTACTTCAGTTTTTGTCATTAACCTTAAAGCCATATCATTCTGGGAACTTCCTTTAGTTCCAGGAATTTGCATAACAAAAGCTTGGGCAGCATCTTCTATCTCATCTGTAAAATCTCTGACACTAGCAGATTTCTTTGGTTCAATAGACTCTCCTTTTTGTGCCTCATCTAGTGCAGCAGCTAGTAAACCTACTTTCTTGGTTTTAGGTTTAGACTTTGGTTCCTCTTTTACAATCTCTTCATCACTGGTAAAAGTATCTTCTTCTGGTTCTTCAACATTCTTTTTAGACGCAGCTTTTTTCTTCTTAGTGGTTTCCACAACTTCATCTTCCCTTGGAACTATAGTAGAATACTTTTGTACAAATGGTTCAGAACCATCTATAGGTAATTGTAAATTATTTGTTAAAGGAACATCAGACCTCTTCTTACCATTCTCTTCTTTGTCATCCAGAGTTTCATCCAGTTCAAAAGTAGGAGAAAGCAAGTAATGCTGATAAGATTGCCAAGTCCTTGTTTGGGGAACACCTTCTTTGTTGAAGCCAGTTATCTCTACGAATTTATCATTACTCTTTAGAGTAGCTGCATTTACATTTTGATAAGCCCCTTTTATGATTTTAATAAGCCCTGCCTTTACTTCTGGTAGAGCAAGGAATTCTGGAGTAAATGATGCTTTAAAACCTTCTGGTCCAATATTCAGTTGCCCTTTATTATCAATCCAGAACTGATTCCTTGCAGCAGCTTTTGGTTTATCCCCTGTGGTAGGGTCTCCAAATAACATCACATCCCTTAAGAATTTAACTACAGAAGAATTCCATTTTTCTCCTTTCTTTGTGGCAGCTAATGTTTGGAATGACTTATATATAACCTCTGCTTCCTGGTCTGTAAAGTTTCTGTTATTCAGGAAAGCTGTAGAATTTCCATTTACAAGTACAACTCTGCCAGGAGTATATTTCTTAGCTATACCATTAACATTTATTGTACCATCTATAGATACCTGAACAAGTCCCTTTTGTCCTATTTGTTCTTGGCTTATAAGATTTTCAGTTACATTGTAAGCTATATTAGTTTTGTTCCTTTGAGGGATACCTCCACTAACTGTGAATTCATATATCTCTGGTTCAGTAGCAGCTAACCATTTAGCTCTCATACCTTTATACCAATTATGCCAATCCTCTTCATTTACATCTTTAGGTACAGAATATCTATCTCCTCTTGTAGAAGTTAGTTTATCTGAAGCCATTACGGATATAACATACTCATCAGGATTTTCAGTAGCCTTACCATTTACATCTACAAATTTACCATCTGTATTGGAGTATATGGCTACAACTGTATTGTCTACATCAGGAACATCATAACCTGCTAAAGCTTTATCTATTACACCAGCAGGAGCATTATCTTTATTCACCAAAGTTACCCTTATTTCAGAGGCTTTCTCCGATGGCATTCTGGATAGATTATTCAGGAAACTATTGTGTCTTCTTACATTTTCTAAAACAGTTTGGTTAACTGATTTACTTTCATCCACTGTAGACGCAATAGAAGTTATTCTCTTTTTAGGAGATTCCTCTTCACTTTTTATATCTCCTTTAGTATCAGTATTATCACTGGAGGGTTGATTTACCTTTGTTCCAAAGATACCTTGTAAGAATTTAGCATCTGCTTCAGCTTGTTTTTTAGCTGCTTCAGCTCTTCTATATTCTTCGGCTATATCTGCAAATCTTTGTACAATAGCTTCCTTTGCTTTATATTGTTTCTCTAAATCTAAAAGTTCTGGTAATAGAGTTTTAAGTTTTTCCTGTAGTTCAGATATTAGTTTTTCACTTGGTTTTATTTCGGACTCTTCCATTTCCCCAATCATGTTCTCAAGTTCAGCCAAATCTTGTTTAAAATCTGGTCTTATTTTTAAGAAATTGGGATTGGTTTTTATGAAATCAATGAACTCCTGACTGTATATGTCAGTAGGTACATTAGGATATACATTTTCAAATAATCTTATATTTTCTTGTATCCAAGCAATAGCAGTATCTAAAGCACTTTCTGTCTTTTCTAATAAACTGGTGACTTGATTAATAGATTTACCCGTCTCCTCTATAAGGATACCTAAATCAATAGCCTGATTATTTATCTCCTCCTGAAAATCAGCAGATCCAGTTGGTAATTCATCAATATTCTGAGCAAGATCATAGAAGTATTCTAAATTAAATTCCAACTCTTCTTTTTCACTTTCCAAAGCTTGTATCTCTGTAGTGAGGTTATCTCTTAAATTAGATAATTTATTAGCTGCCCTGATAGCATTTCTAGTGGTAGCTTTAAAGTTACCTCTTTTAGTCATATCCCCAGACTCTATCTTTTTAGATAGTTTATCCAGCTCTTCTACAGTTTTAGATAACTGCTCATGCTTAGCAACTAAATCCTTTTGAATCTTCTCAATTCTTGTTCCAGTTTCATCTATAAGAGATTCTATAATCTGTATCCTTACAGCTCTTTTAGCTTGTATTCTATCATCTTTTTCTTTGGCAAAGTCCTGTAAAGTCTTTTCTTCAGCAGCAGTTAATGTACCTACTTTAGTAATAAGAGCTTGTTTAAACCCTTCTTTAGCTATAAACTGATCTCCTGTAACTTCTATTGCTTTTGTTTTCTTCCCGTCAACATATACAAATTCAAGTATCCTATCCTTTGTTGAATACCTTAATCTACCTTTTCTTTTTTTACCTTTACCAAAATTGAACTCAAATACATTATTAATATTCTCCAGATAAAACTTTGCTTTCTTATTATTGAGTGTATCAGATACCTTACCTGGTTTATACTTTATAAATTCTTCCTTAGACACATTTCTCACACCATCCTTATCTTTTACCTGTATAGTACCATCTGGATTTTCTCCAAGCACAGTAAATTTAGGGAATAAATATACATCTCTTCCTTTAGCATCTTTTTTAACATAATCTCCTAAGTAGTATTCAGTACCTATCTCGATATCTTCTTCACCATCTTTAGTAGTGATTTTAATGGTTTTAGGTTTACCCACTTCACCTTCGCTAGTAGCTGCAACTATATCTACTATAGGCTCATTAAATACTTCAGGTGTTTTTATAATCTCATTAAGTTCCCCTAGGATTTTCTTCCTACTTAAAGCTACCTCAATATAATCAGAAAAACTATCTTTAAGGTCTTGCTTTATATCTGGTGTAACATCTAAAGCTTCTATATTAGCTACTGTATCTGTTATAGATTTTACAACTCCTCCTTCTCTAATATCATCTTCTTGCTTACCTTCCTGCCAAGAAGCTGATTGTTTTAAAGACTCATTAATACTGGTAGTATCAATACCATGTGTAGATATTTCATTACTTATTTCAATTAACCTCTTGTCATAATCATTTACCTTAGCTGCACCATATATCATCTTGTCAATAACCTCATCAGAATACTTCCGTGTGCCGTCAGTATTTAACTGACCTTGATACCTTAAAGTCATAGACTCATACAGAGATTCCACAGCTTTAGTGTGTTTTTCAAAATCATCTAATTTCTTAATATAATCAATACGGGATAAACCCATAGGTGCTCCACCTTTAGCCTGTAAAGCTTTATAATCTGTTTCACTGACAGATTGTAACCTTCTTGCTTCAATTTCATCATATACCATATCTGCCCTACCATATTTTACTCTAGTAGAAATATAGTTATGAGTCTGATCAAATTTCTTATCCAAGAATCCTTTCTTATCATCAGATTCTATAGCTCCTTCTGCTTCTTGTTGAATACTTATACTTCTTTGCAAAGAATTAACTCTGTCAGCAAAAGCATTTGTAAATGTATTTTCAGGCACATTCAATTCAGCAAGAAAAGAATTTGTATTTGTTTTCTTATATTTATTGGCTTGTCTATTTCCTTTTATCTGCATAAGGCCACCAGATATACCACCAAGTAATATACTTTCACCACCTTCTTTAGATGTTAAAGTATGCCCCAAAGCATCTAAACTAGTATCAATAAAAGCCCGAGTTAAGTCTTTGGCTTCGGTTCCTTTATATGCTTTGTCATAATAATCCTGCACACCAACATCTATGGATGTTTGTAAATATTCCTGAAGAGATTCTTTAGGGTCAAAAACATAAGTCTTTAAAAACTTAGTTGTCTTACCTACTTTTCCCAATTCCTTAGCTACATATTTACCTTCTCTAACAGCTACATCTTCAGTAGTTCTAAAGGCATTAGAAGCTGCTTTAGATGTTCTATAAGAACTTCCCATTAAATATGGTAATTGTGTAAACTCTGTAGCAGATAAAACAGCCATATTAGCCAAGAAAGAAAAATTTCCTGCTTTAGAGGCTAGTGCATCTATTTTAGCTATTTCCTCAGCAGAAGGATCAAAGCCATACTTATCTTTAAAAGATTGTATTTCTTTTTCTCTAAAAGCTCTTGCTGTACCAATAGATTCAAAAGAAGATTCTCCAGCAGAAGAATATAAAGCCATTAAAGACCTTCTTGTAAAATCTTGAGCACCAGCTATATTGTTAAACTGCTTAGATATTTTAAGCATATTAGCACTTACATCTTCTATATCAGATATAGATTTAATACCTTTCTGCAAAACTTCTGCTGCTTCTATATTCTTACCTTGTGAAAATAATCTGGCAGTATATTTGTTAACATCTGAAAAGCTCTTCCAAGCTTCAGTGTATTTACCTAAAGAAGAGAACATTGTTCCTATCCCTTCTCCAGCAAAGCTTAGTCCTTTAGCCATTAAGTTACCTGAGTAGATAGCTCCCACAGCAAATCCTAAATTCTTTACCAGTTTATCGAATAAAAAGTTGGTTGTAAAATTGTCAGAAGAATACCAGGCTGCATTAGATTCATTATCTGTGTAATAGTTAGGTAGGTATTCATTATCTACTTTCTTATTCCAGTCGTCTATACCTCTTAATATTTCGTTATCCCACACATCAGATAACTTCCCTGTACTGATAGATTTACCAATACCATATACAGTACCTAAGCCACCCACAAAAGTAGTGGCTGCAAGATTTAAACCTTTTAGTGTGCCATTAACAGCTTTATCCATGAACCCTTGTTCTCTACCATATAAATCCTCATTATTAGCATCATAATACACATTATTGTATCTGCCAGAAAGTAAAGGGTCTACTTCTGATTGCATTTTAGAAGATGCTTCAAAACCAGGTTTTGGATTGACACTATTAAATAATGCATCAAATCCAGATTTAGATTCCTGGTAAGCTCTTGTTCCTGTACTAATAGATGGTAAATCTGGTGTAACCAAAGGTACTAATCCATTTTCACCAAGATGTGTTGGTCCAGATAAATTTACAGGTAATTTTTCTTCGGGCATATATTATTATTTCTTCTTATTTTTTTCTAATTGTTTTTTAATATCGGCTTCTGTAATCATAGGCACAATATTAGCTATACCATTAAAAGTATATATAGGTGTAGATGGCATAACTTCAAGTCTACTGAATTTATCTGCTCCCTTTTCTTTATAATATAAGGATAATCCTTTAGAACCATCTGGTAGAGTTATAATATCAGCACTGGCAGATATACCAGAATTTTTTAAACCACTGAAATGTTCTTTACCTATAGCAGCAGTTTGCCATGCATTTGGGTCAGTTGTCCAAGTAGCTAAGTTTGTAGAACCAAATCTACTAACATTGCTCCTTGCGGCATAACCTCTTTCATCAGACTCTTTAAAATCTCTACCAGTTACTGCTTCCAGTTCTTTTTCATTAACATCTATAGAATAAGGCTTACCGTCTTTATCATCTACAATAGTAACTTTCCCAGTCCAAGGTTGTCCAAGTTGTGTTGGTCTATTAGCAATATAGGTAATTGCTGCATCTTTGTTTCTGGCTAAGACAGCCAGTGCCTTTCTCCTATCGTCACTATCCAATCTCCCTGGAGAATCTGGAGTAAGTATAGCCATTACTTGATTTCTAGCATTAGCTTGCTCTTCTGGAGAAGCCATAACTGATCCAGCAAAGGGATCTTGTACTATATTAACTTTCTTAAATTTCTCAGCAGCAAGATTTAATGCTTTAGTAAAGTTTCCCTGACTTGATAGCTTTACATATTTACCTGGTTCACCAGATAATTCTAGTATTCTTGAATACTGAATACCAAATTTTTTCTTTAAATTATCTTCGGCTGCTTTAACTGTTGCGTCATTTATATTGTTCTTTCTACCACCAACTATAGTAGCATAATCTATCTGATCTTGTACACTTATATTATAAGTTTGACTACCTTCTCTAACTACATCTGGTTTTAAAGATTTTGAAAAAGTTCTAGGATCAACACCTGTTTCTTTTTCTACTTGTCTATATATCTCAGCAGTAGTTGCTGTAATATTTCCCAGAGAGTTGTTAAGTTTTTTATAATCAGCTACAACAGCAGCATCTTGGGCATTTAATGGTACATTAGAGTTTTCACTGTTTTGATCCATGCCTCCCATATAAGCAGCTATATACTCTTCCCTAGATTGTCCTCTAGCTTTGGCATATTGTCCTATTAATTCCAAAGCCCTATTTTCATCTAATGGAACTTTTTTACCCTTTAAATCTGTAATAGTTTCACCATTAAGTTTTCTTAAATTCTGATAAAACAAACCGAAGCCCATTTTAAAAGCTTCTGTTTTAATATTTTCAGTGGTTGCCATTACTTGTGATACAGCATCTATGGGTGTACCTGGAGCAGGTGCTGAAACCTCAGTTGGAGTTGTTGTAGTTACAGACCCTTTTTTCTTAGACCCAGTAGCTTTGGGACTCCATTCTCCAGTAACAGGGTCTTGCTCATGGTCTGCTTTAAAAGTAAGTTCAAACTGAGAAACCTGGTTCCTCATTTTCTGAGCCTCTAAATTTCTATTCCAGTTTTCATTCTCCCTTTTAAAATTCATCTCCTCAAACCAGTTATACTGTTTTCTAAGAGGGTTTTCTTTATTCTCCTGTTTTTCTTTAACTGTGGAAAAACCCATTAACAAATTATTAACATAATTATCTTGATAATAATTCTGTTTAAATTTATCAGGATCTACAAGAGCTAGCTCTTTTAACTGCTTTAATTTTGTAGAGTTACTATTTTGATAAGTTTGTAATTCTAATTTTTGTTTTTCTAATTCTGCTCTTTTCTCTGTAGATAATTCCGGACTACCAAGAGATGATTGTATTTTTAATAATGCTTCCTGAGCATCCACATCTCTGGCTGCAAAATCCATTAAAAAAGATTCATAGATAGCACTTGGTTGAATATTCCTTGTATTTGCCCAACCATCAACCTGAATTTGCTGTTGGATATTACCTTCCTTTAAAACATTAGCTACAATGGATTGTACTTGTTTGGCATTAGAATCTGTGGTTAAAGCACTCATAGTAAGTGCAGGTATTAAATGGTTATTTTTATCCAGTAATAACTTACCATTACCATCTGTTTCATACATTTGTTCTACATACCTACTATCTATACCAGCAGCAGATACATTTTCCCTAATTCTTTTCATTATATCTGTATACTCAATAAAAGAACCAGAGAACTTTGTGCCAGGAGTCTTATCTGTTAACCATTTATTAGCCTCATTATAGTAGTAATCCTCATTGTTTTTATCTGATTTACCAGCTTTTTGTGCAGCTTCTATATCTGCTATTCCTTTTCTATAATTAGCAGTAGATACTGTAGCATTTTGTACTACAGGATCTTTATAAATATGCACAGCAGCTCCACCAATTTGGTTAGTTATTCTACTATCAGAGAAATCTCCAGATAAATTCTTAGCAATACCCTCTTTAACCTCATTGAGTTTAGTAGATACATATTGCTTATCCTCTTCTTTAGCTATATCTAATCCAGCTATGGTATCCACATAGGATTGTACCTTAGCAATTCCTTGCTTAAAGTCTTGTTCCTTCTGCATACCTACAGCTACCATTGCCTGAACAGGGGTAGTTTCCACGTAGGGGTTGAACTGAATTGGTTGATCTGTAAAACTTGCCATTAGTAATAATTAACAAAGATAGAAAGGAAATATGACATTTCCAAATTTTTCTACCTAATTAGTGAAAAAAGTGTAACTTTTATAGTTTAATTTGAGCCTCTATATTTTTTAACAATACTACCATTAAATTTCAAATCATTAAGTTGTTTCTGCAATTCTAGGTATTTTTTATCCCTTACATAAGAAGGTTCAGTAGTTACTTTTTTTGATTTTTCAACGCCATTTTCATAAGTGGTTTGAACTTTATTATCAGTAGTTGCAAAAGGATTAGTTCCCACTTGTCCAGGAAAATTAACATATTCTTCTCCTCCTGGACCTTGTTTAACTACTTGATAATTACCATCAAAGTCATAGTGAGGGAACATATTTTTATATGTATTCAACAGATTATTAGAAGCTTTCTTCTGTAATATTTTTGAAGATATGGAGTTAAGAGCATTTGTCCTATTCTGCTTAGTTATACTCTTAGCTTGGTTTTGTCTAACATACTGTTGATCAATCAGAGATATATTTTTTAGTTTTGCATCATTTAATAAAGCTACATTCTTATTAGTTATATCATTAGATATAGCTTGGTTAGTCCTGAATTCTTCAGCTAATACAGCATCATTAGCAGAGTACTGTTGTCCAGCCATAGTAGCTAAAGCTTCTGGATTACCAGCCATAGTACTTTGTAAAGCATTGAATGTCTTTGAGTTCTGGTTAATCCTATCCTGGAAAGACACCTGATAAGGTGTGTATAAGTCTGGATTATATCTTTGCCCTTGTACAAAATCTGGTCTATCAAACAATGCAGCAGTTTCTCCCATTATCTGAGATAACTGAAGTTTATCATTAGTAGGTTTTATACCAAAAGGTTCTACTTTTTTCCATTCAAAAGGAGCTGAACCTGTAGCTGGTTGGTTAGGTACATTTGGTTTCTTACCATCCATAGTAGCTATCTCTTCAGGAGTTAAACCCTGTAGTTGTGGAGTGGGTAAACTAAAATCAGGAGTAGGTTGCTGATAGAAATTTTTATTAAAATTAGCAGCTTTTTGTGGGAAAGCAGCTTCATCTGCATCCATTATATTATTAACATAGTCTACACTCTGTACTTCCCACAAATCAGGGTTTGTAGAACCTCTTTTTTTCCTTTTATTGGATAAAGCAGTGACACCTATATCTCCTGTAAACTCACTATCTGTTTTTATCAGACCTTGTTTTTTAGCATTTCTTCTTGCAGAAGCTACAGCTCCTTCTCCTCCATTATAATCAAGAAGACCAAGTTTAGTGTCTCCATTATATTTATCTATTCTTTTTTTCAACTCTGTGGCTCCTGCAAATAGATTCTTAGAATATCCTTCAAAACTATCATCTACTAAATCCTTTTTTGATAATCCATATTCTTTTGCTACTTTAGGAGTTAACATAGCCAACCCCAAGGCATTTTCACCAGTTCTCCTATTTGGTCTAGACTCTGCTTTTGGGTTGTACTGACTTTCTTGTGTGACCACTTTATGAAATAGATTAGGGTCTAAACCAACTTCATCTGCCACCTTTCTGGCTAATCCCTCTAGAGCATTTGGGTATAGCGAATATTTTGAACCTTCGATAGTAGGTCTAACAGGGGCTGTAACACCTGATTGGGCTTTGATTATCTTACCATGTTTAGCAAAAGCTTCTTCCCCTTCTATTTCAAGTTGTGCTTCCTGTAATTCAGCAAGATGGGCTTTTGAATCTGCTATTTGTTTTAACTTAGTTGCTGCCCCTTCTATCATAACTCTACCAGAGTTAAAAGCTAATCTTTCAAACTTATCTGTAGGATCTTTTTCATTAACCAATTCAGTACCTTTATCCAGGTATTTACTAATCTTTAATTCTTTTTTCATTATTTCTTTGGCGTCTTTTTTGTAGGTTCTTCCAGTTACTGGATTTACTAAATCTCCAAAAACAACACCTTTTCCCTCTATTTTAGCAAAAGGTTCTCCACCTTCAGCTTCAAATGGTGTACCATTAAAAGAGGATATTATACCTCCATCTTTATGGGAATCTCCAGTGAATAAGTGTGTGCCACCATCAAATATATTTTCAGACACTTTAGGGGCATTACCTCCTTCATAGGTCATAAGTCCTTGTCCTTGATGAGAAGGTTTAACAGATTTACCTTTCTTTGCAAGAGCTTGAGAGCCAGTTCCATAAGCATATGGATTGTAAGCTAAAGTATTATCTATTCTCCTTCTTTCTCCCTCTGGACCAAGTAACATTTGTGCCATTCCAATACCAGCAGTTAAAGCTTCGCCAACGCCAAAGGAAGGATGATCATTTTTCTTATCAGTTTTACCAACTGTCTTAGGTTTATTATTATTGGTTTGAAAAGTAGTTTTTACACTTGAAGTAGAAATAGGCTCTGCTATACCCTTATCAATGAACTGTGTCTGCTGATTAGGATTATAGTCAGGGTTTGCTTGAAGTGGTTGTGCATCAGGGTTAGTTACAACTTGCTGATTTTGTTCACCCCATAATCTTCTGTCTTTCTCCTCTTGAGTGATTAAACCTTGTTGTGCCTTTTTCATCTTTCCCTTTACAGACTTACCACATTTAGCTATAGGAGTTCCTTTAGAATCTATAGAGGATACAGAATTCATTAAGTTTGTTATTTGGTCATCAGAATATTTTTTCTTTAAATTTCTGATACCGTTGTTTTTGTCTTTCAAGTATTCTGATTTAAAAGGTTGTGTAAAAGGGTCATAAGTACCATTATTCTGATACTCATATCTTGCTTGATTCAGTAAAGCCCTTCCTTCTGAGTCTGTCATGTTTAAATCTTCTTTAGACATAAGTTTTCCACCTTTGTCAGCAGCATGACTTTTCTCATGTGTTTCGACTACATTAAATAAGGAAGGGTCTTTTATTTTACTATTTATATTTACAGTATGTTTATTACTATCATAAACTCCCAGATGTTTTGACTTATTACCAGTCATAGCTTCTAGTTGTTTTTGTGGCATTATATTTGTAGGAGATAAATCTTTAAGAGACTGCAATCTCTCAGTAGTGAAATCCTGCTCCCCCTGATTCATCTTCTGAGCCATAGGAGATTTAAGCCAATCACTATTCCAATCTACTGAAGCACCTTGCTGTGCTTTAATTCTTTTTTCTTTAACAGTTCCCTTCATCATGGCAGTATCTTGTGGGCCAGTAAGTATTTTCTGCTTGCCAGTAGTATCTTGCAGCATAACAGGTTGACCATTATCCAGACCTCTGAATATATTCTTTCCAGTCATAGGAAAAATCATCTGGTCTTTTGTTGAATTATTTAGGCCCTGATATTGCTCCAACGGAGTAATAGCTATACTACCACCATCTTCATGTTTCCATTTCTTTGCATTCTGTGCAAAAATAGCTCTTTTTCTGGTAAGAGGGTTTTTACTATGGGTAAGTTCTTCAGTGGATTTACCAGTCCTTTTTTTAGTGGCTGTAAATTTCCCTTTGTTCTCAGGTTTTATGTGTATACCAGAATCTGCTATAGGTAGAATAGTTCCACCATCTTCCATAGAACACATATCTGTGAAAAACTTGCGTTGTTTTTCAGTAACCTTTTTACCATTCACCAGTGTACCTTTCTTGGGTATAAGTTTTTTCTTTACCATATTAAGAGCCTAATTCATTATCAAGTAATCTAAGTGCAATTTTGTCTTCTCCAAAAGCTTCTAGTTTATCAAGTAAAGTTTGTAATTTACCTAGTTCTTCCTGTTGTTCTTGTAGGAATTTATTAGCCAACTGATACAGAAGATTATCACCTGTCTTCAAAGCATTGTTAGCTAAATCATTACATTGTTTCGTAACCACTATTTCATGTTCAAAAGACATTCTTATTATATCACATAATCCAGTAAAATCATGTGGTGGTTTTTGAAGAGCTGGTAGTGTAGGTTTAACACCCATATCTAGAAGATATTCTTTAGCCCAGTTAGCGTGTTCCATTTCCCCATCAGCATCCTTTTGCCAAGCTTTAGCTGCCCCCATAAACCCATTATCATTTAACCATAGGGACATTGAGTGATATAATCTAGAAGATTGTTCTTCTTGTTCTATTCTATAATTAAGTATTTTAATTACAGATTCTGTTGCAAAAGGGTTTTTACTTTGTGTAATTTTAAACAGTTCCATAGTATTTTATTTGAAAGATTTTTGTGTTTCTGTTAATAAATATTCTAGCTTAAATCTTTTTCTATATAGATTTTTATTTATAAAATACTTCATTTTTATCTAAACGGATATGTATATAAAGATAATATTTAAAATAATCACCCATATTATTTATATGACTTCTGTGTTTGGGTGATAAAAAATGAACTTACAAATTTAAGATTATCATACTTATCATTAATAAGTCTTATTTTTAAGTCTTTAGACCTAATAGGGGCTTTATTAAAAGACCTTTTGTTATAAGACATGTTCTCTTGATTAAGTTCTTTGAAAATAGAAACTGATTCACAAGAAGGCAACCACATAGGTTGTTTATTATTCTTAATCAAGTCCCAGAATGTATTAAATTGATAAAAACTACCTGACTTTGTGTATAAAATAGTTTTTGATTCAGTGTTATACTTTGGATATTCTTTCTGTGTGAATAAATTATTCTTTGGTTTTTTATCCAGTTCTAATACTCCAGAACATTGTTGGTTTGAATATACTATACATTTGTTAAAATAGTAATCATCTGTCTCAACGAAGGACTGCCAATTATCGTACTGTAATATTTTTGAATAGTCCTGTACATTTTGTAATATTTCATCTAAGTATTTATATGAATAAGGATACTCTATAATATATGGAGCAATCTCTCCATAGAAGTTATTATAAAGAGTAAATGCTGTATCATGTTTCCATATACCATTTTGTTTACCAGAATAGAAGAAATTGTTATTTCCTATATAATAATTTGGTAAATAAGAATGATAAGAAGTCCATGAATTAGTTGAAAAAGAATAAGATATGGTAAAAGAAGTATTACAGAAATATTTAGTATCTGTTAGTTCTACTATTTTATCACCAATTTTAAATACTTTTCCATCATAAACTATAGTATCCAGTAATGGTTTATAATCTAACTTAGTTATTATAAATCTGTCATATTTAGGGTCATAAACCCCATGTAAACCAGCTCCATTAAAATGATTATCAATAGGATAATCTGGGAAGGCTTTCTTTATTGTAAATGGAAGATACTCTGTAAAGAATTTACTAGCACCTTCAGCACTTAATTCTTTACTTTGCTGCCCTTTAATTAAGAATATCTGACCTCTTAAAGCATCTATAGTAATATCTCCATGCTCTGTTTTTAATAAGAATTTATTCTGTGTACCTATATAACCTAAATCTGTATCTGCATAATCCCAAGGTGGTACAGTAGTTGTGAATAAACTCTTACCAAGATATACATCTGCCACACTTGTAGGAGCAGTTAATAAAGTGTTATATAACTGTGTTTTATTCTCAAATCTTACCAGTACTTGAGTATTTTCAATACCATCTACAGAAACAAGTAATCCGTAATTCTTTGGAAAATCTATTCTACTAATAGGTTTATAAACTAACCAGTTATTTTTTGTTTCTTCCAGATTAGATTTCTCAGACCAAATAGCTCTATTTTGAAACTCAGAGTTACATAATTTATTTGGATCATAGTCCTCCCTCAAATGTGCAAAATAATTTTCTTTATTTTGCTTTGAGTAGGTCTTATTGTATACATATTTATTATCTTCAATAATTGGTACAGACACTTCTTGTAACCAATCATCTGGTATATCGCCCCCAACATTTGGATAGAAATTACCTTCTCTTGTATTAGTAGCTTGTCTAAAGTCTACATTCACTTCTGATTCACAAAAGAAGTATGGTATACCATATGCAAATAAATAGAATAATCCTTGTTCAAACAGTTTTGAAGTATCTGCCCTGTCTAGATTTAAATTCTTGATACCTATTTTAGTGCTAATCTCTTCAAACAATTTAGCTACTAGTGCCATAGCCTTTTGAGAACCTCTTGCCCCACCTCCTACCAGATTGGCTATAATATCAAAAAATGAAGGTGCTAAGAATTCACCCCTAACATCTTCTATTTCTTCATCCAGTTGTACATCATATCTTTCTGCTTTTGTAGACATCCAGAACATCGGAAAATTAATATTTCCTATTTCATCATATGCTATATCAGTAGAATTAGGATTTCCAACTGTATTATCCCTGAAGAAAGGTAGCTTAGACTTATAACCAAATCTATTAATAAATATATCTCCTCCAAATATTGTAGGGTATTCATATAGGAAGTTACCTTGTAAATCTCTTAAGCTTTGATAATAACCTGTATCAATAGTTTCATAGGAATACATATATCCCCATTGATTAGTTAAATCTCTTTTAATAGAGCCATAGTAAGAACTAATATTAGAAGTCCTTATAGTTTCTGGTGTTAAAAAATCATCCCCAAGAGATGCCATATTATATCGTGAGTCATCTATAGGAATTGTTACAGAATATTCAGTAGGGAATTGTAATTCCCCACTTGTAGCAATATAAACAGAACTCTCTCTTCTAAAATTATTTATGACTTTACCATTCTCAACAGCATTTAAACCATCTATAATGTATTTATTATAGTTAATACCTCGTTGTTTAAAACCTTCATTAGGAATACCAAATGATTTATTATAGTTACCAACTGAGTTAAAGTTATAAGCAAAGTTAGTAAATGGAGCCAATCTTTCAAATAAATCTACAGCAGCTACATATGTTGGAACTACATTAGCCATTGTATATTCCGGCCAACCCATCATACCTGCTCCTATAACTACACCACCAGATATACCCAGTCCAGCAGCAGCTTGTATAGCCCTGGTTGTAAGGAATTTATATTCAGCATTATCTGTTACTTTAACAAAGTGTCCTTTAGCCTGACCATATTCTATAGTTTCCATTTTTAAGAACTGTCCTGTATTACCCAAAGAAGGTTGATAAAAATGAGTATCTGGTGAATGAAATGTAAAATGACTCTTGGCATCACTATTATCAAAACCTTTTAAAGACTCTAAATTAGAAAAACCAGCATGGCTCTCTAATTTTGTAGTAACATAATAAGGGTCTTCTCTTAAATCATTAAATGGATAATTTGGATAAAAGTAACTTTTATCTTCATAAAGAGTTGTTCCAACATTGTGTATAAGTCCTTTAGCAATAATACTTTTATTATTAACTCTATTACCTCTTGTTATTTTAAAACCAGCTATTTGTGAAATCTCTTCAGGAGTAAGTGTCTCCTTTAAAGCCTGAAGAAAGGATATAGGATTAATTTTTACTCCCAGTGGAAATATAGAATGCTCAAAAGAAGGGTCATTTAAATCATTATTATCATGAATGGGACTAACCAGTACATCAGGCATTTTATGATGCCTTATTCTTTTATTGGCTAAAGTTCCCCATATTTCAGTATTATTAGGATATCTCTCTTCACTTTCCCAGAAAGCCATTTCTCCATATTGATATGGTCCTATATAACAATCTCCAGGAGTAGTGGTGTACGGTGTAGCTATTACACTAGCAGTGTTATATACTTGCCAGTAGAATTTAGGCTCAGGAGGGTTACAAGGATCTATTGTAGAAAAACTATTATCCGGATTATCAGGTTGTACTATTTGAACATCCTGCATATTAGATTGTCTAGCAGGAATATGATAAGATCTTGATTGTTTACCATTAGTAAAAAGGAAACAACCTTCAAATGGATATACCTCATCTCTCATATATCCTTTGAATTTTTCCCCATTTACACCATTATTATAACCCTGAAATTGATTATATGGTATTTTATATGACTCCCATAAAAGAGATACTTTACTCCAGAAAGGTTGATAATTTTTCTCTTCTGTTTCTTTTAATTGGTCCCAGCCCAGCACATTATCCACTACAAAAATATCCTCTGCAACATCATAATAAGGATATTTCTGAAAAACATCTTCTATATTAAGAGCTTTATCTGTCTTATTTGTTCCAGTATATGTATATGTATATGTAGTATTTGCTATAGGAAAAGTCCCTACCTGCTCAACTGATACAATATTATTAATTGTTTTAATGATAACCAGATTAAAATATTCATATAACCCACTCTGGTCTAAATTAGTTATCTCAAAAGTAATAGCTTTAGAAGTAGGAAGATTAAAATCCGGAGATTCTTTTTGTTCAAAAATACCTATAGGATTAGTAGCATTGTACATACCAGTAAGTCCTTCCCCTAAAGAGTTTGCATACTGTATAACTCCCTGATATACACCAGTTATTAAACTTCCACCAATAGTTACTTCTGTTCCTTTAATTTCTGGTATACTAAAATCAGGTTGTACTCTTAATTTATTACAATCCAGTTGTCCTACTTTTTTAATTCTTTTGAACGAATTATTAGGATCAATTTCTTCCACCCAAGGTAAATCATCCAAGTCAATATACATCCTGTGACCTGGTTGACCATCTGTAAAATAGACTTGTGTTGAACAGTTAGTGGTTTTAACAACCATTTTATGAATGGGAAAATGTACACTAAATCCGAATTTACAACCATTTCCAACATCGGTTATCAAAGTTTTATATTCACAAGTATCATTTGTACCTAGTCCTACTTCACTATCTCCAGTTTCTGGATTAGTAAGTATAAAGAATATCTTTCCTAATTGTGGTATATTCTTACCACCTATTACTTTATAACCAGCAGGGAAATCAAAACAAAATACATTACCCTGCTCATTCTGAATAGTCAGTATATTACCATCCCAACCTTCTACAACTGCGTTTAAAGCATAAGGATATTGTCCAGGCTTTAACTGTGAAGTTATTGAGTCAGGATTTAAACCGTAATAAAGTTGTTTAGGATTTAGTGAAATTTCTTCAGCCATATTATCTTATCTCATATTTTTGAAAACGATTCAAATCCCTTATAATTTTTCTGTTTATATCATAAACAGTCTCTTTCTTCTTTTCTATATCTGCTATAATGTAAGCCTCATCAGCCATTCTTGTATACCTATCTAATTGATTCAGGTAGTACTTAGTTAAGCCTTCGTCTGTATTGTTGTTAACAACCTGTTCCCACACTTTCATTTTAAGAAAAGCTTCAATAAATTCCTTTAATCTATAATTATCTGGTATCATTTCATACCCATTACAATCATATGATTTTGAGTAATAGACAAGATATACTTTACCCTCTCTAAAAGTTACTGTGAATTTATTGTCATGTATATCAAATGATTCTGGACCATGTGAATGGAAATTTGCACAATCCTCTGAGCATTCTCCTTTACTCCATATAGTGCCTGGTTTTAAAAGATATTGTTTTTTATAGTGTGCAAAAGCCGTGTGAGTAGTTTTATATACAGCTTTGATAATATCTGGTAAAGCACATTCACTACATTTATCACAATATACATCTGGTGTATCTAACCTAGTAGATACAGATTCCACTTGTTGGTAATCTGCTCCAGGGAGTCTATAGGCAGAAGTTACATCAGTACATAACCAAGCTTCTCTCACAGCATAAAAATCATCTGGTAATCTTGCTTGAAAATCATCCATTGTAAGAATAGCAGAATTTATTCTATAGGAACCTCTTCCAAGTCTATCTAAACATTTAGAAAGGTATATTGGAAACATGGTATCGTCAATAGCCCCTGTATCAAAGAAAGATTTAAACTCTTCTTTGACAATAGCTATTAGTTTTTCTGGGCTTTCAAAAGTATATTTATAGTAATGCATATTAACTCCACTCTTGGTATTTATATTGTTGTTCTGGTTCTAATAAATAATGACTTAATAATCTAGAAGTAATTCTGGAAGGTTTAAAACACCATAAAGAAGAGTATAGGAACCTAGCATTCTTCTTATCCCATTGCCACTTAAACTTAAAACCTTCTGTATTGTAATTCATGTGATACACAAACTTACCTAGTTCTTTTGTTTTTTTCCAGTTTATAGGCAGTCCTATAATTTCTCTACCATCTGGAAGTGTTTTATTTTTTCTTGGTTTAAACTTAGTTATAGCAAAGTCTCCAAAACCATATGGAAACTTAATCTTTTTACCAGTTTCCAAGACAGAATCTCGAAAAGCATAATTAAAACTATATATTATATTACACCAAGTAGTGTAATCTATCTTGATATCAGGATGCTTTTCTTTAAATCTTTTAAAGACATCTTTTTCGGTAGTTCGGTAGGCGACCTTGACTCTCGGCATAGTTTAAATATGTTTATATAATGGTACTATTAGTAACTATTTATATTTCCAAATAAACCCACAAGAACTTTTAGATTTATTTATTAAATTATTATTAATCCTATCTCTATCTACATTTAATGAGTGAGTAATAGCGTATAAGTCTTCCCACTCTTTAATAAAGTTACCTTTTAGATCATACTGACACACTTTTTTTGTATTTTTTCTTCTACAAGGTATAGAAATAATATCCATTTTATTATAACTCCAGTAATAACCTCCACATATTTTTGATTTATTAGTTGTGGCTTTATAAATAGACTCTTTAGATATATGTGTAAAAATACTTGCTGCCACTACACTAGGAAATTCATCTATAAATTTACCATCTAGATTATATCTAAAAACAATTTTACTAAAAGATGCTTTAGACCTGGTTCCATTTTTAAATTCATTTTTTCTATTTTCAGAAAGGAGTTTTCTTTTGTCATTAGGCAATTTATACCCTTTATTCCCTCCTCCACCATTATTTAAATTTACTAATACGCCTAATCCCAAATCTTTTCTACCATACAGTTTTATAAACTCTTTTTCTTTTTCTAATATAAAATCATAATTATTAGACTCCAATACTATTTCTACTTCATAATCTGTCTGATTAATTATGTTTTTCCAATAATTAGTTCTATTGGTATTCTTTTCAAAAGCTCTTCTATATTCTTTCTTATATGAAGTATAATGTTTAGTCTTTTGACCTACACCTACATAAAAGACTTCATTTTTGTCTAATCTAATATGACGATATAAATAGTATTTATTTTCTTGTAGATTCATCTAAATTATTTGAAGTTTCATCCGATTTTATACCAAAATATGTCTTCATTAAAGAGGCATAAACTATGTTTTTAATATCAGTCATACGGTCTGATGGGGCATAAAAGGGTTGGTCTAGAGGGTTAGCACATAAATCACTAATATGTGGTTTAACCATGCAATCACAATCTTCACCAGGGAAAAGTAAATCATTACTTACAATTTCTGCCGGATATAAAAACATATTGGCAGCTTTTGTATCTGGATTAGATATATAAAGATGATCATTTAAGACCCAGTAATATACATCATTGACATTTAGTTTAAGTTTTAGAATATTAGCATACCTATTTGGATTAACTTCTTTAAGTTTCTTTGTCATATCCAGACCATATACTCCCTGTATTGCCAGCCCCCAAGTTCCTTCACCAATCTTAGGAAGTTTCTTCTTAGACTTAGCAACCATAGTTTCAGATATGTATTCGCAACATTCAGAGATAGGAACTTTCTCCATTTCCAGACATGGAAAAAAGGCAAACACATTTGGTGATTGCCATAATTTCCTTTTATCCATTGACTGCTTAATCAGTAAATTAGCAACGTCTTTTCCCTCTCTTAGAATAGCTCTATCAGTAATCATCTGGTCAGAGCTTAATAACTTAGACATTGACCTTACCTGGCTGACAAAATCTCTATTGGTGTAACTCATGGTTTATAGTATTCTAAATATGATATTGGTAATGTATCTTTATAAGATTTTTCATATATCTCTTTTGCTATATTGTACATATTATCTTTACTAAAATCTGTTGCATACAATATACTGTATTCAAAGTTTTTATCGACTATGTCTTTAATAAAATTTAAAGCTGTTTGCATTTCTAAAGACATCCAAATTACTTTAGATTCTTGCTTCAAATTCTCCAATTTTACCTGTTAATGGGTGATATAAGAGTATTAATCCTGCTCTTATATTATTGACAAAATTATGGTCATTATGCCAATTATCTTTACCAGATAAAGAGGGCATTTGTTGAATTCTTACTCCTTTTATTTCTTTAGCCATATAATGGTGCTTATCTCCTGTGTGAACCTCTCTATACTTAGCATTTCCAAATTGAGAGGAGTCTTTACCAGTTGCAAATAGTAACGGTAAATCATCTATTTTACAATTACCATGATGAAAACCTATGAATGTATTTCCTAGAGTTACACATTTAGTAATAGAGTGTTCTCTCTGAAAAGTTATTCTGGATTCATTTTTAAAGAATATCTCAAGTGCATGAGCAAAATAAAATGATTTAGTTCTATCATGATTACCTTGAACTAATACTACTTCTATTTCTTTGAAATGTTGTTTTAAAAATACAAGAGTACTTGTTATAAGTTCAAAACCCTCTTCATACTCATTGTGATATTCTACTAGTGTTTCCTGTGGAGTGCCATTTGTAGTTTGGTTATGGATATTATCTGTGTGGAAAAAGTCATTTGATAAAACAAATACTAGTTTTCTAAGATTAAGATAAGGAGAAGAGGCTTTTCTAACCAAATCGGTTACAACAGATATATAATGATTTTTTTTATCTTGTATTGATTCTCCTTCAAGGGTTTTCTTTGCAAGATGAAAATCAGCTATTGAAAGAACAGCATCTACTTCTTCTCTATTAAACCCGTCAATTACAGAAACTGTTGAAATTAATACTTTTGGAGGCTCATAAGTTTCTAAAAACTTAGCAAAGTCTTTAGCTGAGTAATCTTCTGGTTTTTTCAAGGAAGCTAATACAGAGGAAGTAAAGTGTCCATTAGGTTTTAACTTGGACCAGTAAGTAGAAATCTTGTATTTATTTAAATCTATCTTATGTAATTCAGCTAGTTCAATATCATCTTTTGGTTCAAAGGTTGTTTCAACAGAAGATTCTAAAGTACCTTTCTCAACATTTACTTTTCTTACAAAATCTTCTATAAGAGCTTGTTTACCAACTACTTTGGAAATTTGCTTTTTAAGCTTCTTTACCTCTTCCACACTTATTCCTAATTTTTCTGCATAATAAGAATTAGACTTTTTATGCTTTAATAACCCTTTTAATTCCTCTAACATAATAATGTTTTAGTTAAAAATTGAAACAAAGTTACAAAACCTTTTTTACATAACCAAATAAAAGTATAACTTTTTTTGTTCATTAACAAAATAATGTAACTATTATAGTTTATAAACAAAAAAACCTCCAATCCAATGGAGAGGAGGTTTGTATATTGATTATTATATTAAGGGCTTAATGTTGTTGTAGTTGTGGTACTAGTTGTTGTGGTAGGTACTTCACTTATACTACAAGCATCTCCCAGAGTAACTACAACCCCAACTGGGGCAGTCACACTATCCTGAACAGCACATACTTGAATAGTGTCGCCATTTGGTAAGTTAATCTCGATTGGGGTAGCATTACCACATTGTAACCAAGTTATACCTTGATCAGAACCTGAGTCATTAAATATAGTGTATACAAATGTAGCACAAGTTGCTCCACAAGAGCTTACTAAAGCACAGAATTGAGCAAGTAAAGCAGGACTACTAGCTATGAAAGTCATAGCGGTAGATAGAAAAGATTGAAGGTCTATCGTTAAATCTAAATCAACTTGTTCAGTAAAAGCATTATAAGTAGGTGTAATTGCTATACCTGACTCTGTATCTCCATTTAATTTCTCTATTAAGGTATTAGGGTTTGCATCCCCTGGACCAGCAATTAATAAATGGTCATTATCTGCATTTATAATAACTTGTCCTGGAGTTGTGGTATCATCCAGAGTAATATTAGTACCTGCTGTAAGCTTATCTATAAGAGTACCAGGACTTAAATCAGATACATTACTAGCTACCAACCTATCACTGTTTACTAGTGGTGTAGCAAGTTCTATGGTTAATCCTGCACATGCATCCATTGGATCTGTTTGTGATAGAACAAAATCCGCAGATACTGCTGTAATCAGACCTTTTTTAATTACATTTACCTCATCTACAATCACTTCTACAGCCTCTTGTAAATCAGTTGCTGTATCATCCAGACAGTCCCATGTAATAAGAGAGGGATCAAAAGGGAATGGTTCACAAACTTTATCAGTTAATAGTCCTATAGTTTCAACCAGGGTATCAGCAGTTGTTCCAGCTAAACAGTTTAGACTGTTATTAAAAGTAGGTAAAACAGCAGCAGAACTTGCTAATGTTTTAACAGCACATATTTGCGTAATAAGTTCATTAAAACCCCCAGCAATTGTAGTTGGGGGACTTACTACTGTAAAACAACTATTCCATGTTACAGAAGATATATCAAGAGCTGTGTCTATACTTCCGAATTTAGTACAATATTTAGTTAAAACAGTGTATAGACTATCAACACTGGTAACTCCTGCCGAAGTACATGTTAAAGATGGTCCAGTTATATCATCTAGTTGGGCTTCAACTTCAGATTGATATGCTGGAAAAGTTACACCTGTGAATGTCTGAAGATTATCAGTTATTTCACAAGCATATAAAGTAATAGCATCAACAAATTCAGCTTCACTTGTTATAGCTTCTCCCCACCAAGTTGGTAAGCAATTAAACTGATAAGCAGAGTAATCTCCTGTTGCTGAACAGATTTGTTCATCAATTTTTTGAAGAGCAACTTCTAATGTATCACCAGTAACTATTCCAGAACAAGGTAATGCAGGACCTGTATAACATAAATATTTTACAGGTAAACAGTTTTGTTGCTGACATTCTGAGCAACTGTTGTTCACAAATGCTTGAATATCAAATGTTAAAGGAAGTGTTGATGAACAATCTGGACAAGACATATTTAAATTATTTTATGGAATGTATACAATATAGTAACAAGCTGCTGATGGCTGCAAGTTAGTGTGGGCTAAACCAGAACCTGAATATCCTATAGTTATACCTGTATTAGATACATTTGTATTTTTAGTTGTATTTACAGGATTGTTAGCACCACTACCATTAATAGAACTCGTTCCTCCAGTATAGCTATTACCATTAACTTGGGTATAGCCATGTTTATGACCTGGATCTGAAATAGCATGGGTATGTGAAGGCATCTGGCTTATTACAAGAGCAACAGAAGACACACCTACCTTTTGATTTAAAACATAATTAGTACCTACATTTTGTGGGAGAGATGGGTCAACAGAAGCATCTAATACTCCACCAGGAACATTTTGAATAGCTCCTATAGGACTTCTACCTCTCCAATCCTGAGTCCCATTTAAACCATTCATCAAATATACTTTTTCAAAACCAGCAGATGATAATCCTTTTCCTGTATTATCAAAATTTGACAAAGAACCTATATATGGTATAGGGGCATATGGAACCATCCTAGTGTTAAATTGGGTATCAGTAGAGCCACCACCGCCTCCACCAGGATTTATACAATCATTTACTAAATCACATAAATCTGATGCTTTTACATAATCATTCTCAATTGCTGTTATTCTTGAAGCATTATCACAAGCCTTATTTATTACAGCTTGGGTTATTTGGTCTCTACTTGAATTAGGAGTAATCCCAGATAAACAGCTTACATTAAAAGAATATCCTGCTGTAACAATAGCTGATAAATTTGTAATTTGATTCTGCAAACTACAAGAAGCAGTTATAAGAGTTTGAAATAAATTCGGAACAGTTGTAGGAAGAGTACTTTGAATATTAGCTATTAGGGAACAAGTAGTATTTAAGCCTTCTATCGTAATAGAAGTTCCATCCATCAAAGTTAATAACTTATCTAGGATAATTCCCTCTATTTCAAACAAAGATTCATCTCCACAAATACCTAACAGAGGATAAACACCATTTGTATATGATATACATTTATCTGGAGTGATAATTCCATTACAACTTTTTAAACAATCTACACAAACCATATTTTAATATTTTAAGGGATACAAATTTCGTTAAGTAAAATAACACTAAATAAACTATCTACTGATATACTATCTGGTACACAACACAAATCTATAACTTCTTTAGTGTTTATAGTTATAGTTACAGGAGTTGGTCTATCTATTCCACAAGGAGAATAAGTCAGATTAAATGTAGCAGAAAAAGGAATCTCAGGAAAAACACCTACTCTATATCTTGAACAATTTGATGGATAAGAAGTAGTTGTAGTACTGGTTGTTGTAGTAGTTGTGCTGGTTGTAGTACTTGTAGTGGTAGTGCTTTCCAACACTTCTATATCACATTCTTTACAACGTGAGCAATCTTCTTCCCTTACAATAAAAGAAGCTTGATTGATGATTTTATTAACAGGTATAGAAGAACAAGGATACGTAGCATCATATAATCTATTATTCAATATTCTTTTATACCTTAATAGATCCCTTAGCAACCTACTATTTAAACATATACCTAAATTATAAGCTATTGAGTTATATTTTTTTGAGGCATTGTATATAATAGTACAATCAATGTCTGATAGTAATTCTTCTAGTGAGCCACAAGTAGTACAGTTTGTTAATTTCATTTCTTTTTCTTTGCATTACATGAAGGGCATAAACCATCTATTAATTTACAAGCTTTCATCTTTACAGGACATTCTTTACATTTAGCAACTTGGCATCCCATTTTTATTAAATTTATTCAGCATGTCATTAGCTGTGTTATACAAATCCATTGCTTTACCAGGCATACACTTATCAGCAGCCGCAATTGCTCCCTCTATAAAGAACTCTATTGTGTCTAGTACCTTTTTTTGAGACTCCTTTAAGGCTTGGTCACATTGCATAAAATCTAGTTTTAAGAAGTAACTGTCTAATTTTGAATAGATCATATTAGTTCTCATAAAACTTCTTTCTACATAATATTGGTATGCAGGAGTAAGTGTATATTTAACTGTGTATATTCCATCTGGTAGATTACTTAGTTCACAGTCATCACAGGTAATTCCTAAAGTATTACTATTATATACCTGTATAGAGGATGGTGTAAAAGTAATACTTTTAGGGGAAAACCCTGGAACTGTTACTTCTAATGTAGGGTTTACCTTTATAAAACCAGTTGGATATACAGAAGTATCAGCAATAGCAAAGCTATCAGCCCTATGCGTATCCATATACACTAAATCTAATTTTAATATTGGCATATTTTAAAAACTAAAAAAGGGGAGCAAGAGAGCTTTTGGACTGCTCTTTTGCTCCCCTTGTGGTTTATAATTTATTTCTATCTATTCCTTAAGGGATTAGAGTAGTTGTAGTTGTAGTAGAAGTACTGGTTGTACTAGTTGTAGTAGTTGTAGTCGGTCCAGTTGAAGAAGAATCTTCTATAGCTCCAAGATAAGTTACTAACATAGTTTCTATGGTAGAAGTCTCTCCTTGAGGAATATACAAAATTACTTTTTCGTCTTCTTTCAAATTAGCTACAAAAGAATCATTTTGATTATACTCATCAAACTGAATAACGTATTGGTCATAAATCTCACCATCAGTTACATAGCTCTGGAAGTATGGGTTATAACCACTCATTCTATACAGATGCTTATATGGAGACTGATAAGAATAATAATCAAGTTCCATTTGAGCAACTTCTTTGGAAGTTAACTGAGGGAATGAGCTACGCTGAAGCAAGGTAGTTGTAGCAGTGATATCACAACCATCATACACTTCAAAATCAACAGTTGTTGCTGGGCCATTACTTACCCAAACCCTGAACCAAACACGGTCAAAAAGGTATGGATTAATAGCTAAATCACATGGTTGACCATATACTGTAAGAGGTTTGGACTCTACCAGTAATACTGCGTCTGCTCCTGTTCCTGATTTAGAGAAATTAAAGAAAGAACTTAATGTAAGAGAAGCAGTTCCATTTTGTACAGCAGCAGTTGTTGAGATTTTTGCTATGATTAAATCAATCAAAGCTTCATTATCTACATCTGTACAAGGATCTTCTCCACATTCACAACATGGTGCTTTTACAGTTACTGACCTTGTTAAACCGTTATATGAAATAGTATCCATATAAGCTGAGTGTCCACGAAGAGTAAAAGTTACATCTTCACCACACTTTGCTCTAAAATCAGAAACTTGCCAAATTTCATTTACAGCCGTAGCTGATCCTGTTACTTTATACCAGCGTTTTACCTTAGAGGCTTTAATCCTGTCTGATGGTTTAGAACCTAAGTTTAAACTGGAGTCCCTACCCTGAAAGAATTGTATAAATTTGGCTGTAGCAATATTACCATTATTTGCAATAGTCCTGGCTTCATCTTTTCTGATGCTAAAAACACCATCAGCTAATGATTCTGTACCACCAGAGGCAGGTAAAGTATTTCCTACTGGAACTACAAATACGGTTGTTAAAGAAAATTCACTCATTTTTATTTATTTTTTTATTTATTCTGTTGTTTGAATTCTGTTCTGTGCAGACTGTGCTGCGGAAATATTTTCTGTATACATTGCTAGTTTCTCAACTGTTATGTCTAAAAGCTCATCTTTTAAATAATCTTCCAACTCACAATCTTGATCTATACTAGGTGAACCATCAAATTTAATATACCCTGCTTTATCAATTTCTTTTGGATATCTTATATATGATAAGTATAATTTCTTAGGAGTAAAAGTTCCATCTGTATAAACATGTAATTCATCAGAGGCTATATCTACTACTGTTTCTTGAAACTCAAAAGAGGGTTTAAAATTATTGTTTTTTAAAAGAAGTTGAATATCAGAGTGTTTTATCAAATCTGGATTACAACTTATAACCCTATCTAAGCATTTTCCTTTATCAGCAAGTAAGTAACTGTCTAGATAAAACATAAAATGAGGTTTTAAACTTTGTTCATCAACCTTCACTATGTATTTATGCATGTATTTATCTCCAAGTATTAAGTCCAAAGGATGGTCTTCAAAATTCTCTACAAGGAACTGTAGATCTTGATACCGTTTCTTAAATGCATCTAAACCTAGTTTGTATACATTGTTAGGACTTACCTTTATTTTTATCAGTTTTATCTGCCCCTCATTTAAAGCCAACAGTTTATCTTCTACTGGAATTTCCTGGTGAGCATTTGTAGATAGCTTATTAAGCCTTTGGTCTATTCCATAAAGTAAACTATCTACACTTATCACTGTTTCTCTAGTTTTTTACTTGTTAATTTTTTCTCAAGGGCAATTAAATCAAGCTGGTTTTTCTCATCCAGCAGCTCTTCTACCAGCTCTTCTCTTGAAGTAGCTATAGTTACACCGCCTTCCAATACTTTACCACCTTGTCCAGGTCTATAAATAGAATGAGTAAAGGCTTGTTCAACTAAATCCTTAACCTTAATCCTTTCATCAGTTGTGTTTATTAACTCATTAAAAAGTTTAACAGGTGCTAGACCTTTATTTTTACCTTCACGGAATTCTGTTTCTTTAAGTTGGGTATCAATTAGATTGTATACCATTTCTTCTTTAGTACTTTCAGTAACAGGTAATCCCATTAACCGAGCAATTTGTTTCTTCTTAGTTGGTGAGAGATTTTCAAAAGCTACAATAGCTTTATTAATTTCTTTCTTCCTACTATAAGTATCTCTTTGTTCAGCCTCATCGTCTACTATATAATATTTAACCTCGGCAGGTACTTCTCCTCTTTTCCAAGCATCTAAAGAGGGTGCAATTCTTGGATGAACTTTAATCCAGTTCCAAGCAATTTCTTTCATTGGATCTGAAGTATCAAAATACTCCTCATCGTTTCCTATTTTTATAGGTGAAACCCTTAGTTCAGCACCAAACTTAGCTATAAGTTGTTCTTTTGCAGATGAAAAATTCCAAAATAGAGATGTTGGCTCCAGTATACCAGGGACTCCAAGATTTTTTTCTAACCTCTTTTTATCTTCTGTGATTCTTTTTACTTCAGCTTCTTTATCTTCTAAAGACATTCTATCTAAATACGGAGCATAAGGATCTAATCCTGTTCTATATTTACCTGATATTTCTTTATAAGGTAAAAACATTTCACTTGTTCCTGGAAACCTTGTAAACCCATGTTTATCAAGTTGTTGATCTATTGTATTAAGTGTGCTACTATAAGATTTCTTAATAGGTGCTATTTTACCTGCCTTGCCCATGATGTAGTTATTTTTTTATCCTTCCTTTAAAGAATTTGAAGAGGGTTTGCAAAGGAAGGATATAAAGCAAACCCTCTTCGGAAATTAAAACTGAGGTAGTTCCTCTATAAGAACACAACGACTAAGATCTTCGATGAATACATCTGAACGGTCTTCCATCCAGATTTCGTATCCAGGAAATTTATTAGCTGCATTAAAACCTTGAGATTTAAAAGCTCCTAAGTGACTCCTACGACCATCAATATAACCCCACTGCATGTTAGGAGTACCAGACCTACGAACTTCTCTGATATTGTTTACCAGTGAACCATCTGAAGTTGGAGAAACATCAAACACCATAAATATAGGGGTTGATTTTTTATTCTGTCCAAATTCCAAATTTGTTTGAGGTAAATCCAATTCTTTCAGGTGAACAAGTTCCACTTTACCAGTTTCCCTTGTTACAAAAGAATCAAATGCGAAGTTAAGCTGAAGGTGTTGGCCATTACCATTAACAAATTTATCATTATCACCAACATTAAATGTTAATCCACTATTGAAAGCGTCTTCTTTAATTGCTTGTTGGAATGCGTCAAAACCTGCTTCATTGGTGTACATCTTAACCCTACGGTCTTTTACATCAACCCTACGATAAAACAAATCACCAAATACGTTACGAATTAAATTCGCAGAGAGTTCTCCCCTATTATAAGGTACATAGTTACCAGAATTACGCATTCTGTAATACACACCTGCGGATACTTTTTTAAGTTCTTGCTTTGCACCATGAGTCCTAACTATACCTGGTTTAGACCAGATCATACGCTTAACTTTGGTTTCCAGCATTTGCTTCCTCATCATAAACTCAATAAATGGTTCCCATTTAATGTCATTACGAGTAGTAGCTGTTTCACCCCTTCTATTCTGCATGTAAACCATAATATCTTTTGGTTTACCATTCTCGTCTTTTAACATTTTATCATCTGCCCAAGCAGTGATTTTATGCTCAAAACCATAACCTGCACCCAATGTTTCAAACATGGTGATTTTATCAGCCAATTTTTGAAGACCACCCAAATCCTGGTCAAATTCTCCAATAGAAACGTCAATTGGATCTACATCAATACCAGGTTGTAAAAGAGTACGATTAACATAATCCACTTGTGGATTAGCAGATACTAAAGTACACTGGTGTAACCATCCCCTACCATATTGTGTAGGGTCAGAAGCGATGTAAAAGTTTTGACCATACATCTTATGACCAACTGATATAATCATATTCTTAGATACAATAGTATCAAGAACTATTTCAAATGTTTTACCATCAATACCAATAGTTGACTGATTTAGAGTACTATCTGGTACATCAATGATTTTAGGAAATCTGAAAGGCATTTCTACCTGCCATTTCCAAGTATCACTTAAACCATCAAGGTAGTAAGGAGTACTTTTATTAATCATATCAAGAAAATCATTACTATACAAAGTACTCTGAGTATAGATAGATATAATTTTCTTGTCATAATCTGAAGGAGCCAGATCATGGAAAGACTCTAAGTGGTTTGAATCAGTTAATTTACCAATAGCTCTACCATCCATAGATGATACTCTTCCATAGGTTAATCCGGTAAGTCCAGGTATTGTTTGTAATCCCATTTTATTTTCGTTTTTTTATTTTATATTAGCCCAAGTAGAATTATCTACTTGTTTTTTAGTATTGGATTGTTTAGCATCTTTTACAACTAGTTTAGAAAATAACTCAGAGGACTTTCCTGATATGGCTGTTTTCTTTATATTTGTAAAATCAAAATCATTTATTGCTAAAAGAGCCATTTTAACTCTTTTGGATATATTTTCTGGATTTTTAGTTTCCAAAACAAATTTATCCCAATCTGTTAAAAGTTCTCCCGAAGGTAATTTCCATTTCTTAGTATATAAAAAATCAAAGGCTTTCTCTGCTTTTTTAATATCTAATGGAATACCATCAAAATCTTTAGTTTTTAACTTTTCTTGTAGTAATGCAGATACGTGTTGTTTATACTCTTGATCTGCTTGAGCTGCTGCAAGTTGCTTATTTTTAGCATCTTCATTTAATTGCTCAAGCTTTTTCTTTTCTTGTAAAACTAATTTAGGATGTACTCTTTTAGCTTCATCTTCTAAATCAGCGTATTGTTTTAGTTTTTCTACTTTTAAATCTACTTCTTCTTTATCCCATCCCATTTTTGTATAATAGGACCTAATGACTGACTCTTGATTATCCTCTGTATCTAAATCCAGATTTTCAAAATTCTCAACTTCGTTATATACAGGTAAATACTCATTTGGATTTGCACCATTTATGAAAATAGCATCAAACAATTCTCTCCTGTCATCACCATGTTTAGATAGAAAATTGTCTAACCATTCTGTAGCACCTTTTTGTTTTTGTGCATTAAACAGTTCAAGAAATTCTTCGGGGGTTTTAGCTATAATAGGTTCTTCTCCTTCGTCAACAGTAAAAGAACCGAGTTTATAAAGCTCTTCAGAGAAGACTTCAAAATGATTAAGTTCTCCTTTTTCGGAGTCCTTTTCACTAACCTCTTCTTCTTCCTTGTTCTCCTCGTCTTTTTCTTCAGAAGATAGTAAAGAATTAATAAGTTCTTCCTTATTAACTTCATCCTCTTCTTTTTTAACCTCTTTCTTGGGAAGCTCTTTCTTTGCTTCTTTTTTAGGAATGACCTCTTCCTCTTCCTCAATCTTTTCAATTTCCTTTGGGTCAGCCCCTGATAGAAATGCTTCAGCAGCATCTAAATTACCATAAGAGCCAGAAGATTCCACTCCTAAATCAAAGGATGGAACTGGTATAGTTTCGTCAGCCATATGTAGTTTTTTTATTAAATCTGGTGTAAAAGTAAAACCTATATTTGGAAAAACCAAGACACTTTTATATATTTAAAAAGTTTTTCCACTTATATAGCATTAAATTATTTTTTCTTTGTCAGTGAACAATTTATAAGGTCTAACCTCAACTTTATCTTTAAATTTGAGGTCTAAAATTCTAACACCCATAGCGTCAAAGTAAGGTGCAATTTTCCTTTGTACAGCATTTTTAGTCGTCTTCTTTTTTATATCTATCCAGGGAATATCTTCTAAATGATCTGACAATTCTGCTGAGCCAAGTTGCAACATATTGGACCGACTATCATTATTTTCTATAAGAAACTTTTCTACATTAGTAATATCATAATGTATAATCATACCTATAGATACAGGTTTCCCGTCTGCTGTGGTTATTGTTATTGGTGGTATTTCCATTGTATCTGGTTTGACATGCTCTGTCAAGGCATAATCTGCTATAGGGAATTTGGGATAAGTACCAGGTTTTAGAGTTCTATGGTACTTCCCCCATCTCAAAATAACTGCCTCTTCATAACCATTAACTACAACCCAAGGTTTTATATAATCTGCAAACCTATCTATTGTACTGGCAAGCCATTGTCCAAATTCAGAAATTCCCATAAATTATTTCTTTTTAGCAACAGGTTTCTTTGATTTGGCAGCCTTTAATTGATTGTTTGAGATAGCTAAGTCATTTTTCATATTCTCTCTTTCTACCTTCCTATCTTCTGCTTTTTGTTTATTCTCATTCAACATTTTCTGCATTTCAAGAGAAACCTTCTTATTTTCTATATCCCTCTTTGTTAATATTTCCTGATTCTTTGTAGCTAGATTAGCTATTTCCATAATATCTGGAGTACCATCTGCATCAGTATCAGTTGTAGGAGCTTGGAAATAGGTCTTTATCTGCGCTTCTGTAATAGAGGTGTTAGCTTTTAAATCTGCTTCATATTTCCTCATTTCCATATCCTGCTGGAAGTGTGCTTCTTCCTGTTCCAAAGTAGCAGCAACTCTTTGATTCTCAAACTGAATTTTAGACTGTTCAATCTGCATCTCCTGTTTCTTCATCTCTTCCTGCTTGTCACGCAAATCTTTAAATATTTTCTGCATTTGTCTAAGTGAGTTAGTACTGTATAATACACTAACATCATATATAGAAGCACCATTCTGCATCATAGCTTGAGATAACTGCCTGAATTCATTCAATAATTGTTGGTCTTCAGACCTAGAAGTTGCGAATATCTTTAAATCTTTGAGCTTTAAGTCTTTACCAAGAACCTTAATAAAAGCCTGTTCTCCAAGATTAGTTATATAAGATATTGTACTTTCTTCTTTATTACTTTCTATGTATTGGGCAGCATCCAGTAAAGCCTGGTAAAATTGGTCCATTACATAATTATGTGCTGCAAAATATGGCTCAGTTTGTGCAAAGGATTGTACAAGAGCATTCTGGTTAGCAGTAGCAGTTTCAGTTGCTAAAGCTCCACCAAGCCTTTGCCTGTTCATACCTATTAATTCCCAACATTCACTCTTTAGTTGTGCAGCCAATCTATATCTGGATTCTATCTCACCAGTTCTGGTTAAATCCAATCTTCCATATTGACTTCCAAAAGCAGTACCTCCTTTAGTATTTTCGGGAGAATCATCCACAAATATAACACCTCTTTTCTTTGCTGCCTCTTCCCATATCTCTAAAGCATCCTGCCCATCCCCATCTTTAGGTGTAGGTATATGCCTGATAGACATAGCTTGTACAACACCTTTTTCTTTCTCCAGCAGTTCATACAACTGGTTCATACAGATATTATACAATACCTGGAAAGGTTTCATAAGGTCAACCAGTGATTTAGCGGTTGTATTTTTTAACTCATGTGTTACCCCTATAATGGGAGAATAATCTAAAAGTTTAAATGGCTCCATGAAGAAAATGTCTGGGCCAATCTTTGTTCCTTTATACCATTGGTTTATCCATCCCCATTGAATGTCTATTTCATTTGGACTTCCTTCTTTATAATTCTCATCCACTAATATCTGTTGAGGAATTCCTTCTTCATCCAGATAAGTTAGTAACCCTGTTTTCTTCTTTGACAAATGGTAAGACTGAACAACTGTGTATTTATAACCAAAAGAAGCAGTTGTATTTGTTAAACCCAGCCAATCCCTTAGTTCATCATTATTTTCCTTCATCTCAGACTCAATCATCATCCTTTCCTGAAGAACAAGTCTATTATAAGTATCATATATAATACTATCTGTGCCTACTTTACCAGAGTAAAGATTGGATTCTCTTACATTTATAAGACCATAATCCTGATGGGCTTTTCTTAGATGCTCTATTTCTTCGAGAGAAAGTTTTGGAAATTTCTCAATTATCTCTGAGATTTCCATTACATTTACTAATCCATTAGCATAAGGGACATTTTGCTCACCAGATATACCTGAAGTATACTTAGCATCAGGTGTACCTAATTGCCAATAGTTTTTAGGATTAACTACTTCAACATTAAACCCAGTTTTCGAGTTGTCTTCAAATATATGTAGATATTCCCTGGAGGATATTAGCAAATCTCTAAAGGCATCTTCCCCTTTTTCTTTACAGTTAAATTGTACTTTCAAAGCAGTTAGTACATGATTACCCCACTTTTCTCCCTCGGTAGTAAAGGTATTCATATACTCCTGAACTTTCTCTATTGATAATTGTTCAAATTGTTCCTGGGGAATATTACTAACATCCTCCCCTTTCATAGCTAATTCATTGATTAATAACTTCTTACCCTCTTGGATAATAAGTTGTTGCATAATCCCTGTTTTGAATTGTAACTCTTCATCCTTGGAATCATCATCAAAAGCTCTGACTTTGTGTAAATCAGGTCTTTTAGATAGTTCCCCTATCATTGTATTAACAGGTGGATTGAGTATTGGATAATGCTTTACATATTTAGGAAGTTCTGTATTAGCCATTAGAACCTCTGTAAAAGACTGAACTTCTGGTTGTTCCTGATAAAAATCAGTATAATCAATTATTCCCTTCATCAGGTCATAATTTTTTACAAATGTTCTCCTATGTTTTTTATATTGGGCATAAGCAACATTAGCAAAATAATCCATAGTGTTTTTTATCCAGGATGGATCTTCTTTCTCCTTATCAGTTTTGAATTGATCAGGAAATATATTTAAATAGGCGAACCTAACATTTTCTTCTTTTGATACTCTTGTAATAATCATCCGAATATTTTTGATTGTTTTTTTCCAGCAAAATTTGTTCTACCAGTAAAGATCTTTGAGTTTCCTTTAATTGGATTTTTTGAATAATAAGATTTCATCCTTGGATCAGTAGTATCATTTCCTACTGCTCCTATAATAGGGTCTAGTTTATAAGCCAAAGCAACTGCTAGTTCAGCAGCAATTACCCTATCTGTATTTACTTTATGTTTAGGGTCTTTGGAAAATTTGGTAATCTCTTCCAAAAGCATTGGGTCAGGTACTCTGGAAACACCTGTTGTTTCCTTTATAATACTACCATTCTCATCTTTCTCTATATCAATAACCTCATCAAGATAAGATTTAAATGTGCCATCCAGGAAATTCCTGATTGCTGTAGCAGACCTATGTATTCCTTTCTTTCTTTTTACAGTTGTATTAGGAACATACTCTTTAAGCCATTCTGGTTGGTCCTCTAAATAATGCCCGTCATTCTTAGCAAGCATGAAATCTATAAAGGACATTTCATCATTCTCACATAAGGTTCTTGCATTGTAATATTTAATAAGGTTTCTGGCATTTTCATTCCATTTTTCCTTACTTTGTGGTCTTGCAGCATAGCAAGCTACAAACATATTCTGATATTTCTCAGAGGATATACCATGCATTCTTTTGTAAATATAAACCACTCCGAGTGAATCTGAGTACTCTGCTTCCCCTTGTCTGTATGGGTCTACCCCAGCTACATACAATCCAAATGGTGGATGTTCCACGGGGAACTCCCATATCTGTATTGGAGCATCTGTATCCTGAGTCTTTACTGGGAACTCTGTAATAAATGGTTTATCGGAAAATTCATGAACTAATTTTTCACCATCATGAAAGATTTTCACTGGAGTTCCTGTTACTCCCAAATCCCTTAACCTGGTCTGTTGAGCTTTAGCAGCCTCAACATTAAAATCATTATGTGTTAAAACTAGAAAACTATCTGAAGGCTTAAGAGGCCAATAGGCTTTAAATTTCAGTATTGTCTTTGAGTTACCAGACTTAACAGCTTTATCATACTCTGGTTCCCACCACTCTCTTAAAGCCCTTTCTTCATTTGAAACAAGTATGGTTATAGCCTTTAAATCAGGATGGTCTATACCAAGATATTCTGCCAATGTCTTTGGTTCTTTATAAGCCATCTTGGCCCTAGTAGCAGCTATGAATCTTCCTATCTTTCCACCACCTTCCCATTCATTTTCAAACTCTAGCATGTTATAAGAGTATGGATGGTAGAAAACTTCTGCTGCTTCAGCACCAACTTCCATATCACCACCTGTTCCACATAACATTACCAGACAAGATGGTTTATTACCTCCTCCGGACCACCAGCAACCATCACTATCTTTTATACAACCAATAAGATTAGGTAAAGTACCAATCTCATCAATAAGGTGAAAAGAAGGTCTAGTACCATTAGCAGCCATAGTATCAGTGCCAGCCTGATAATTCCTAACAAGTATTTTTGAATTAGAGGATTTTGGATTAGGAAGGTTAGAAGATTTATCTTTCCACCCAGCCTTAATCTCCTTCTTCCAATCTGATACAAGTCTTTGCTTTTTAAAAATTGAATGTATATTAAGTAACCCATCCTCTATCTTGTCAGTGGCTAGTTTTATATAGTTAGCTGCTCCACCAGATATTACACACTCACTATTACTGTAGAATGTGTATTGATGTCCAGCACAAGATCCAGCAATAACTGATTTACCAAAGTCCCTACTACCAACTAATGGATAGAATTTACCTTCCTCATTACACCTTTCCAAGTCATTAAATATGTCCCAGTCTATATCCCTTAATAAAGGAGTTTCTATTTTCCTTACTTTCTTCTTATTAGGAAGTTCTACATACATTGCAATTTTCCAATAGACCGTATGAAAATACAGTCTACCAGGAACATGTACAGCTCCGTCAGCTAGATAAAACCCATTCATACATCTATCCTTCTCTCTCCTCCAATAATCAATGTAAAGTTGTTTATCTTCTGGGTCTTCAGTTAAAATAGGTTCTACCTGATCTTTAAACCAGATATTTGTAGTTGTTTGCATTTATATAAGTCCCTCTTCAAAAGGAGTAACATCTTTATCGCCTCTTGATGCAATTTTTTTAGCCTCTTCTTTTTCTCTCATTATCTCTACTTCTTTTAATAGAGCAAGGTAATTCTTCATAGTTTCCTGAATAAATTTTCCCTGGGATTCTATAGAAGCTATTACCATTGGTAATAAACCACCTTTAGCAGTTGGTTTCCACTCTATTCTATCCTTTAACTCATGGAGAGGATTATTATCTACATAAGCTTTCCAGCTAAGTAATTGAGTTTCAGCCCATTCCAACTCTGCCTCAGTAAATACACTCTTTTTAGCTGCCATTAATCTTCCTCCTCTTCATTTAGATAATCATCCTCAAATACATGTTTACCATCTTCTTCTATCTCATTAACAAATTTGTCAAAAGCTTCTTTAGGCTCTGGTGGAAGTATAGACTTATAAGATTTTAACAAAATAACAAGTTCTTTATCTGTTAAAGTCCATATATCTCCATAATCTATGGTAGCCGTTGAAATATGTTTAGCTATAGAATAGCCAGGATATTCTTTATGTAGTTGTTCTAAAAGAGTTAGAACTTTTTTGAAATCTGTTCTCATACTATAATACCACTTGTTATTTGTGTGACTTTGGGCTGTACTACTTTTAGTAAAGCTTCAATATTATCATTACAGGTTTTCTTCACTTTATCAGAAACCCCTTCTGTTCCTACTATACTTCCATAAAACCGTATCATTTCAGCTACCTCAAAATCTACAATTGCATCTATTTTTCCCATTATACTACTATTTCGTTTATATTAAATTCATTATCAAAATCAACTATTTCTTCTTCTTTTATAGGTAAGAACTTTATCTTATTATTCTTCTCATCAATCTCAACATTCACAAATTCTGTTTTTATTGTGTCAAGAGATTTCTTTAGTTCAAGTAGGCTTACTTTCTTTATCATAGCTTATCCATTTAACTTCTTGTTTATTATCAGGGTGAGATCTGTTATATATATCTGCTCCGCAGGAGCTAGATAGAGATGCTGTTTTTGTTTTTATAGGGCATGAACATAATGTACAAAAATCTTCTATTCTTGAATATTTATGTCCAGATATAGCTTCGGCATTCTTTGACATAAATGGACAGGCAGCACAAATTACTCTTCTTTGTAGAATAACTTCTTTAACATCTTCTGCTAAATTCTCATGGTTTAACTCATTCATTATTCCTTCCAGAACAGCAGAAGGGTTTTTTAACCCTTGCTTAGCCATTTCAAAGTATTCTGTAAATAAACTCATCTTACCTTTTTATTTAAATTCTCTAATAATGTATCCAGTTGATTAACCTTTTCCTCTTTATCAGGTTGGTTTCTTAGTTTTTCTACACCTTTAGAAATACCTGTTATATAGTTTTTTAACTTTCTTTGAGATAAGTAAAACTTTCCAAAACCAGAAAACTCTATCTCATTATGAATTTTAACAGCTTTCAAAGCATCTTCTCCTTGGAAAGCTACCACTTTAAAAATAATATCTTCACTAATTCCAAGGTTTTCAGATACTTGTTTTATAAGTGTGTCCTTATCCATGTCCCATATTTAGTTGTAACAATACATCATCTTTAATTCCAAATAGTAGTTGTGGTGTAACTACTATTTTCCTATTATCCTTTTTTAGATAACCTTGTTTAACTAACTTAGTTACAGTTTTCCTCACTGATTTATAGGTACTTTTATATACTTCTATAAAATCATTTCTTTGGTCCCCTCTAGCTATATTTCCTTTTATAGCTGTAAAGGCTATTAACCTTATTTCCAATGGACTTAACTTAAAGTCGTTTAGTACATCCAATATACTATAGAACTTTACAGCTAGTTCAAACTCATCTTTAAACTTTTTCTTTATCTTTATAGCTACAAAATTAGTCATATTTAATTAATAACAAAGTGGTTTTTTAAAATTAATCTTTTTTAATGCTATTTAAGCTAGAATTTTTTACAAACTCTGCCAATTTAGCTTCAAAGGCATCTAATCTCTCTTCAAATTTCTTAACATTCCATGAACATAAGATATCACCATGCTTTTTGGTAAATACTAAAGTACACTGAAATCCTTTAGCAAACACATCTTCAAAAGCAGTTTCTGGAGGGTACATTTCTTGCCACCCTTCAATTTCACTATATGGTAGTTTTATCCAACTGTCTATAGTTGGAATATCTAAACTCCTGCTATCTGATAATTCTGCTTCTTTTTCTTTTAGGTCAGCAAGGTAGGCATCTGTAACTCTTACTGGAAATTTAAAAAATCTTTCTGAATATTTCATATTATTGTTTTATACCATAGAAATACAAATCTTTTGTATTTTGGTTTGTTGAAAATTTAAATTCTGTAAATGAATTGTCAAAACCTGATATCTGCCTTATATCATACTCAGTCAGGTTCATATAGTAATCATTGAACTGGGTATGCGTAAAAGGAGAATCTTGTGGTGTGGTTCTAGTTGTACCATGTTCCTGTCTACCAGTTGTAGCACAGGTAAACATAAATAATCCTCCCGACTTGGTTAAATCTATACAATTTTGTATAGTCTCTTTCCAATACATATCATGTTCAAAGCACTCTGTTGAGATTACAATATCATATTGCTTACCAGGTTTGAATTCATGGCCTTTAGATACCACATCCACATTTCTTCCTGCTCCAATATCTACTCCTGTATAGGTACAATTAGAAAACAAGTATCTATTGTTACCATTAATATCAAGGGAACCAATATCCAATATATCAGCATTAATGAATTTCTGTGGAAATTTATGCTTAACTGAATTACAGAAAACTACTTGTTCTGGATGTGCCATTATATAATCTCTTTTAAATGTGAAAGAATATCTGATAAAGCTTTATTATTTTTATAAAGCCTGTTAAATTGTGAATTAAACTCATCCATAGCACAATTAACTATAACTTCAGGTATTTTATCTCCTGTAGGATCTACTTTTTTTCCCTGTGGTATATAGATAGTATCTAATCTATTCTTTATTGAAGATATGATATCTTCTGCATAGTTATTTTGTTCTTTAAATTTCTCTAATGCAAATATCAACTTTGCTTCGGACCCCTTTATTAATTCAGACTCATTATAAGTCTTTGACTCACAACCAATTTTAACTTCATCAGTATACATATATTTTGTTTTTTATTTTAATAATAATATTGTTGCAGCCACTGCTCCAGCAGCTATAGCTATTCTTTCCAACCATCTAGGTTTAGGTGGTGGTTGATAAAAGCTTGATGATAATCCAGTTGTCTTTATATAATTATTAGTATGGGTTATAATAACCTCAAGCTTTGGTTTCTTATATATTTTTAGTTTACCATTTATATCTTTCTTGAACCATCCCCCTGTCTCAGCAAACACTATATTCTGTGTATCAGGAAAACTAAGTGAGTCAATCCTGAACTTTTCTTTTGTTATTGTTCCTTTGAAGTAAAGATCTGTTGTATCAAGCACAGCTACTTTAGGAATCTTAATTACATTTGTATCACAACTATCATATTGTATAGGTGGTATATAGTAATCAGGTTCTTCCTCTTCATACGGAACATCTATATTAACCACACTGGTATTTGTTTTTACTTTAGCATAAGCTTTTACTTTCCTTACACTAGCTGCTAAACCTTTCTTTAAGTTCATATTATCCAGTGCCAATTGTTTTATATCCCCTTGCTTATCAGTGATAATCACATTCTGCCTTACAACTTCGTCTCCTAATTTATTCTTCTCAATAACCATAGTCTGTAGAAGCAGAGTAGTAGAATCTAGCTTACTTTGTTGTGATCTATATTGTCCTTTTCTACACTGGTCCAGTGTAACCAATCCAATTATCAACCCTACTATAATAGTATATGTAATAATCCTTTCTTTTGTAAACCAAGTTTTTTTCATATTTTTCTTTTCTAAATCTGTATATACTTCACTCATATACCTAATAGTTTTGTTATATATCTAAATGTGTTTATGTCTTTACATTCACCCGAAAATAAATTAGTTAGTTGATTAGTGTTAGTTACTCTATATATATTTATAAAGAATTTCTTATTAGCACTTCTTATAATAGGACTTATATATAACTTAGTATTAATAGCACTTTCATTTTTAAAATAATGAATACCATCACTTTTCCATCCTTCAGCTTCTATTTGTTCTTTAGTAAGATATGGAACTCTTAAATTTTGGGCAGTTAACCAATAACTACCATTATCAGTACCTATTGAATTTTCCTCAGAATCTATTGCAGTTACTGTAATATGCCTCCATTTTGAATTTGATTCCACTTCACATTCATATCCAACTCTTATATCTGAAATTTCAGGCTGAAAATATTTTAAATTGTCTTCCATAATCTTTTTGTTTTAATTCCATAAATAGTATTGTAATTCATATTTGGATAAAAGTTTTTATGAACTTCAGAAATTTTCATAGTTTTACACTTTTCTCTTATATCTAAAACTTGTTCTTTTGTTAATTTAGAGTTTATATTTTTCTCCCCATCCTGCCAAGTTTTGTCTTTTAATCCCAAATTCAATGCATGATTTATATTCTCAGAAGGTGTTACCCATTCTAAATTTGAAACCATAGCATTTGCTTTTATTCCATCTTTATGATTTACCTGTGCTTTATTCTCAGGATTCTTTAAAAATACTTCTGCAACTATTCTATGTATAGTCTTAGATAATTGCTTTCCTCCTCCACATAAAGTAATTGCTGGATAACCATCATTAGTTAATCTACATTTCATTATGTAAGCTTTTCTTCTTATAAGTCCAGTATTAGATACTTCATAATATTCTTCATAACCAGGAATATCTTTCCATATTTCATCTTCTATAGAAGGGGTAAAGTATTTATTTTCCATCATATAAGTTTCCAGTTTAAATTATACACAAAGTTAGGGTTTTTTCTCTGTATCATTTGTTAATGAATTGTTAAATAGTAAAGGCTCTTTTATAAACCGTTGATTATTAAGAATATATACTTTAGTGTATCCATTATGGACTTCTACATCACACATGGATTCCATAAAATCAGAAATTTCTTCAGAAATTAGAAGTGTATAACACTTAGGGTTATTTATGTATAACTCTTCTCCTACAGGAGTGTGTTGATAAGGATTACCATCCTTGTCTGCATTTATTAATTTATATTTCATTTTATATATCCTCCTTTTTTTAATTCAGCTTTAATAGCTACCCATTGTACAATATTTATCTTCTAAGGTTTTCAATACATTAAGAACTTCTATAATATCATCTATTTCTGGATAATAGAAGTATCCAAGATTATCAGAAGTTTCATCTCCAAAGTGTAAGTGCCTTATACCATCAAAATAAGCTGTTCCATGTAGAAGTATCTCATACTCTGTATTCTCATCAAGGAAATCTGAATCCATCGGGTGAGATACCCTATTAACCTGTACAAAAGAGAAACCACATTTATCTCCTAACAGACCATCCCCTTCTTCTTTCCAGTATAATCTAGAACCATCAGATAACTGTTCCCAGTTAGATTTCGTTTTAACCCTATTAAGAATATTCTCTAAAGTCGCATGTTTAATTTCCATATTATAAATTATTTAAATTCGTGCCAAAACACATAACCCACATTCAGGTTAGCAGATACCATTCCTTTTGTGAATTGTCCTAAATGAGACATTCTACCATCTATATATCCAAACATATATTCAGTAGGTTTATAATCCTTTATAACCCTTAGTCTAGCTAATCTCTCAATATTTGGTTCCCAGAAGAACTTATTATCTACCTTATAAACAACTATATCAACTTCCTTTCCAGGATCACTCCAGGATGTTATAGTTATATCCTCCCCATTATGGGGTCCTTTAAAACTCTCTACTATAGCCAACTCATATATGGTTTTAAACTCTTCCTTAGAAGCAAGGGATATATGATTATCCTGATTAAGCCCTAAAGACTTTGCTTCTTCTAATGTAACTTTTTTCATAATACAAAGATACAACTTTAAAATGTTTTTCCAAAATTTTTTTTAAATTTATTTTTTGAAAAATATCTATGGGAAAGAGGGTGAATCCTCCCTCACCACCCCCTCTATAATTTGTGGATGGGTGTTATCCCCGTCATTAACTTATTAATTGATATTTAAATTTAAAAACAATGTTTAACACTAAAGAGTTTTTAAGCGGTGTACGGGCTACTAACATCGTGAATTTTACAAAAGAAGACATCATAAATGATGTAAAGCCCAATGGTGTACAACTGTATTTCCTGTATGATGCGTGGAGAATGGCTTTGGTAAATGGCACTACCAACGAAAGGTTTGCAATGAAGTTGTTGCCAACTACTGCTACTAAAGCAGGTATTGATGTTCCGAAGGCTGTTCAAGATGCTGCTGAGGCACTGAATAATGCAGCCAAAGTATTAGCTGTCACTCCGGATAATAAGCAAGCCAAAGCTGCTATTACCAAGAACAGTCCTGTTGTACAGGCTTGGGTTACTGAAACCTTTGACTCTGAAGACACTTACGTTTATGCAGGTAAAACTGAAGAAGGTAAAAAGTTTGTGGTTTTAAGCCCCAATGCTCCAGGAGAGGCAACTGGTATTCAAACCATTGCTTTTACCAGTGAACTGGTTGCAGCATAATTAATTGAAAGAGAGTAACTTCGGTTACTCTCTTTCTTTTATATATCTGGGTGGGTTGTAAATAACAACTTAGGGTGGGCTATATACTTTTGTTGAGAGCTTGAAAGGGACTAATAAGTTCCATATAGTTCAAATAATCTATATCTCACCCTATTTTTCTTTGTATCCTACGGCTTTGAAACCATACTAAGGATTTTGTAATGTATTATAAATCAATTAATTATAACATATTATAATTTTTAGCTATGGGACAGATACTTATTATATTATTATTCATTGAAGCAGCTATATTACTTCCAATAATGTGGAAAGATATTGATAATGGACATACATTAGATTAATTATCAATAAATATTTATTGAATAACGATAAAAGAGGTGGAGTAAACACATCTATGGTTTAATAACAATTTAATCAAACAATGTAAATCAATCAACTTTAGTACTTAAATAGCATTAAGAGATAGGTTGTATCCGTATTACTTAGTCATGAATAAGTAGTATAAGCTCTAATAAATAAGCTCTGATAATCTGTCGTGGGTTATTAACTTATCATTGTAAAGAGTATATTATAGCATATAGTTCTAATTAGTATGTTATAGCAGTCAAGGATATATTACAGGAAATACTCCTGCAAATATTCATTCTGTCCTGAGATACTAAGGATATAAGTTATGATGACAAAATTTAGTGGAATAACTAGGTCATGACTTTCCTGAAGCAGATAATGCTTAACAAATTAAGATTATCCTAAGGTTCTAACATATAGACTGGTGTTACCTGGAATATGTTAATAATATAGCTAGGTTTATTGTAGATGTGTACCTAGCTATATTATTTATAATTAATTGATAATCAATAGATTATCTATTCCTTTGCCATATGTTGACTACTAATAAATATTTATCGAATATCAATAAATTAACCCTTAAATAGCATTACAATGTATTTAATTATTAATAAAACACAGAATAAAACTGTGAAATACTTAGGTAACTTTCCTGATATGTATGAAGAATTAGAGAGGGGTGATAAGATTATCATTATAAGTCTTTATAGTAATACTATTAAAGTTCCATTTATAGAGGATGTGGAATATGGAGAGAATATTTGGAGTTGGGAAGATTACCCCTTACCTTTAAAATCTTGAAAATAAGGTGCTACAAGTGCTATATTATAAGATGAACATTAATTAGTTGGCCTCTTAAATTGTTGAGGTATTCAATAGAAGTCTTTTGACAACTATACTAACTTAATATGTCGGGCTTATGATGGATTAGCAGCCTTATTTTATTATCAATCTACAAAACCAATTAAATTATTATATCATGAATACCGGTACAATATATCATAGCAAATGCCCTAACTGTGGCAACAATACAGTTGATGAATCAGGTGAGTGTCATTATGCTTATTGTGATGAATATGCTTATTGTGATGAAGATGATATGATTGAATTTATGAGTCACCAGGATAGTCTCACCGAATTTATAATATAACTGGCTTGCAACAGTGGATGAAATATGTGTTAAGTGCAAGGCGTTAATAATTAATTAGTTATAGAGAGTGGAAACATAATAGAGTCTGACTATTCCATTCGCTGGACATATAACTAATTGATTATTGGGTCACAATTAAAATTATTTGTTATGAATGCAAAAACTGAATTTTTATCTCTTGTTAACAGAATAGGGATAGAAAAACTGAAATGTGCTGAAGTTGAATATAACCCTACTTTGGATGATGTTCCAATAATAGCACTTAAAGAGAATTTTAATACAGGAGATTTGGATAAATTCCTGTCAGAATTAGACTTTGGTTATAATGATGGTTATGGTATACAGTAACTTTTTGGAACTATTTGGTTTAAAGATGGTACATGGGCAGATAGAGGGGAATATGATGGTATTGAGTGGTGGGATTATCATTCTTGTCCTGATATTTCTGAATATTGTAAATAATAATTTGTGAACTCTCATGGTTTAGTTTGTGGGAGTTCACTTTTAACCAACACTAAAAAACTAATAAAAATGGAAAAATTATTTCGTTTTACTTTGTTAGCAATAATATTTATATTGTTAATGATATTTACTTTATTGATAATCCCTTCAATATCATGGTTATTTGGAGGAGAATTTGTTAGTGTATTACAATCTCCTGCCCATTTAATGCCTATGATAATTTTAGGATGTACTGTTTGGGGAGCAATTTTTAATGATTGTTTTGATGAGAATTTTAATTCAAAATAGTAATTGTGAACTCCTGTTTGTCTTAATTGATGAGCAGGAATTTATTTTTAAAATAATATATTAATGATTTTTAACCATTTTTATCCCATTCCTGAACAATATTAAAATAAAAACAATGATACTATATATTATATTTTCAGCTATAGCTGTAGTTTTTTTTACTTGGCGGTTATCCACAAAATCAGGATTATCCAAGCAAGAAAAAGAAGTAATTCAAGGTTGTATTAAACACTACGAAGATGTAATTCAGATAGCTGAAGTAACAGATGATTGGTATATGTTAATGCATACAAATGGAGTACATGGTGGATTATGTTATTATTTAGATATAAAAGGTATACCACCAAAGTTAAAAAAGTGGATTAAGAAAGTACCCAATATATATTATAAGTTTTGGTTTAGGCCTCCTATGAGATGTTATAACAGACATGGTGCTATTGAAGCTTTACAATACAGGGTAGATAAAATGAAACAATTACTTGAAAAATATTAAGTTATGAGACACAATATTATTAGAATTCAGCATCCTTCTAATGGTTTGGGTTTATGGAGAACTTTTAAAGAAGCGGAACCATTGTTAGCAAAACATTCAAAGTATGATGATATAGCAGAAAGACACGCTAATTCTAATTTATATCCGACATATTGTAATGACACTCAGTTAAATTGTCAAATATCTTGGGAAGATGTGCAACAATACAATTTTGCATTTAAAGACCTTGCTCAACTTGAAACAGCTTTAACCAGGGAAGAACTTAAAGAATGTATTGAAGTCCTTGGTTTTCAAGTACTTATGTTGGATGTAACGGATTACTATGAATCACCTTATCAAATAGTTTTTAAAAAAGAATCAATTGTAAACCAAAAGGATATATCATCCATGTTTTTATAATATGAAAAATTTTAAACAATTAAGAAGTTACCTTAATAAAATACCATATATAAGTTATGGTGGATGTGGTTATGCTACATTATTTATGTATCAATGGTTAAAAGTATACAAACCAAAAGTAAAAGTGAAAATTGTTTTTGCTTATAGTTGGTTATCAGATGCTTATGAAACTAATGAGGCATATTTTAAAGGTATACATACTTCAATAAGTTCATGTAGTCATGCTTTTTTACAAATTGAGAATAAATATGTGGATTGTAAAGGTGTCGTAGATATTAGTCATTATGCAAAATATCATTGCATTGAAGATCCTAAATTTGTTTTAAAAGCTTTGAAGAATAAAAATGTATGGAATTGTACATTTGATAGAGAATGGGTTCCTAAAATGGAAACTGCAATTGGAATAAAATTAACTGATCTTTAAATAAATTTATTATGTTAAAAACAAATAATGATGGATGCCTTGTTTTTTCGACAGGTGGTACATTATACACTGATTATACTCCTTTTACTTTAGACCCTGATCTAAATGTTTGTGATAGAGATGGAGATCAAGTTTATGTGGATTATATAGATGAACAGGGTAAAGAGAGGTCAAGAGAATTTACAGCTATTGAAAAATCAGAGTTAGCTCAACATATGATTGAAGAGTGGAATAAATTATTAATTATTCCTGAACAATATTAGAAATCACCTTTAAATAGCATTATCATGATTTTAGCTAATTTGACAAGAAAAACTCATCAAATATTATTTGGTGAAGATTCCCATGTTTCTGGAGGGAAAAAGTTATTTCTGACTATTACTATAAGTAGTGATGGTCAAGTAAATTACCTTTATGAAATATATAATGGTACATCATTGGGAGAAGAACATATCAGAAGAGTGGGTTTTTCCCTTAACCTGGAAGATGCTATACATATTTATAACACCTTAACTTAAAACAAATGACTTATTCAATCGAAAACTTCAAAAAAGGTTTATTTATCATTGAAAACAATAATGTTGATAAACTTATTGCAATAATGGGAAAAATCTATCCAGAAAGAACCTTACCAAGGGGAAGTGCTACTTTTTATTTAGGAGAAGAAGAACATTGGAAGGGGTGTTTTACAGGAAGTGGTTTGGTAATTTCTGCAACAAAATTCTTTGATATTGTTTTTCCTAAAGAGGGAAAGAAACTCATAGGATATAAACTTAATGGTAAAATCACTGCTCAACAAGCTTATTCTTTACTAAGCTGTAATTATTTTCTAACTCCTGAAATATGTTTTCAAAAAAATAGTAATACCTATAACAAAGCCAAAGAATTAGGAGTTCTTGACTTATTTTTTGAACCTGTATATGAAGAAGATAAACCATCTTCATATGAATTGGGACTTGCTTGTGGTAAAACAATTAGAATTGATAAGACAGGCTTTCATTTTGAAGGACATATTATGTCTTATACTTCTTTACTTATTACTTTTAGACCTCAATACATACTAGATGGTTACACTCTTAGTTCACAATCCTGGAAAATAGGTTGTATAACATTTACAAGAAATGAGGCAGAAAAAGCTTTAGAATTATATAATAAATTGTAATCACAGGTACATGGTAGTCTCCACTTTGGACTTCTACTGTGTACCTTATCAAAAAATGTTAATAACCGAAATTGGGGTGCAATAGGAAGTTATGCTATCGAAAGAAGCTTTTACCTATTAAGTTTAGAAACTTACAGTCAAATGTTAACTATGACTACCTGGACAAGGTCATTTCTCAATTATAGTTATGATAGATGGGTAGTAATACCAACCAAGTCGAATCTGGTTTCCAACTCTATTATAGCTATGTACAAGTAGGTAATAACATCATACTGTACATCTGAAATAGAGTAAGATAACCAAAGATGATGCCTAGGAAGAGTGAATAAATTGTTAGTCTCCTGAAAATATCTAATGATTGAATAGCTCTTCCTTTAAACTTCTTAGATAACTAAAAAAATCAAAATTGGTATTAGGGTTTTGCCATGCTTTATCCCAGTTATCTTTTAAACCTTTTAAAGACTACCCTAAAAAAATCATATATCTCTTGTAGCAATATGGGGGAAGTGGGTAGTCTTTATTTTTTTAACTAATTAAATCTAAGAATAAACCATCACAAATGGTTGAAGGTAGTAGGAGAAATCTAGCGTGTAAAATCTCTATTTTTAAATTTTTAAAACTAATAAAATGATAACAAATTTTGATAAAGCAATGGAGGCCATTGGCCAAGCCATAGACGATAGAGAAGATATAAATCAGAAAGATACTCCTGAGGTATTTTCATTACTTTCTAATATAAGAGAGTCTTATGTTCTTGTACTATGGCCTGAAAGTCAAGATCTTATGGAGGAAGATTGGTTTGAAGATGAGGCTGTTCTTGATGTAGATAATGAAGTGGGAAGTAGTTATTTTGTACCTCTTCATAGGGTTCTTTAACTAATTAAATCTAAATATATTATGAGAAAAATATTATGTTTCTTTGGATTTCATAAATGGAAAAATATTGATACAAATTCAACACCTAATCCTATGGAAGGAGAAATAATTTGTTGGTCAGAGCTGCACGAATGTCAGCATTGTAAGAAGCAAAAATATTTAGGAATGGGTTGTATCTGCTAAATAACTATTCTCTATATGTAGACTATTATAGATTACGCAAGACTCTGGCTTATGCTGTGAATAAAGAGTTAATAGTATACATTAGAGAATTCAAAAACATTATTAATATAAAAAACAAAAACAATGAAAACTCGTAATTATGTAGAGCATGAAGTTGTAGTACAACTTAAGAAAAAACATGACATCCAGATCTCTAATGGTATTGTATCAGTTTTAACAGGAAATTCTGCTAAGAATGATATAGGTATCCGTAGTAAGGGAAAAATTGATTTTCTCAGGAAATACTGTAAATACGTTGTAGTAACAGTAAGAAAATTTTAGTGTATGGTGGACTCTCATCCTGTAAAAGGGGTGGGAGTCACCTTATTTTTCATTTTAAAAAATTATATCATGTCGGAAATTGATTACACTGAAGAAGAACTTCTTAAAATGGAAGAAGAATTAAGGGAAGAATGTCTTGAGACATATCTTTCTGGTAATTATTAGAAACCAATGGTCTGGTAGCTCAGCAGAACAGAGCAACGGTCCTCTAAACCGTGGGTCATTGGTTTGAATCCAATCCAGATCACTAAAAATAAAATTATGCAACAGAAAATTGATAAATTACTTAAAATTTTAAGAAAAAGATATGTAGAGGAGGAAAAAATTACCTGTTTAGAAGGAGAATTTATGGCTTATGACGGTAATAATAGAGTAGGTAGTCCAAAAGTAAATATGTCACTACCTTCTAGTAATATACAAGATGAAGGATTTCATTATGATGAAAAAGCAGATACTCTATGTGTGTGGGGAAGAGGCATTGGTTTAGTTTATAAACAAGGATACTGGGCTGCTAAAAAGGGAGAAGATGGTCCTCAATATATTCCAATAATATTTAATTCACCTGAAATTTATTAATATGGAAGCAAAAGACTTAATACCTGGAATATGGTATAAATTAATGGATGGAGATGATTGGTTAATAAAATTTACCAGGAATGATGATTATTTCACTTACTTCAGTAAGGCTAGAATGTATAATGGACAATTAACAAGAGAAGAAGAAGATTATATAGATAATTCTTGTGGTCCTTATGAATTAGCTAATATGCAAGAAGTTATGAGGTTATTCCCTGAAGAAGCAATTAATTTTCAATATGAAATTTATTAAAAATGATAACAAATTTAACACCAGATATGCATGGTAAAAAGATATCATGTACTATAAAAGGTAATTTTGCAAATAACGCTATGATTATGTATGATAGCGGTAGATATTATCTATTACATAATACAGCATATAGTGGAGATCCTTATCCGAAAGATTGGCAAGGATACAGAAACTCTTGGGGAATGAGTAATGGTACTTTAAAAAAACTAAAAGATAGTAATATAGCAGTGGAAAATATACAGTTTTTAGATGAATCACCTGAAATTTACTAATTATGATAACAGATCTTATCTACTGTCCTGAATGTGATGTTTGGGAAGTAGAAACACATATACATAAACCAATTTTAATTAACTAAAAAACAATGGAGGTAACTATGAAGTTGTCAAATGAACCACTAAAAAATATAAAGTGGTTAAAAGAAAATTCAAAAACTGGATTTAAATACTTAGCTGGTATAAATAGATCCATTTATCCTGCTCAGGTAACTAAATTATCTTATTCATTAGATAGAATGAAAAGTATAAGACCTATTACTACAGCAGTAATAAGTTTTATTACTGGAAAACCAGAAAGATATATAATAGATGGTCAGCATTTATTTAATGCAATGATTAGAAATAATATGTCTATTCCTTATACAGACATTAAAATTAAGGATAAACAGGATCTTGTAGAAACTATTGCTTTACTTAATGCTTCCTCAAAATCTTGGTCTATGTTAGACTATATAACAGCTTGGTCTTCATTAATACCTGATTATGTTAAACTTAATCATTATTATCAGGTATATGACATTGAATTGAGTACCATTGCTGGAATTATGAGTGGTGGAGTAGGTAGTAGTGGGTCTGTTACAAAAAGAATAAAAAGTGGTAAATTTAAGATTATCAATGAGAATGATTCAGTAAAAATTCTAGATTATTTGACAGATATTCTTAAAATAGTTCCCAGGATGAACAGGTATGAAAATAATTACTTATGTTCTGAATATATTAAATTCATCAATTCTACCAAGAATTATGAGAAAATACATTCAAAATTTTTAGGAAGGCTTGAAGAGAAAAAGGTAAAATTTGTTTTAGCCACACAAGAAGAAGGAAAATTACAACAATTATTTAACGAATTAACTAAAAACTAAGAAGCCAATGGCACAAAGAACATCAGGTGGAGTTTTTTCAAGAAGAAAAAGATCTCTGTACTATCTGCAAAATCAGTTAAAAACAGGTCAAAAACCTACTAAAGAAGGTCTAATTCCTTTATCTGATACAGATATAAAAAGAATAAAAATAGAAATAACCACTTTACAATCACGTATTTAAACCATTCATCATGCCAAAAAATCGTTTAATTATTACTTTCTGGGATACTACTCCTTCAAAGTATAAAACAGTTAATGAATCAATGAGATGCACATCTGAAGCAGGTGCTGATAAAATCATAGCCCGTAGACCGGATAAAAGTATGTCTCATGCCAGGTTTTTTGATAAAACTGGACAGGAAATTGTGTATAATTTTAATCACTTAGAGTCTGAATAAACAAATTTAACTATAAAACATAGGTTCAGGTGGTAATATAAGGAGAGAAGAGTAATCTTTTCTCCTTTTTAAATTTTAAAATTATGAAAAAACTATTTATATTTGTATGCATTTCATTACTGATTAGCTCTTGTAATTATAAATTGGTATGGGGAAAACCTGTTCATCCACATTTAAGGCAAGTAAAATGTCCTAAAATATGAGAAATATAGAACTATGGTACATCAGGTGGTTTAAAATTATTAGTTTAGAAAAAGCCAATAGACTTAAACTAAGACATTTTCGTAATATATATGAAGATGGTATAAATCATTTGAATTGTCATTCTTTATGGATAGATCGCCATAATAGAATATACAGAGTAAAAGAATTATTAATCACTTAAAACTACTTAAACATGGAACATTTCTTTAAAATTATAAGCAAAGTAACTAAGGAAAGTGTTTATGATTCTAAAACTCCTTATCATAATGAAGAAATAGCTCTCAGAGCTGGAGATGAATTAAGAAAAGAACTTAATTTATCTTATGTAAATTATGAAATAATAGCTGAGCCTGCTATGCAGGAAGCTTAAAATAAATGATAGTCGTAGACACTTATTATCAGGTGATTGTTTGGACTCGGGTTCGATTCCCGACAGCTCCACCATATGTTTAGTCATGGTGTACATTTAAAAGTACCATACCCTTGAGTAAGGTATGGTGGGGCTGACCGGCTTTGACAGCAATATAACAGTAATAAGAGATTATCAGTAAACCTAAAAGGCAGAGTAATCTCCTTCAGAAGGTCAGCTATGAGAATGGTTGCCTAATGCGAAGTAATTCCTACGAAACTGGGATTAATCCCCTTACCATTTGGTAGGGGGGTTTTAATTTTTCACTAATAAATAAATATAAAAATGAAAACAATGTTTTTCAACTTTACGGAAGGTAAAGAAGTAAATCCTATGGAAGGAGTTAATAAGTTCTTTATCAATCCTATTAATCCTAAATTGTATCTCAAATTAAAAATTGAGAGTCTTTGTCAAGCTGTTAAGCCAAAATATGGTTTTGATAGGGGGTTGCCTGTATTTATATATCCTTTATCTGCATTGGGACTAGGAACCTGTACAGTTTCCTTTGCTTCCCTTACTGATGGAATGATAGTTACTCAAAAGGGTGTAATTTTGTTTCATATACAAGGTGAATATTTGGTTGTTGATTCAGTTTTGAATAAGGTTTGTTAGTTTTGCAGTGTGTCCCTCTCTCCTTTATTGGGGAGAGGGTTTTTAAAACTTATTGTTATGAAAGAAAAAGATATAGTTGTTTGTTTACCTGGATTTAATAATTCAGATGAAGATGAAGAAATACTTTTAAAAGGTGGCACAGGTTATGAAGAAGGACTTGTATGTCAGATAAAATATTTTACTGATAATAATAGAATTATTTGGACTGTAGAAGATGATCGTGGTATTTGGACACAAGCAGTAAGACTTGCTACAGATATAGAGATTCAAGCCTTTGAAAAAGGTATTACAAATATAAAAAATATAATTTATGAACCAGAATACTATTGAAATTCTCTCAAATGTAATTTTAAAATTCAGATGCTCTCATTGGTTAGATAGTTCAAATAATGAATTAAGAATTTTTAAAAAGGGAATTTATAAAATATTTTCAAAGAAGACTTTTAAAGGTGATTACTATTACTGTATAGAAAGTCCCAACTATAAAGCAAGTAATTATTATATGGTAAAAGAACAAGATTTATTACCTTACATTAAAGACGCTAATTATGAAATTTATTAAAGATCAATATTATTATTCTGAATGGAGTAATAAATATACTTATATATTTAAAGCTACTAAAAACTTAGGAAATTGCGATAATTTGTCTATAACAGAAAAATTATTTTATAAAGCTTCCGGAGATTTTAACGGAATTGCTAAAGCCAAAGATATTAGATTGGCTACTCCAGATGAAATATTATGGTTTGAGTTATGTAAACGAGAAGGTAGATATGTAGAGAGATCTGTTTCTGAAGAAGAAATATACTAACTTATGAATATATCAGAAAGACAAAAGATTAAGAGACAGATATATATGGAACAAGCTAAGTTCCCTGCTAACTCTGAAAAAATAGCCGAATTAAATAGGTTATTGAAAAATTACCCTCCTCTAATTGAGGATGAAAAAAGATATAATTTTAAAAAAAAAATATATGAGAAGAAAGATATCGGTTGGAGATCAGATAGTTATTCACACAAAGCCTAACTTTTGGAGTAGTGGCTTAATAAATAATTGTCCTTTTTCTTTAAAGTACCCATTTATAGGAGTTGTAAAACAAATAGAAAGAGATGATATCAATATTGGTGATTATGGTTTTTCCTTAGAGCATATAGGTCCTTACGACATTATAAATGAAATAAAAAATCCTAATTATGAAATCTACTGATTTAATAGAAAATGTTTGTTATGTTGCTCAAGATAATATGGTATTTCAATATAAAGAAAATGGGTTTTTAAGACTTTCAGAAGGAGTGTACCTTGATAGAGAGTTAACTTACTATCAATATTATCATTATAGACAAGCAACAAATGAAGAATTACAACAATTATTAATATCTAGAGTACGAAAAAACTTTGTTCCTATAGATAAATTTATTAATTATGAAATCTACTAAATTTTATTATCTTTGTCCTGAAGAATTAAGGCTGGACAAAGATGTAAGATTACTTATATTGAGTCCTATAATGGGAAAAATTACGTAGTTCCATATTATAGTAATAGTCCACCTACATCAGGTAAAATTCTATATGGTTTTAAAACAAAACAGTTATCATGAAATATTATAAAGTATTACAAAGCTGGGATTATAAAGATGAAAAGGATAAGGAGATTCTTTTCACTTATACAAAAGGAGATTATATAACAGAAGATACTTTTCCTGAGAGAAATTTTGGTAGTTATGGGTATTATAAGGAATGGTATGAAGAAGTTAAAGTAATTCCTTCTGAAGAAATATATTAAACAAATAAACCATATATGAAGAAAGAAAATGAAATTCCAATTGGAACAAGAGTATTGTTAAATCCTACATCTCAATATGCTGGTTATGGATCAAATGACCCTGATAGTAGTAATCCTTTAAATATTAAAGGTACTATAGATGGTTATGATGATGATATTACTTATTCAGTTTTATGGGATAATAAGAGACATAACAATTGTTATAAAATAGGAGAAGATCTAATTATATTAGATGAAAATTTAAATCAAGAATTTTATTATTAATAATTAAAACAAAACAAAATGTCAAAAGTAAAAAACATGGAAGTAGCAACAGCAGGACAATTTACATTAGAAAATGTACCTGAATTATTGGCTCAAGTTAATCAGAAGATTAAAGATTTGGAAGGCGACAAAGAGAGGGCTGCTAAGATAACCACCCCTTTGGGAGCATTTGGGATAGTTTCCGATATTAAGGACCCTGCCCGTTTAATGGATGCCTATGCTTTTATCAGCAGGAAAGCAGCAGCTTATGATGAATTCTCATCTGTATTTCAGGCAATTGATCCTTTAACCAAGCTGAAAGGCTTTACTGAAGGTGGCCATGGTTTGAAAGTATGGCAGGAAGAAATTGTAGCACAGTACAGGGCTACCACTTTTGAATCTAAACTGGCTAAACTGAAAGAAGCTAAGAAACTTCTGGAAGAAAACCTGAGTGGAGAACAGAAGTTCCAGGCAAGTATGAGGAATATCATGGATATTTTCTCTTAATTTCTTTAATTGATAATAACCCCTTACTTAATTGTAAGGGGTTATTATTTTTAAAATAATACACTCATGACATTAAAAGATTTAATACCAGGAAATATTTATACTACTTATGGAGAAGGAAAAGAACCTTATATATTTAGGTCTGGCGGAGGTGATAAATATTTAACAAGATTAGCAATGTTTACTAGAGAATCAGATAGATACGCTAAAAATAGTACTTTTGGTTCAGCATTATTTTCTAATCTAAGATTACCTACCCAAGAAGAAATTTTACAGCTTGAAGCTTGTGAAAAATTTGGAAAATATCAAAAAATTAAAATAATTGATTATGAAATCTATTGAAGAATTTAAAAGTGATGAAAAACACTATATTGTATTTAATAATATAGATGATTTTACGAGTTTTTTGAAAGAATTTAATCCACTCTATTTAAGTAAATCTCATTTTCAACTCCCGGAAACTACTATTGCTGCTGATGGAACTTATTGTACTGATATAAAGTATATGAAATTACATTATAAGTTCTATTGTAATTATGCAGATTTAAATAAAGAAGATATCTATGGAATATACTAATACAGACATTGTAATTGGTACTATTATAAAAATAGCAACTAATCATACAATAACGAAGATTGTCAAAGATAAGATATTTTTTGATAAAGAAGCAATTGGTTGGAGAATAGATGAAACTTTGAGAAGGTTAAATACAGGAAATTGGAAAATTATTTCTATACCTCAAAATATTACAAGTTATGAAATATACTGATTTAGTTATAGGAAAATACTATAGATGCTGGTTTGGTTCTGGATTTTTTGATGGGGATGGGTAATTCATTTTACTAAAGAAGCTTCTAAATCAGATATTTTTTATGGTGATTGTATTTATCAAAGTGAAGGTAGATATAGAAAACCTAGTAAAAATAGATTACATCATTTTAAAAATGATTGGACATTTGAAGAAGCTACACCAGAAGAAATTAAATTATTTAATAAAGCAATTGTTTATGAAATATATTAAAAATACTTACTATTTTGTGGAATATAGTTTTGATAATTTTATAGTCTATAACATAAAAGATTCTGAGGAAGAAATAGAGGGCGTACCTATGAGGATAAAAAATGGTAAAATTGGTAATAAGCAACCATTATTTTCTTTTACAAACCACAGATTGGCTGATTATCATGAAATACAGTATTTTGAGGCTGTAAAAGGTGGATTAAAAAGTAGTTTTGAAGATTTTAAACTAAATATGTATGAAATATTGTATTAAAAGAGTGGGAAATATTCCAGAAATGAATAAATTCTTTACAAAATTAATTGGAAGAAACTATTTTTCTATTTGTTCTTCCTATGAGGGTGACTATTATTATTATCATTATCCTTTATGTAATAATAAGTGTATATTTCTTGGAAAACAAAGACGTTATAAAGAAATCTCTTTTGAAGAATTTAAAAAAGTTTATAACCAAAAAGAAATTATTGAATATGAAATATACTAAGGAATATGTGGCTAATAATAAGGTAGCAGTTAACTGTAATACAGTAGAAGAACAACTAGAAGTTATTCATATGTTGGGAGAAGCCAGAGAAGAATTAAGATTTGGAGCACTAAAATGTTCAAAAGTCACACAATCCGTTCCAGTTAAACTTAGAAATAACTATATTGTAGGTATTTACGATGTACACAGCTCAGCATTATGTCATACAGAAAATAATCATGATCACTATTATAGTAAAAATGGTTTTGAAATAATACCATTTAGTCGTTTTAAAGAGGATAATTTTTTAAACTATCAAATTTATCAATATGAAATTTATTAAAGGAGATTATGTAGTACTGTTAAGTAACTGCATAAATGAGATAGATCTTTGGGCAAATTGTATGCCAATAGATTATGTATACCGATTAAGAGATGATTTTGATTGGAATTGTTTTCGTGTGGAGAAAGATTTAAACAGTTCTACAGGAAATGGTTGGACAATAAGTGACACGGAAGAGAATAAGGAGAGTCATGGTAAAATGAGAGTCAGATTTGCCACATCCTATGAAATAGAGGACTATATAAGAAATAATGGACCCGTAAAAGCCACTCAAATAAGAGCTTATGAAATTTATTAAATAATTTAAACTTAATGCCATGAAATATCAACTTGTTTATCAATCCTCTAATTACAAAGATTTTCCTAAACCAAAAGTAGGCGAACCTGGGTTTTTTAGAAAACTTGCCAATAATCGCAATAATTGTGAATTACAAGATGCTAAAAAACGTATCAGAAAGAATTTACATGGTGGGTATAATTATACACCATCCAGAGCTTATTTTAATTTTATTCAAAAACATACTGTAAAAACCTTTTCTGGTATTTTATGGAATAAAAATATTTAACCATGTTAGTTTTAATTATATTAATAGCTATTATAGTTGCTACCATTATTGTATTTGAACCAAATATAGACATTACTACTGAAAAAGAAGTACTCTTATGGTTCAATAATAGTGGTTATAAAAGGAAATTTATAAAATTGTTTAATTTATGACAAAGAAAGAAATCTTAACAAAACTAATTAGAAAATATAACTTAGTTTTACGTGAAATAAAACCTGTTAAAGACTATAGAGAGATACTTAGAATTGTTGATAATCATAATTGTGGAATGGGAATATGTACTGTGACTGATGCCAATTTTAATGTAAGCATATATAATAAAGCATGGGTAAATAGAGAAAAAACAGATAATTTCTATTGGCATACTTATCCCAATGAGGTAACTAGTAAAGCTGAAATTATTGATTGCTTACAATTTAGAGTTGATAAAATGAAAAAAATACTAAAAACCTGTAAATGAATATAACATTAGAAAAATACATAAAAGTACTTAATGCAGGATTTTCATTGGATATATTATACTTGTTAAAACTTATTAAAGATAAAGTAGATATAACAGATGCTATTCTTCTTCCTAAAATTGGAGCTATTAATCAGATGTTATTGAGGAAACAGCTTGTAACAGAAGATAATCAAGTTACTATGTCGGGAGATGAATTATTATCTTATATAGAAAACGATGAGAATCCCAAAGAAATTGTTAAGAAATTAAAGACCAATGATTTTGAGAAATGGTGGGTGACTTATCCTGCATCAAATATGTTTCTGTATAAAAACAAGACTTTTAAAGGTACACAGAGTAAGAGAATAAAGAAGACTGAGTGCAGACAGTTATTTAATAAGTATATCAATGAAGGTTTTACTGCTGATGATATAATTAATGCAACAGAGTATCATATACAAATGGCAAAAGATTTATCTTTTAAAGAAGGTAAAAATCAGTTAAGTTTTATCCCTAATTCAGAGAGATACTTAAGAGAAAAATCTTTTCAGCCGTTTATTGAGATTTATAAACAAAATGTTAATAAACAATCTGAACAGGTTGGAAATGCTGTAGATATATGAGATATACTAAAGATAATATAAATGGAGTTACTTTTAGAGTAGGTAAGCAGGGTACTGCTATATACATAATAGACCCTAATTGTGAAGATACCAGAGGTCTATCAAGAGTAAATGGTTATTCTGTAGAAAATATACTACGAGAATTGAATAGTAATAATTGGGTTGAAGTTATACAAATTAATGGGAAATGGATAGAGGGGCAAAGATTTTCAGAACCTGAAATATATTAAATTATGAAAAAGAAATATGACCTTTTACTTAAAAAGTTAAAAGAGGATAAGAAAATGTGGATGTCTAGATTAATGGTTAGTTGTGATATACATTTAGTAGCTGATAAAGAATTCAAGGCTTATATAGAAGAAGTTACTTCCAAAATAGTGAGAGTTAACGACCAAATTGATACTCTTGAAAAACTTACAGAAAAATGAAAGAACTCTATGAAGGTACAGTGCAGAATGTAGGTACTTCTGTTAAAAAAGAAGATATGCCTACTTGGGAACAAGTCCTTCAATCATTAAAACCATTTCCAATAGCTTTTGAAGTGGGGATGATACCAACTTTAACAGATTGGAAAGAAGAAGGAATAGAAGATATACCAAAGGTAGTTAACAATATTGTTAAAGGTAAATATATTTGGAAATGACAACAATTGAAAAAAATATTGAGATAGCTGAAATGCTTGGGTGGAAAAAAGGTATGTTAGGAGAATTTGTAAAATCTGATACTAAAGCTGATAAAGAAGGAATGGTTAATATTATACCACCTTTTGGATTAAATTTTCATTCAGATGCTAATTGGCAGTTTGAAGCAATAGATTTTTTGGAAAAACAAGGTTATCCAGTAACTATATGTCAAGAATATTGTCAAATTGATACTAATTCTCAACCTTATAATCAAATTATAGGATATGAAGGAAAAAATAAGAAAGATGCCATATTTGAAGCACTATTTCAGTTCTCTCAATACTTAAAACAAAAGAAATGAATATAAAAGAAATAGCTTTACAGAAAAAAGCAGAATACAAAAATGACTATACAGCATGGTGTGTGAGTAATCCAGGTAAAATAATGAATGGATTATCCAGTATGGCTATTGGGGCTGAACTTGCTTCTTATTGTGATACAAAAGAAGATTTAGATGCTCTTATTAAAGTATATAGTAGAAAAGCTGCTAATACCACTGGTCCACATGGTCATAAATTCTTAGTTGATGCTTTTAAGGAAATATTAAAAATATATAATGATGACAATAAGTAATTGGTCAGACGATAGAGATAATGCAGATATTATTGAACGTCAAAATAAAGAAATTAAGAAACTTAAAGATGAGTTATCTAAATACAAAAAGGGTTTTAATATTTTGAATGAGTATTTTGATAGTATTTCTGATGAGGAACAAAAAGTAATGTTATTAGAAAACAATCCGGGCGGCGTAAAGAAGTGGAGCCGGGTTGAACTGCAGGCAATAATCGAAAATTATAAACAATGAAATTCCTTAACCCAGATTGTCGGATGCAATCTGTTAAAATTAAAAATGTATGGAAAAAAAATATTATGAATCGCTAAAACTAAAAACACTGAAAGAGTTTCAGGATAACTACCCAACATCACATGTAGGTGGGAGTATTGGATTGATGATAAGGGGAATTGATTTGAAACGGGATTTATTTAATTCAGATCTAGATATTACGATTGATGAATACGATTTAAGTAAAAACACAATTGACGCTATTGAACAAAGAAGCGACACTAATGATTTCGATTACGTAATAAAAAAAGTGTATGCTAATGGTGAGGCTTATGTAAAAATTGATATAAGAGTATGCCCGGAACCATCATTTGACACCATAGAGTTTAATGGCGTTAATTACAACGTATCCAAATTACGAGATATACTGTTTTGGAAAAAGAAATATGCAAATAAAGGTGTTAAAAAGCACGAGTACGATTTGATTGTTATTGAAACAGGTGTTAGGCCATTAGAGCCTGTAATAATACAAGATTCGGAGATGATTTACCGTTTTAATCCAAAACCATATTCCCTTAACCGGGTAATTGGTACAAAAAAATAATTCCCTCACCACTCCCCAGGGAGATTAAATAAATGAGATATGAGCATGACTGAATCAGATTACTATTACAATAAAGCATCGCAGGAAAGGATTTATTCTGACTTGCAACATGAAGCCATAATGAATGAACTGATATTAAAAAACGAAATGGCTTTGTTTTCAACACTTAATCCTGTGTTATCAAAAGACGGGAATCAATGGTGCTGCTTGCTTGGCGAAAATTTACAAACCGGCATTTGTGGGTTCGGAAATACACCGTACTTGGCAATACTTTATTTCAACAAATCATTTTATAAGCCCCAACCCCAACCCCATGACCAACCTAAAGATTAACAACCATGATACACCGTACTGGTGTGTGGTGGTGGAAAAGAAAGTATTTTCTAACAATTAAAAATAAATAAAATGGGATTCTTTTCAAACATTATAAGCGCAACTGTTAAGGCTGCATTAACGCCTGTTGCTATTGTTGCAGATGCAGTAGCAATTGTAAAAGGTGATGAACCAGACAACACAAAAGACTTATTAACATCAGCAGGTGAAGATTTAAGTGATGCTGTTGATGAGGCTTGTGGCGGATAACCATTTAATCACCCATCCTCCTGTAATAAGGAGGTTAAATAAAAGAAAGTAGTATGAGTATCGAAAAAAGAACAGATTGCGATTGTTTTGAAATGAAACGCTGGGAACACGATTGCGGAGATTGCCAAACAGACGGACATTATCTATGTGCTGGCTGTAAACACATTGCTCCTTTTGAAGAAATGGAATTATCAGACAATAGAATGAGGTATTATGAAAACCAAGAAAAAGAAAGCATTGAATTACAAAATTTACCGAGTGCGGAAGATGACGAAGAAGATAATTGGCAACCTTGTTCTGATTGTGATGGGCATGATGCTTGTCATGATTTTGGATGCGCTATTAAAGCCGGAATTTTAACCACTCACCCCTAAAGGTGATACTAAAACAGATATAAGATTATGGAAAAGAAATTTGAAGTCCTGCCGCCAACGATGCCCAACTTTGTCCGGTTTAAAAAAGAAGCAGGGTTGAGGCAAGATGGATTTAAAGTTGATGAGGGTTTCCCGATTGAAAAATTTACAAAGGATGAAGCTATTGAATACGGTGAATTAATGAAGCAAACTTTTATTAAGCATTGGGAAAATAAGCAAAACAAGCGGTAACCCCCATCCCTCACCTGTATTATGGTAGAGTGATTTATAACCGCCTACTGGCATAAAACATATACAAGTCATGGAAAAATTTATTCAATTACCCGATGGAGGAACAGCCTTTATTACAGGTTGTAAAGATGATAGCGGCTGTGAACATCAATGGAATGGAGATGGCTTAATCACATTTGGCAATGGAGAAACTTTTAAAGAAAATGAATACCGTAAAATACTTGATACATTAACTACACGAGAATCTGTTGTTGAATGGCACAAAGGCAAGGGAACCACAATGGGTGAATGCACCTGTTCTAAATGTGGCATTGCTTATACAGCGATTAACAACCCGTATTATTTATAAATTAAAAACGATGAAATTTAAACGTAAACCTGCTGAACTTGATGGTTTAAACGTCAGCCCTGCTATTGCAAAACCGATGTTGGGCGTTGTTTTTAATATGTCAAACAAAATTGAAATAATTGGTGTAGGATATGGCAAAGATGTCAATATTGGTGAAAGCTATTTGCAAGAAAGCGTTGTTAATATGTGGGATTCCCCCCCCCCTAAAGGTGCATTTACTTATTATTCTGCAAGCGGCTCTACTATGATTTTGTGAAACGTTACAAAAACAGGAAAAGACATTTATACAAGTATTCCTCTGTCAATTGATGAAGTAGGGGAAGATATTAAAAAAGCATTAGTTGCTAAAGGGCAACGTGTCTTAAAATAACGTTTTGGGTATTGCCGAAGTGCGGGCATAACAGCGCTAAACTTTAATTGAAAGACAAATGATTGATAATAGCACAAAAGATAAATTGGAAAACGAAACCCCGCATTTTGGCAATACCTTGTTATATGCCGTTGCGGATTTGAAACGATATTCTACTATTGTTGTTGACCCACCGTGGCGATATGACAAATGGGGTAAGGCTTCAAAACCAAATTACGAAGGACACATACCAAAGGAAAGTGATTTGCCTTGGTTGGACTGACAACGCATTTCGCAGAATGAAAGACAAGGTATTTGAGTGGAAAAATTTACACTTGCGTATGTTCTATAACAGGGCACCTCGTAAAGTAAGTGCGTATAATAACCTACTATTTAAGAAACCTGAAAACAAAAACCTCCCGTTTTAAACCGGGCATAAAACATATACAATGAAGACAGCAGAAGAAATACTATATAAGCACATTTCTAAATTCGACAGAAATCCGCCTCATGCCGCAATTTTACGAGCAATGGAAGAATACGCCTCCCATCCCCAGGGAATGAGTGCGGAGCAGGTGGAGGAAAGTATAAGTGCTCTGTTTGAAGAACTTGCAGAAGCTATTATAGACGAATGTGATTTAGATAGCGAGTACTTGCCAGATGCTAACAGGTTACAGTATTATATTAACGCAAAATCAGTAAACCATATTTTGAGTAAATATAAGCCAAAGGTTTTAAGCTGCATTCCCACCCCATCTGTAAAGCCTGATGGATGTCCTGAACGGATTCATGATAAACGTGTAAAGGTAAACAATGACAAATACTGCCCTATATGTGGGGAAAATTTACAGTCCAGAGAAGTAAATAAGTAAAAAATAGAATATGAAAAATTTTAAAACACTAGAACCTGGAAAAATAGCTTTAATACAACAAACCGATGACGGCAGGATATTACAGATTGGTTTAACAGAATCTCAAAGTGGGATGCTTCAAGGTTTCTTATCCATACTTTCTCAAACTCAACCATTAGTTCAAATGGGAGAAGACTGGGATTTAGTACTAAAAAGTTCAATTAAAAAATAATGGAAAAACAAATTTTTAAAAATGGGATGAAAGTTATAATTTTGTCTAGAGAAGGTGGAAATAGGAGAAGTTGTAACCGTTATAAACGATATAGATCAGTCTTCTATTCTGTGTAAAGGGATAAATGGAAATACTTGGTGGGTGGGAGATGGTGAAATAGATTTATTTAATGAAACAGACTTATGTATTGAATCATATGAAATATATTAATTTATGAATGATTTTGAATTACTTGCAAATGAAGTGCAAGCTGGGATTGATGGTAGAAATAGTGGTATACCTATGGGTTTTACCAGATTAAATAGTCATATATCTATTAGAGGGGGTATGTATTATCTTATTGGAGGATATACAGGTTCTGGTAAAACAAGTCTTATAGATGATGCTTTTGTGTTAAATCCTATGGATTGGTTATTAGAAACCAAACCAAAAGATATAGATATGGAAATTATCTATTTTTCTATGGAAAGAAGAACTAATTTTAAACTTGCTAAATGGATTAGCAGAAAAATATTCCTGGATACAGGGATGATAATTCCTGTAGCTAGGTTATTTGGTTGGGTTAACAAACATTTAAGACTTACCAAAGATGAACATGATTTATTCCTCATGTATAAGGAATATATAGCTAATTTGCTCGAAAAAGTAACCATTATACCTGGTCCACAGAATCCTACAGGTATTAGGAAATACATGGATAAATATGCTTCTGAACATGGGATTTTAGATACAACTGATAAATATCATCCTGTATACGCTGATAATGAGCCTAATAAAATAAAACTTATTATTAGTGATCATATAGGACTTACTAAGTTAGAGAAAGAACTTCCTTCTAAAAAAGCCACTATTGACAAAAGCAGTGAAGATAAGCAAAGGATTAGAGATTTATATGGTTATTCTATTGTAGATGTATCTCAATTTAATAGAGATATAGCTAATCCAATAAGAATAAAAGAAGGAGATGTTGAACCTAGATTAGAGGATTGACAAAGTATTAACAACAATTTAACAATTATTATTTGGAAATTCAGTATTTAGTACCTATGTTTGTGGTATGATAAAATGTAATCACGAACATAAGATAGAAGAAATTAAAAAGTTATGGAAAGAAGGTAATGGAAATAGAAAAGTCTCTAAATTACTTAATATTCCTAGAACCACTTTAAAGTACTTATGTGATAAATATGCTCTCAAGCCTCATAAAATAAAATCTAACAGAGTAAAGTTAAAAGCATTTCAAAAACAAATGTTAATTGGAATGATATTAGGAGATGCTTACCTTTCTAATAAAGGTAATTCTTCCTATATTAATTTTGCTCATTGTTTAGAACAGAGAGATTATTTGTTGCACAAAGTAAAAAAGTTAGAACCTATTAAGTCTTCTTACCTAAAAGAGGTACAAAATACTGATAAAAGATCTGGAAAAATTTATAAAAAGATAACTTATACATCATTATCATATAAAGAGCTAAAGGATTTAAGAGATATTTTCTATATAGAAGGAATTAAAATTCTACCAATAGATTATTTACAGCAGAATTTTACTGCTATATCTTTAGCTTATATGTATATGGATGATGGAAACTATTCTAAATACACTACAACTATATCAACTTGCTCTTTTAAAAAAGAAGAGTTAGAAGATTTTTGTATTCTTTTAAAGAATAAGTTTAATATTATAGCTACTGTTCAAGGAAATAATAGTATAAGAGTTAAACAAAAATCTATAAGTTTATTTTTTCAGATTATAAGTCCTTATGTTAGAGGAATAGATTGTATGTTATATAAAGTTCTCGATAAATTCCGTTAAACGGGGAAACTCCATAGTGAAATGGACAATCCCGTGCTAAATTAAGTAGAAATACTTATAAATGCCTAACGACTAGAAGTGATGCTTAACAGATAATGCTGATGCTATAATTCTTCCAAGAAAGCGGAACATCTTAAAAAGATGAAGAGATAGTCTGAACTGTAAATATATAAAAAATTACAGATATAGAAGATAAAGAGCTTCTATGATAACAAAATGTTTAAAGAGACAGGCTCTACACAGGAAAATGCAGATGTAGTTCTAAGTCTTTTTGACCCTATGAGATATAAAGTAGAATGTCCTTCTGGTTATGATCTAGCTAAATTAAGAGATTATGAGGGTAAAAAGAAATATAGGAGCCTTAAAATACTAAAAAATAGTTATGGCTCAGATGATATAAGAATAGGACTTGCCTTTCAACCTGAAGTGGGTACTTTTAAAGAACTAATTAAAAAACAAGATATTAGGGAATCTGATTATGAAGCAGTTTTAAACAATACATATTTTAAAAAATGAAAAAATACTATAATACAATAGAAGAACTTAAATATGCATATGAAAATAGTGATATGAGTGAGAAACAATTGAAAGATATTCTTAATGATGGTAAACTATCTAATACACAGAATACATATGATAAATTAGAAGGTGAATTCTCTTTTGATAAAGCCAGAATACTTGTAAAAATCTGGAAAAAAAATTATAATTATGAAATATATTAAATTATGAAAGAAAAAATATTTCAACAAGAACAAGGGTGTGATATAGCATATAAAGATTTAAGTAAGGGAACAATATATGCTACAATATATCCCGAACAGGGTTGGTATATATTTAAAGAAGGAGAAAGCAGTACTTGGTGGAATGCTGGGCAGATAACTAAAGGAACTGATAATTTTGTTCCTGGTAATGGATTTCATCTATTTAGATTGGCTACTTTAGAAGAAATTTATAAATTAAAAAATATAAAACTAGAAAACTATGAAATATACTAAGGATAATATAATAGGATTACAATTTAGTTATGAAAACAGGTTGCCTTGGTATACTATAACAGGTGTTAATACACAAGCAGGTTTAGCATATGGATATCATTTATCAGCATTAGATGATAGAAGTTGGGATTTAAAGGAGTGTCTAAACTTTTTAAATAAAGGAACTTGGAAACCAGAAGGTTATATTGTAAAAACAGATAATTATGAAATTTACTAAAGATAATATATTAAATGTAGTTTATGTCCCTGGACCAGAATACACTAAATGGTGGGTATGTAAAGTAGAAGGAGAAATTACTTATATTAGAGATTATATAAATCAAAAAGAATATCCTACTGCCCAAAGAAACTCATATACAACGGATAAGTTATTAAAGCATTTAAATAGTGGATATTTACAATTTATGTGTTATGCAAATCAAGAATCATTAAATTATGAAATATACTAATTATGGAATATAATATAGGAGATTTATTAGATTTTGGTGACGACACTGAATATACTGATAAAGGAGTCTCATTAATAGGAGTACTTAAATATAAAGAGAAGAACGGTACTGGAGATTTTTGGATTATTAAACATAATGGAAATGGACATTGGAGAAATACTGAAGAACTATGTTTAAGTAAAAGTATAACTCCTGTAATTTTAAATAAATCACTAAACTATGAAATATATTAAAGGAGAATTATTAGAGTTTATTGGAAATTATAGTTATACAAGTGAGGGTGTTAATTTAAAAGGAGAGTTTTCTTATATAGATAGTGGAGATGATATATGGATAACAAATCATAATGGAGAAGGGGTATTTACTACTTATGAAGAACTGTGTGTTTGTTCAAAAAATGTAAAAAAAATTACTATTGATCAATATGAAATATACTAAAGAATATGTAGCTACACATAGAGTAGCCGTAGAATGTAATGGTTTAGAAGAAAAATTAAAGTTTTTAAACATGATTGGGGAGGCACTCCCTGTTTTGACATTTGGAGGTATAAAATGTAAAGATATAACTTTGCAAAATTTATTAGAAATGGAAAGTAGTTATGAAATTAGCAGAGTAGGTAGATATGATCTAGGAAAAGATACTAGTGTCTGTCATGAAAAATTAACTAATGGTTGGTATAAAGATAAAAATTTTGAAATAATTACTTTCCAACAATTTATAGATTGTAATATTCCTACATATGAGTTATACTAAAGTAATAGATATAAAGACAAAAAAAGAGATTATTTATAACGAGATAATAGATCCTTGGGAGGAATGGGAAAGGGATTTAGAAAAAGCTATGGATACAGGTAAAACTATTCCTGAATTTACAGAATCTTGTAAAATTAAATTTAAATTGGAATTGAATGAAATACATTAAAACGGCTTTATTTGTTGGTAATAATGCAGATACTATTAAAAAAGTAAGTGATATCAATGGATATGATTATACTGATCACCCTGTGTATAAAGAAAAACATTGTATAAATTTGATAAATAATTGTCATTGTAGTAAGGAATGGTATGAAAAAATGGTTATACAGTAATAACATTAGAACAATTTCTTCTGAATATAAACTCATTAGCATATGAAATATATTAATTATGGAGTTAAGAGATAACCAAATAGAACCAGTACAAAAAGGTATTGATTTTTTCAAACAGAAGAAATCAGTACCTTCTATTATTCTTGCCCCTTGTGCGTTTGGAAAAAGTATCCTTATCAGTAAGATAGCTCATGAAGTGGGGGAGAAAATGCTGGTATTACAACCTTCAGCAGAACTTTTGGAGCAGAATTTAGAAAAACTTAGATTATTAGGAGGTGATGCAGCAGTATTCTCAGCCTCATTAGGAAGAAAAGAGATGGGAAACCTGGTCTATGCAACCATAGGTAGTATAAAGTTACTAGGAGCCTCTTTTAGGGGTTACAAATTAGCCATAGATGAGGCTGACCGCTACCCACGAGATATGGATAGTATGTTGGGTAAATTCCTTAAAGATAGCCAGATAAGTCATATATTAGGTTTTACAGCTACTCCTCTGAAGTTACAAACTAACTCTTTTAATATGCAGAGTTATTCTATTCTGAAAATTCTTACCTCAAGGAGTAAAAAAGGTAATCTTTTCAAAGAAATCATTCATGTTTGTCAGATACAGGAAATGGTTGAAAAAAAATACTGGAGTCCTTTAATATATGAAAGTCACTTATTTAATAAGGATTTGCTTGTTTTTAACAGCACAAAAGCCGAATATACTGAAGAATCTATACAGAGAGCTTATATTTTCAATAATGTAGAAGAAGCTATTTTAGATAGAGTAGATAGAGCCGTAGATAGAAAAAGTATTTTAATTTTTGTCCCTTCTGTATCAGAGGCTAAGGCTTTAGCTAAGAAAATCCCTGGTGCAGAAGCTGTATGGGGAGATATGGATAAAAAAGAAAGAAAAAGAATAATAGATGGTTTTAAAGCTTTATCTATAAGAGTAGTTATTAATGTTAATGTTTTATCTGTAGGTTTTGACCATCCACAATTAGACTGTATTATAGTTGGAAGATCAACAGCTTCATTATCATGGTTTTATCAGGCTATGGCTAGGGGAACCAGAATTCACCCTTTAAAACAGGATTGTCTTATAGTAGATTTTGTAGGTAATATAGATAGATTTGGTAGACTAGAATCTCTATATTACAAAAAAGAAAAGATTTGGAAATTATATGGTGAAGGAGGTAAACTTTTAACTGGTATACCAATAGACCAAATAGGTACAAAAACAGAAGAAAGTGAACAAAAAGATGTTACAGATCCTGAAGTAACTTTTGGCAAACATGGTGGTAAAAGAGTATCTCAAATACCCAATGACTATCTTCAATGGATGCTCAAGAATATAACCTGGACAAAGTACAATAATAATATTTACAACGCAATAAAAAATAAATTATGTGTTTAAATTTAAAAAAAACAAAAGAAACATTTGAAGAGCATATCGAAATAGCTCGGGAAGATATGGTTGTTTACAAAGTAATGGGATATAAATCAAGATTCTTTGGAATGTGGAAAAGGTTCTATGCTTATTATCAGGAATTTGTATATAAATCTAATAAAGTATATAGAGTAATTGAATTTACTTATGATACAGGTTGTTTTACTAATTATTATGAAATTAATAAAGGTTTTCATGCTTATTTAACAAAGGAAATAGCTGAAAATACGCCAGAATACATTACTGGTTTAGATAGATATACAGATCTTAAATTAGTTAAATGTATTATACCAAAAGGAACTGAATATCTTAAAAATGACAAAGAAATAGTTTCCAAAGCTATAAAGGTAATAAAATGCTTAAAATAAAACAAGACATATTAGATGATTACAATGCTTGGGCTAATTATTTAGGAGACAATACAGGAATAATAGAGTTAATGAAACAAAATTTTAAAAACAAAATTGATTTATTAATAAAAACAATATATGAAGAAAAAGAAGAAAGAAAAAATTAGACCAATTATTGCAGGATTTCCTATTGCAAAGAATGCCTTTTTTAACGAGATGTGGGACTGGAAAACTTTAAAAGATATTTTGTAAATCTAAAATAAAATAGTATATTTGTAAAAAAATAATAAACATGAGTAAATTAATCGCAGTAGTAGGTGATCCAGGGTCAGGAAAATCTACAGGTATTAAGAATTTAGACCCAAAAAATACTTATATTATTAATGTAGCAGGTAAAGAATTACCTTTTAAAGGTAGTGAAAAACTTTATAATACTGATAATAAGAATTATCGAGAAGTTGAGGATGCTAAAGAAATTTTAACCTTATTAGAAACACTCTCTACATCTGATAATGCAAAACATATCAAAAATGTAGTGATAGATGATGGTAACTATATTATGGGTTTTAATTTAGTAAATAAAGCTACAGAAGTAGGCTATACAAAATTTAGTGTAATGGCTAAAGATATAGTTAAATTAATACAGACATCTAAAAAATTGAGAGATGATTTGACTATTATTTATTTAACTCATTCTGAAGCAGTAGAGGATGCAGGTGAGATTGTTACTTACAAAATGAAAACAGCAGGTAAAATGATTGATAACCAGATAAACATGGATGGTTTATTTACTGTTGTATTATATACTGATGTAGATACTAAAGGCAGTAAAACAGAGTTTAGTTTTGTAACTAACAGGTATAAAAAGTATCCTGCCAAATCTCCAGTTGGAATGTTTGAAGATATTAAGATTCCTAATGATTTATCTGTTGTAGTGAAGAAAGTAAGAGAATATTATCAATAAAAACTAAAAAAAAAAAACAAATTATTATGGTTGGAGAAAAAAGAGAAAGTATTATTGGAGACCTCTACGTAGGATTCGCAGAAAGTAAGGTTATAGCTATTAATCCAGATTTAGCTAAACTGGAAGAATTGGGTTATAATACAGAAGATAAGGAAGAAATTGAGTATTGTAAAGAGAAAGATGGTATTAAAACAGCCAGGATTGATGTTTACTTTGAAGAAGTAAAGACTGGTTATAAGTTTAAAAAGGCTTTCTTTTTAGAGGATGAGGATGTTATCCAAAAGGCTAAAGATGATTGGTCTGATGAGCAAATAGAAAATTTTAATCCAAAAACTCAATGGGTTAACCAAGTAGGTGATAGTCAATGGGTTTTGGATGAAAAAGATTTACCTAAGCGTTTTACTAACTTTACTAAGAAGAATAAGAGTACAGAAGAAGTAGAAGTTTATGGAGATAAGGAATATAGAATTGCTAAAAGAGGGGAAGTTGATTTAATGTCTTTTCTTAGAGATTGGTTAGATTTTAATTTCTTTAGTGCAAACACTAATATTCTTCTGGACACTAAGAAAATGTTTAATGGTAATTTTAAAGAATTACAAGAACAAGTTGGGGGAGAATATGCTTTAAATACAGTACAGCTTTTACAAGTTAGAACAGTAGATAAAGAAGGGGAAATTAACCAGTATCAAAGTGTTTGGAAAGACTCTTTACCTGGTTATATTATGAAGGTTATCAGAATTACTAAGTTCTCTGAGGAAAATATTCAGAAATGGAAAAATGAGAAGTTCCATAAAACAGATAATCCAAAAGGAAGGTATCTTAAAAAGCATGAAGAATTTGCTATTAATGTAACTGGTGAATATGGTAGTAAAGACTACTTTGAACTTGTACCTTTTAAAAAGTATGATGATTCAGCAGATCCTATAGCCAGTACTGAAACAAAAGTAGGAGCTTCAGATAGTTCAGATTTTTAATTAATTAACACTTTAAATTATAGCCCTGTCCTTAATTGGGCAGGGCTTTATTAAGAAAATGCCCTATAAAAATAAAATATCATGTATTTATACTATAACAAATCTTGTTAATGGTAAAATATATGTAGGGTATACTAATGATTTTAATAGAAGAAAAGTTTCTCATAACAGATCTTTAATTAATAATAATCACGATAATAAATATATACAAAATGAATTTAATAAAAAAGGTAATATATTTAAAATAGAAATATTAGAAGAGTGTGAAAAAGAATTTCTATGTTCTCAGGAACACTATTGGGCTACAATTTTAAATGTTCATAATAGAAAATTTGGATATAATTTAAAACCAACACATCCAGATAATAAAGTCAATGGGTTTAAAGGTAAAAAGCATAGTTCTTATACTATAAAGAAAATGAAGTTAGCTCAACTAGGCATTAAAAGAAAATTAAATAGTGAATGGGGTAAGAAATGGATAAAAGATATGGATATTATAAATAAAAATCTTTTTTCAAAAGCTATAATTATATTAGATAAAAATAAGAAATATGTTAAAGAATTTAATTCTTTAAAGGAATGTAGTATATTTTTAGAAACAGCACCAAAAAATATAAGTTGTGCCTTAAATAATACGAAAGGGCAAAAAACTGCAAAAGGACATTATATAATTTTAAAATCAAAATACTATGAAGGGGGAAAAGAGACAGAAACTCCTATCAGTTGATGATGTGTTATTCTACACCAATAATGGTTACGATATATACATGAAGTATATAGGAAAGGTAGAAAAAATAATGAGATGTCCTTGGAGAAAAGATAAAAGTCCCTCTTTTGGGATTTTTTTATATGGTAAAAATTGGCTCTTTAAAGACTTAGGAACTGAAGATAGTGGTAATGCAATAGATTTTGTTAAAAAACTCTTTGGATTGTCTTTTCAGGAAGCTATGGACAAGATTAAATGGGATTTTGGACTTGGAGGTAAACAGAGTGTTAGTAAAGCTTTGTACACAACACCTGCTACAGAATTAAATAAAAAACCAGCTCATATATCCTTTATAACCATGCCTTTTCAGAAAAGACACCATGAATTCTGGAATTCTGCCGAGGTAACTGAAGATTGGTGTAAAAAGTTTAATTGTTTTGCAGTTAAATCAGCTTCTTTAAACTATAAGAAACTATATATAGACCCAAAAGAAAGAGTCTTTGCATATTACTGTCCAGAAGAAGATAAAGTAAAACTGTATTTTCCTGATAGAAAAGGGCAAAGTAGGTTTATAAATAATGTAAGTTATAGATATTTGTGGAATTACAGTAATCTGGATTGTTGTGATAAACTTATTATTCAAAAAAGTCCAAAGGATATGATAGTAACTACATTACTATATCCACATGTAATAGCTACACAAGCGGAGCATGTTAAGATATTTGACGAGAATACTGTTAAAAGGATAATGGATAAATCTACAGATATATACATTGCTTATGGTAGTGATGATGATGGTAAGAAGAAATCCATAACTATTACAAAAGAATTTGGTTGGGGTTGGATAAATCCACCTAATGAGTATCTTCCTGAAGTAAATGATTTTTTTAGTTTAGCCAGTAAATATGGATTAAAAGAATTGGAAAAATTGTTAAAATATAAAAAAATAATATAATATGTTTAATCAAAAAACTTTGTTAAGTAAATTACCTGAAATACTAGGTAAAATAAGAGATGAAAAAGGTAGCTGTGATTTTAATGTAAAATTCAGAGATGATAAATTGTGTATCAGTGATTTAGAAGATAATTATAATTCAAGTATAATAAATACTATTGTAAAAGTTACTGAAAAACAAGAAATACCTTGGGAAATAAGAATAAATTATGATTGTGATAGTTTAGAAATAGTATTAGGAGATGAGTAAACTTGATTGGTCAAAATTTTCTGATAAATTTCATTCTTCATGGCATTCTCAAATGAAAGAAATCATAGAGAGTTCAGAAGTGTATGAGATTTATCAGAAATTAAAAGAAGATGGTCAAAAATATAAGATAACCCCAGATAGTCAGAATGTGTTTAAGGCTTTTGAGATAGATTTGAATAAGATTAATGTGGTTTTAATGGGTATGTCTCCTTATCCACAGGTAATTCTGGGTATGAAGAAAGCATCTGGTTTGGCATTTGACTGTTCCCAATATGGAAAAATAAGTCCTTCCTTAGAGAAGTTATATGATGCTATGGAAGATGATTGTTACAATGGTTTAGCTTTAGAAAGAGATAAAAAGGAGAAATCCTTAAAATATCTTGTTAACCAAGGAGTTATGCTTTGTAATGCAGGGCTTACTTGTATAAAAGACAGACCTGATTCACATATAGAATTGTGGAAACCTTTTTGGAAACAAGTGTTTGAGAAGATTCTGTTTGTTAAACCCAGTATCTTTATACTAATGGGGAAAGCTGCTCAGGAACTTGAGCAATATACTGATCCTTTTATACATAAGATATATAAATGTGAACACCCAGTTGCTGCTTCTTATGCAAGTAGAAAAATGGAACATAATCATGTTTTTTCAAAGGCTGCTAAAGACTTAAAAGCTATGAATAATATAGATTTAGAGTGGTTAGACAGTGAAGTACCTTTTTAAATAAATAATTATGAATTATAAAATGTATGTTGGGGCAGATGGTAAAGAGTTATTAGAAGCTGTTATAGAAAATGAATACAAACCTACTAAAAAATCAGAAGAGAGGTTAAGAGCTATATCAGATAAGATAACAAAACAATCTAATGAAACTATATTAAGAAATCAGAAGGACTTTATACTCCTGTATGGACAAGATTTATTTGATTTTATAATTAGTATATCAAATCCTAAACATACTCTATGGTTGGGAATGTATCCACATAATTTTAGGTGGGAAGTAAAATGGGATAGTGATACAGAAGATTATTGGGTCATAAGATTTAGAGAAGGAGTGTTTAATTATGTTATAGAAGAATGTTCTGGATATGCAGGTGTTGAAATATTGGAAAAAAATATATCTAAGGAAAGAGTTTTAGAACTATTAAAGAAAGAATTATGACTTATATTTACGGATTAATATGTCCTTTGGATAATATGTTAAAGTATATAGGAAAAGCCAATAATCCAGAGAGAAGATTAATAGACCATATGCAAGATATGAGAGGAGTAGTTTATGAGAAAGCCATGTGGATCAAAAAACTTAAATTGGCTAAACGAAAGCCTATATTGGAAGTATTGGAACAAGTAAGTTTAGAAGAATGGCAAAAAGCCGAAGAATTCTGGATTAGTTACTTTAAAGTTATAGGTTGTAATTTGTTTAACAAAAGAAGTGGTAATGGATTAACATTTGCAAACCATCAAACTTTCCGCAAAGGAAATATTCCACATAACAAAGGAAAAAAGAAAATATGAAAAAAGTAGAAGAATTAGAAGTAATTAATGTTATAACATTAAGAAATGGTCTTTTAGAAGATGTAAATAGTTATATTATAATGAATAAAATAGATGAGAAAAGGCAAGTAGCTCAAGCAGAAAAAGATTTTATTGAGTTAGCTACTAGTCATGGGGCTAAGGATAAAGATGTAGATATGTATCTGGATTATGGCAGTTATGATAATGGTAGTGGTTTTGAAGTAATTATTATGTGGAGTAATGTAAATTTATAAAAATGAGAACAAATTATAAAAAAGCATATCATGATTTACTTAAGGAATTTAAGCAATATCAAAAAGAATCTATTAAATGGTGTGTAATAGATTTTATAGATTTGGAAGACGATTATGATATTACAGAAGAACAAGCTCAAGAAGCTCTTGTAGCTATGATTAATAATCATGATGCTAATTATGGAATAACATGGGATAATGTTGGTTATTACAAATCTATGTATGGTACTAAAAAAGAAAATAATGAGAAGATCAGATTTTGAAGTATGGTTTGATAAATTTAAACCAATGGAAAGTTCTAAAGATAATATTCTTTGGGAGACTTATGGTGAACAATATGAAGTAGTTAAAAATACTAAACCAAAGCATATTTGGACTTTGCTGGATTGTGGAGGAAAATGTTATATATCTCCTGGATGGCATTATATAGATAGGATGAATTATTTCATAACAGAAAATCCTTGGAAAGATGGACAAAGAGATTATAAATACTGCTAAGTATCAACAAAAAGTATTAGTAGAGTTTTACAATAATGCCCCTGGGATATGGACTTTTCTATCTAATAAGAAAATTACTTTAGAAAAAGTAATTGAATATATGATAAAAAAAGAAGATTTTGATGGGGAAAAAGATAATTTAATTTTTTTAGACGAGGATTTAGACAATTTAGTAATACTATGACAACATTAGAAATGTTAAAAGAAGCTTTATTAGCTTTAAACTCAATACCTAATACAAGATATATTGGTAAGTATAAAGATACTTATGAATTAGCTTCTGCTATTGGGAAACATATTAGAGATTTAGAGGTAAGGGAAGAAGATCCCTATAGTTCTGCAATGTTTAAACAATTAAAATTTAATTATGACAAAGAAGATGGAGACAATGGTAAGTAAGTTCTTTTCTATAGAACAATGTAGAATAAACTTTGAGACTTTATTTATATTTGGGGATAATCTACTTAGAGTAGGAGAAGCTGGTCAGGCAGTTATAAGAGGACAGGTTAATTCTATTGGCATAGCTACTAAAAAAGAGCCTGGAATGAAACCTGAAGATTTTTTCACTGATACAGAGTATGAAGATAACTGTAAAATAATAGAAGAGGAAATTTTAAAGATAAAAAGATATGCTGAAGAGAAAGGTTTTAAAGCATATTGTTTCCCTTTTCAAGGAGTTGGAACTGGTTTATCCTCTATGCAAACCAGATGTCCTAAAACTTTTTGTTACTTAACAGTTAGATTATTGGAAGAATTTGAATTTAATAATATTGCCGCATTACAATCTATTTAATATGATATGCTATACATACGAAGATATAATAAAAGCTGTTAAGTTAATGCTAGAAGAGATTACAGAAGAAAAAAGAGTAGAGTTTATAAGTGAGATAATGAAGCCTTATTGTAAACATTGTGGAACAGAAGACCCTAACTGTAAATGTTGGGATGATACTTAAAATAGTTAATATATGATTATAGAAAATCAACAAAAACAAGTAGAAGTAGAATTAGACGGTGAAGCCAGTCAGAGTATTGACATGGTTATAGATGAGAGTAGTATAGGTATTCTTATGAATTTCTTGAGTAAGAATATCTATTCAGATCCTATTGGTAGCCCAATCAGAGAATGGGTAAGTAATGCATGGGATGCAAATGTAAAAGCTGGTGTTAATAATCCTATTTTGGTTAATTTGACTAAATTAAGCTATAGTAAGTGGGAATTCTCTGTTGAAGACACAGCTTTAGGACTTGATGACCAAGATGTTGAGAATGTTATTAAGAAATATCTTTGCTCAACAAAAAGACAGGATAATACACAATTAGGGGCTTTAGGAGTGGGCTTTAAAAGTGGTTTAGCTTATACCAACTCATTTACTTTTAGATGTAGAAAAAATGGTAAGGAGAGGACTTATATTATGTATGAAGGAGAATTTGGTAATAAAATAGATTTATTACATGAACAAGATACCTCTGAGCCAAATGGTGTAAAAATGATATTAGAGGTAAAGCCACATGATGCTGGTTATTTTTCTAAAAAGATAAGAGAACAACTTTCTTATTTCTCTAATACTTTTATAACAGATGACTACTCCAGATTTAATAATGACTATAAAATATATGAAAATGAGCTGTTTAAGTGGTCAGAAGTAATTACTGATAGAAAACTACACCTATGTTTAGGAGAGGTTTATTATCCTATGGATTTTTCTAAACTAGGTATACTTGATGTTCATATACCAGTAGCTATTAAGTTGGAGTTAAGTGACAAGATTAATCCAACTATATCCAGGGAAAGCTTAATGTTTACACCAGAGTCCAAAGCTCTGATTTTGGAGAAAATAACCAAAGTAGCTGACTGGTTTGTAGATAAGTATAATGAAGAAATTGCAGAATTCAAGACATTTCCAGAAGCATTTGACCACATTAATAAATATAGTCATGATGTTATGATTAATGAAAAGAATTTCTGTATAGATAGTATTATACCACTTTCTACAAAATCTGTTTCTCAACCAAAAATTGAAGGTATTTCTTTAATGTCTCCTAAATTTTATAAGGATAATTTTGCTAAAATTTTACAACATTATAATGTTGTAGCTTATGAAAATCATAAAGGAATATGGCAGAAAAAGCACATAGTTTATGAGCTTACTAATATGTCAATAGATCTTCCTAAAAATGTTGTTTTAATAGATTTTAATCTAAATGGCAATTTAAAACAATTTCTAAGAGAAAAGTATGGGAAACGAATTGTATATATAGAAAGAAATCCTCCTAAAAATCTATATTGGTATATACAACATCTATTTTTAAGGAGTGTCGGTAAAGAAAAGTGGAGAGATTTAATAAAAGAGTTTCAATTTGTTAATAATCAAATATGTAGTAGATGGAATGATGAAACAGGTTTGGAAAATAAACAGGAGTACATAGATTGGTTAGCAGATAAGAAATTAAAAGCAAAAGAAAACAGAGAAAAAGGTATAATTACAGGTAATTATATTCCTCTTAACAAACAAAAAGGACAAATTACTCTAAATATAGCAAGGGATAGTTCTAGAGCAGATAGTGGAGTAGTTTTTGACAAAACAGTTGTAGATATAGCCAATTTACACAAATTAGGAAAATTACATATACTGGTAGACAAGGCCCAAGCATATTTACAGCATTATGTTTCTATGTTTCCAAATGTAAGATTTATATTTATTAGTCCTAGAGAAATAAAATATATTGATAAATTAAAGAATTTTAAAAATATGGAAGAATTCACAAAAAGTAAGCCTTTTGCCAGATTTGCTACAGCAGCTCTTATAAATGATGTATTAGATGTTGTACCAGATAATGAGGAGATAATATATAAAGCATTTCCTAAGTATGAAAAATTAAAAGAAAAGCTTGAGGAATATAAAGAGGAACATTATATACGTGCTTCAAGAGATATTGTTAATATGGTACTAGAAGTATCTAAGGAAGCAAATTTATGGGATCATACTATCTATTCAGATGTTAAAGAGTTTAGGGAAATTATGGGTAAGTTTGGTTTTTTATCCCTTGTTAACTTAGAAAGAAATTATAATGAAGAACATCTGAGAATTGCTAAAAATCTAGTATATATCATGTTAAAATGGCAGAAAATTAATCATCAAATGGTTACAGATATGGAATTAACTTTAAAAGTACCTGATGAAGTTTACGAAGACCAAGCTGTTCAATATACAGTAGAAGTAGAGGAGGGACTTGTAAATGTCGTATAAAGATGATATTATAGATGCAGTAGATAATCTTGAGAGTGAAAACGAAGAGTTAAGGGATGAATGTAGTAATTTAAAAGATGAGATAGCTGATAAGGATTCTAAAATAGATGATTTGGAAGACACTATAAATGACTTAAAGAATGAAATAGATGAAAAGAACAGTGAAATAGAGGAATTACGAGAGTTATTAAATTATAAACAAACAGAAATATACTAATTATGAATTTTAATTTTGACTGGCTATTAAGCCCAAAAAGAAAGAAATTACTTGAACAACAGGTAAAAAATGAAGAGATGAGAGCCTCTCTGTTGGAGAAACAACTTGCTAGTGTAGATGAGCAAATTAAGGAAAGCTTAGAAATTAAGCAGAAATTGTACAAGAAGCTTATGGTTATAGACCAGGCTGTATTTGTTACTTTACATGATGGTACTGTATTTAGTGATAGTGCAGGTGGTAAGGAATTATATGAGAAAGTAAAGAACTGTTATAGTGTAAGTGATATTATTAGTTTATTCTTACCAAAAGAAGTTATTATTACTAGTGTAGACAATGTGGAAACCAGGCAAGAAAAAGAATTAGTTAGGGAAGAATGGGGTTGTCTTGAAAATCATCCTGATTTTGAAGTAAAAGACAATGAAATTTATCTTAAAAAACTTCCTATGCCTTTACCAGCAGTTATAATAGCTGCTTTTATAGAGATTGTAGAAAAAATGAATCTTGCATGGATAGATCCATTATATAGTGGAAGGGAGTATGAAGAACTTTTGACTCAATATAACTCCTTGGAACTGTTTACTTTTAAACTTGCTTTAAATCCTATTGAAAGTAGCAGAGAGGATGCTCTTAAATTTATTAGAAATCAAGATATTAGAATAACTTCTCTTGGTAATCTTATCATGTATAGAGGTATAGTATCTGTAGGAGAAAGTGATAAAGAATTAAGTAAATTTGTTTCTACAGAATATTTTAAAGTTAAAAAGTGGAAGAAATCTCCTGCTAATTATTATGTATGGGGAGAAGATGATGGCTCATTTACTTTATACAAAGGAGAACCAATTCAACAAAGTGATGGGATTGGTCATAATATGGGTAATCTACAGGAGTTATATAACAATCTAGGTTCTTTAGAAGAAAACAGATATACAGATGCTCATACTCGTACTATGGATATTAGAATTGGGGCAGTATATTCTATTCCTGAAGAAGAGGTAGATATTGATAGTAGAGAAGATTGTTCTGCTGGGTTAATGTGTAGCCCCTTAATTTAGTAATAAATTAAAGAAAATTGGAAAATATCGGTGAAAATATTTGGTAGTTTCAAATATTTGTTGTAGCTTTGGGTATAATTACGGAAAAATGAAAAAGCAAAGCCCAATTTATAATAAAGAAACTATACAAGAGCTTAACAATCAAGGATTTACACTGAATATGTTGGCAGACAAATATAATGTCTGTCCTTCATCAGTTGGTAGAGCTTTGAGAAAACTAGGAATAGAATATAATGTACAAGTTAGAAAAATAGAAAAAGACCATACTATATTTAGTGTTATAGATAGTGAAATTAAAGCATATCTTTTAGGGTTTTTAGTAGCGGATGGTTGTGTTTATGATAAAGGAAGATTTGGACTATGTATTGCTGAACAAGATTTATATATAATAAATCTATTTAGGAGTGTAATATCACCTGATTCTCTTATTAAAACAAATCATAATACTAAAGGAGCCAAGAATAGACAAAATCAGATGATTTTAAGAATTTCTTCTGAAAAAATAGTATCAGATTTAGCTAGATATGGTATAGTAGAGAGAAAGACTTTTAAACCTATTAATCTTCCAAAAATAGAAGACAGTTTGAAATGGCATTTTATCAGAGGTTATTTTGATGGAGATGGTCATTTAGGTATAAAAGTCACTAAGAATGGTTATAAAACTTGTAGAATATGTCTGTCTAATGGGGATAGACAAATATTAGAAGATATACATAAATTTACTAAAGTAGGTAAACTAAGAAAACAAGGAAATTGTTGGAGACTGGATATTGAGAATATATCTGATTGTAAGACATTTCTTGATAATATGTATAAAAATTCTAATTATTCTCTTCCAAGAAAGTATAATAAGTTTCTTGTAGTCAACGCCGAGGTGTTTGCAGTAAGTAAAAAGATTGCTAAACTCCGTAACGCATAGGGATTGAACCTCTTAAATGAGAATAAAACATCCCCAAGAGTTTCCAACATCCTATAGTGAAATAGGATGAAGACGTATGCTGAACTATATCAATCTAATAAGATATAGAAGTAGAGGATAAAAAGCCTTTACGATAACAAATTGTACATGTTGGTTCCAGAAGTTTTGGAATAGGAAGTTTTGGTGATACAAAAGTATTATGCCTTGTAAATCCTGCTAAAATCAGGAGTGTTCCTGTTTATGATGGCAATAAGATGAGAGTCAGTGAAATGTTTATAGCTGCTGTAATAGAAGAAAAAGATGGTAAGTATATGGATGAGGATGTAGATATAGTACATTTTGATGAGGAATACCATGCTTATTCTTTGGAAGAATTACAAGAAGCTCTAAAGGGAAGGGATTATAGTGTTATAAAGTGTCAGGATGAAGAAGTGCCTGTCAGTCATGAAGAAGTGCAACAGATTGTTGATATGATTGATGTTATAGGTAAGAGAGTTGTTAAAGTTTAGATTAAATTGGAAGTATACTTGTTTATTCAGGTATACTTCCTTTTAACATGATTTTAACAATTTTGTATTGGTTATAATATAAATACGCTATATCTTTGCTTATTATGAGACAACCATTATTAAACAAAAATCAACAAAAAGAAGTTATAATAAAAAGATTAGAAGGTAATTCTATTATGCATTTGGCTATAGAGTTTAATGTATCTGTAAAAACCATACAAAGAATAATAAAAGGGATACATCTAAGGACAAATAATAAAAGAGTTGTTTTAGATTCTGCGGAAGTTATTGAAAAATATAAAGAACTAAATAAAATTAGTGAAGTTGCAAAATTTTTTAAAGTTTCAGAATCCACTATTAAAGAAGTTCTTAAAAAAGCTAATTTTAAGTGGGATTCTTCAGTCACTGGAAGATTTCATTTTTTTAATGAAAATTTTTTTGCAACTATAGATACAGAAGAAAAAGCTTATTGGTTAGGTTTTATCTTTGCTGATGGTAGTATTCACAAAAATGGGAATAGAATTAATATAACTTTAAAAGAAAATGACTTAATTCATTTAGAAAAATTTGCTAAAGAAATTAATTACAAAGGTAAAATAGCAAATGTAATTACTACTAAAGCCTGTTCTTTAACTTTATACTCTAAGAAAATGTCAAGTGATTTAGTAAAATTAGGCTGTATGAGTGATAAGTCTAGTAAAATTGTATTTCCTGATACTGATATAGTACCATTATATTTACAAAGTCATTTTATGAGGGGGTATTTTGATGGGGATGGGTGTTTAACTTCTTCTAAACGACCCACTTTTAGCATTGTTAGTAATTATGTTTTTATAGAAAAATTTCAAGAATTACTAATAAATGAATTAAATATTTCAAAAACTAAGTTATATAAACATAAAGGACAAAATACTTATAGCTTAATTTATGGTGGTGTAAAAATGATAAAAAAAATAGTACAATACTTATATAAAGATTCAAATATATTTTTAGATAGAAAAAAGGAGGTGTGTAAAAAATGGAAGTTTATTTCGTAAGTAATTATAAAATAGAAGGTTTAGAAAAATACGCTACCATAGAGGAGGCTATAAATTTCTGCCAAGAAGAAAAAGAATTGGGACTAGATATTGAGACTACTAGAAAATTTGAGAAAGGAACATACTCTGAGGAAGTATATAAAGCAGGTTTGGACCCTTATTTATCAAAAGTGATAATGTTACAAATAGGAAATTTGGAAAAATGCTACGTAATTGATACTAGAATTTTTTCTAATGAACAAATAGCTTCATTATTTAAAAATTGTAAAGACACATTATATGTAATGCATAATGCCAAATTTGAGGCTAAACACCTTAAGTATAATTATGGAATAAGGTTCAGAAAGATATGGGATACTATGCTTTGTGATATAAATCTTACCAATGGTTTAGGTTGGAGCAAAAGTAACCATGATGGTTTAAGGTATTCTTTAGCTGCTCTAGCAGGTAGATATTTAGGAGTAGAAAATGCTGAAGAACTTGATTTATTTAATCAGAGAGATGATGAAATAGTTTATGTAGATAAAAGTACCAGACTTGGGTTCTTAAACATAGGAGATAAACCTTTTACTTTAGAACAGGTATTATATGGTTCTGATGATGTAGAATTTCCCTTAAAAATAAGACAAAAACAACTTAAAGGCAGATTTGGGTATAATCCTATGTTTTTACATGAAAGGATAGAAAATCCTTTTTGTTTAGTCCTTGCTGATATAGAATTAAAGGGTATGGCTTTTAAGCCTGAACAGTGGTTAGAGGTATATGAGAAAAAGAAAGTAATCTATCAACATAGATTGGATAAGCTGAATAATCACATTATTAATAATTATCCTAAATTTGTTAATCCTGTTGATTTATTCAATTCAGCAGCCTCTTGTTCTATACAATGGTCTAGTTCTGATCAGGTTATTGAGTTATTTAAACATCTTGGTATTTGTCCTAAAGAGAAAAGTAAACAGACAAAAACTATGGAGTATACTGTAGGAGCTAAATCTCTTACTAAATTGCTTAATTCAGAGTATAAAGAGTTATATATGTCTGATACAGAGACAGATATAAATGATATTTCGGATTTAATTTTAAATTATCTCTTATTAAAGAAAAGTGAACAAGCTGTTACTACTTTTGGTGAAGACTGGTTAAAACATATTCATCCCATTACTGGAAGAATACATACTAGTTTTAGCCAGATTATGAATACTGGTAGAATGTCTTCTAATAATCCTAATGTCCAGAATATACCTGGAGAAAAGGAATATAGAATGGCTTTTATAGGTAATTTGATTAATTGTGACTATGCTTCTCAAGAAAGTAGAGTATTAGCAGAAGTATGTGGGGATAAGGATATGTTATCTTTCTTTAATGATGGACATCCTATATTTGGAGATGATTATCATAGTTTTGTAGCTACAAAAATGTTTAGGGTTATCAGAAAAGACCCTGAACTAATAGTAACTAAGAAAACTCATCCAAAGGAAAGACAGGATGCCAAGAATATTAACTTTAAAATAGCTTATGGAGGCTCTGCATATACTTTAAAGGATGATTTTGGAGTGGATGAAGAAGTGGCTCAGGAATTTATAGATGGTTATTTTGAGGCTATTCCTACTCTTAAAGAGGATTTTGATAAAGCAAAGGAAGATGTTATTAAAAAAGGCTTTATTGAAATTGATAAAATAACAGGTAGAAGATGGTTTGATCCTAATTTTCAGAGAATGAATGAGTTAGGTAAAAAAGCTTGGTCATATTTTCCAGAAAATTATCGTAGGATGAAAGTAGAAGATAGAAAGGTATTTAAAAAGAAACTTTACGAAGAGCATCCAGAGATTAAAGAAATCTGGAGTGAATATTTCTCTTTAAAAGGTAAACTTGAAAGAAATGCTCTTAATTTTAGAATTCAGGGTTTAGCAGCTAGTCAGACTAAAATGGCTGGTATTTTGTTTAGGGAAAAGCAGATTGAAGAGGATTTAGAAGATAAAATAGGATTAACTTCTCTTATACATGATGAATCAATGGCAGAAACATCTCCTGATTTTAGAGAAGAAGGTAGAAAAATAATAGAGGAATGTATGGAACAAGGTGCTCAGTTCTTTTGTGAAAAAGTGAAAATGAAAGCTGAAGCAGTTATAACAAATTTTTGGTGGCATTAATTTATGAATTATGGAAAATGATATAAAGAAAATATGTACATTATGTGGCATAGAAAAGTCTATTAATCAATTTCATAAAGGTACAGGTAAATATGATAGAAGATCTATGTGCAATGTATGCACTAAAGAAAGATACGATAAACCAGATAGATTGTCAAAAATATCTGCTAATCGCACTTTTAAAAGACAAAATGATGAGGAATATAGATTAAGAGACTGTGCTTTAACTAAAGAGAACTATAGAAAAAACCCTATTAGTTATTTGATTAGAGCAGCAAAAGCCAGAGCTAAAAAAACAGGAATGGAGTTTAATATAACTAAAGATAATTTAATTCTTCCAGAATACTGTCCTTTATTAGGTATAAAGCTTAAAGTTAATACTGATAGAATGGCTTTTGATTCTTACTCTTTAGACAGAATTGATTCTAAAAAAGGTTACATTAAAGGTAATGTATGGGTTATTTCTTTTAAAGCAAACTGTATAAAGAATGATGGAACAATAGAAGAAATAGAGTTATTAGCTAAGAATTTAAGAAAACAACTAAATAATATGTAGATATGGAAGAAAAAATATTAATAGAAAATGGTAATGGGGCTTATCTTGTAAAAAGAGATATAGGATTATGGCAAATAGTAATAGAGAAAGGCTATGAGGGAGTAGGGCTATATACTTATAGTGATGGGGTATTTACACAGTATATACCTCCTCCAATTTATGAAATTTATTAAAAAATTATGGTAAAAAATCCAAAAGCAAGAGTAAGGAAAAGAGGTTATAAGAAAAAACCTAAGAATAAAAATGAGATAGATAGTTTCTCAGGAGTGATAAAAAAGAGAAAGAAACTAGTAGAATATAAGAAACCTATGGTACAATTCCAATTTACCCATGAAGGTAGAAGATATGGTAATAATGAAGGAAGATTAAAGATAGACATTCATGGTGGAGTATCTTGTTTATTACTACTGGAAACTGGATGGAAGAATGTAAAGGGAATATTAAATTACATAAAAATTAAAAAATGATAGAAAATGATTGCTGGTACTACAATGGAAAATGCTTATATGAGCCACCTGAAGGTTATTATGGTTATATATATGTAATAATGGATGACCAGGGAAAGCCTTATTGGGGTAAGAAAGCCTTTATTCATCAAACAAAGAAGACACTTTCTAAAAAAGCCAGAGCAGTCTCTGGGACAAGGAAAAGGATAGAAAGAGGAGTAAAGGATTCTAAGTGGTTAGAATATTGGGGAAGTTGTAAAGAATTGTTAAAATATATAGAAGAAAGGGGAAGTACTGATGGGTTTAGAAGAACTATTCTTAAATTGTGTAAGGATAAAACATCATTATCTTATTGGGAAATAGTTTATATGATTAACAATAACGTCTTATTTAGACAAGATTGTTATAATGGGAATATAAGTGGTAAATTTTTTAAAGGTAAAATTCATGAATAATGTTTAGATATAGTACAATAGCAAATGAAGATGATAAAATAAGAATAACTGTTTTAGAGACAGATAATGGACCAGCTATGCTTAGTATAGAGTTTACAGAGATAATTCCTAATCCTGATTATCCCTGGGTAACATTATTCTGGCATGATGAAGATTGGATTTTTTCTAAATTCAAAAACTCTATAGAAAGATATAGCTTAGGAAAAGCAAAAGATAAAGATAGAGAAAGACTCAAAGAAATAGAGTCAATTTTAACTCAAGAGTGTGCTCTGGAGATATTAGAAATGCTTAATAAAGCATTAAGCTTAGGTTGGTATAAACAAAAAGAAAAAATATGACAGGAGAAAAAAGAGAAACAAGGGCGGAAATAGAGTATAGGAAAGTTCCTATGTTAAGTGCTTCTGATTTAAGAAGCTTCTCTATAGACAGATTAAAGTTTTATAAAGAGAAAATTTTAGGAGAAAAGAGAGAAGAGGAGTACAATAAGGCAATTCTTATTGGAAATTTAGGACATTGTCTTATATTAGAACCAGAAAAATTTGATGATAAATTCTTTCTTAGTATTTGTTCTACTCCTCCAACAGGTATGCTATTAGCTTTTACTGAGGCTTTGTATAAACATACTGTTATGAGTATGAGTGAAGATGGAGAGGTTACTGAAGATTTCGGCAATCTTGTGGATTTAGCTTATGAAGATAGTGGTTTTAAAATAACCAAAGAAGCTGTATTGAAAAAGTTTACAGAGCCTAATAAGAAGAGTGGAGAAACTGCTGAACAGTATTATAAACAACTTAGAGAGGCTAAAACTAAAAATTTAGAAGTAGCTTGTGTAGATGATATAACTATAGCAGAAAAAGCCGTTTCTTTAATAATGCAGGATGAGTTTACTGGGCCTATATTTGAAGACAGAAAGGGAGAAGAATCTTTTAATGAGCAGCAAATTGAAGGTTTTAAAGTAGGAAATTTAGAAATGAAGGCTATGCTGGATAAAATTAAAGTAAACCATCATAATAAGACTATCCAAATATATGATTTGAAATTTGTATATGATGTTATAAACTTTAAAAGAGAATATTGGTTAAAAAAACAAGCATATATTCAAGGATATATTTATTGGAAAGCTATGATATCTGGTATATTAGATTTGGGTTTTGACTATAGTGATTATGAAATTCTACCGCCTATCTTTATAGTTGCTCATAGTGGTTGTTTTTATAGACCATTACAGTATAGAATGACTGTAGAAGATTTAGATAAAGCAGAAAGAGGTTTTGTAGAAAATGAAAGAGAGTATAAGGGAGTTACAGAAATTATAAATGATATTTCATGGTGTCAAGAAAACCAGATATGGAATATCAGTAAAGCAGCATTTGAAGCAGGAGGAATTGTTAATCTTTAATTTAAATTATGGCGACTGAGTTTTTAAAATTAACAGCTACTAGTATATTTATAGTTCCTATTCTGAAATTAAGCCTTAAAGATCTATGGAAACATGGGTTTGAAAATGCTTATATAGATGATAGAATAAAGGATATGGATTACAAGAATGCTGTATATTTATTGTTTAGACCTATGGATGTTACCGCTTTTAATGAATTTGTAGAAGCAGAAAGAGAAAGAAAATACCTAATTGATGAATATGATTACCCAGATGGTTGGACTATGCTTGTTTATAAATTTCATGAACAATGGAAAGACGACATAGATATTATTATGGCGGGTAGATTCTCTGAGGTATCTGAACCATATAAGAGGGAAATACCAAGAAAAACATATAATTCTCATGGTACTCTGGTAACTACATTGCCTTATCATATATTTGGGAAAAGTCAATATTTAAAATCTTTTTGGAAGAAATTATATGACTTGGATTTAACAGATTCTGACGAGCATTGGCAGTTTTACAGAGGCCGTGAGGTATTTGATGAAGAAATAAAAAATAAATTGATATAATTATGCCATGTAAAGGAGGGCCAGATCAGGATGAGATAGAGTATCATAAAGAGTATGAGTCAAATCCTATATTTAAGAAACACATAGATAGTTTAAGAGAACTTTATGATATACAGTGTGACAGGTACTATAAGTTACTGGAAAAATTAACTTATAAAAGATCATTAGTAGAAACAGAAGACATAGCTTTTAATTCTTTTATGACTGTATTTTTATGTAAAGCAATGGATATTATTGGGTCAAATAATTTGATGCAACATACTTATCCAGACATGGAGTGGTGGTATAAAGAACATAAAACAAGAGATGCTAATAATGATAAGAGTCTTATGAAAAGAAGTGATTTAAATATTAAACTAAAATTTATTGAGGACAAATATAAAATAAAATAATAATATGATAGATTTAAAAGATTATCCAAAAAGTAAAGAAGTATTTTATGAGCATGTAAAGAAATGGTTATTACAGCTACAGAAAGAACTTCTTAAGGATGTTCCTGAAGCACAAGCTCCTGAGATTACAGATAAAATAGTAGAACTAGGAGCTAATAACATTCTTAACCAGAATTTCAGGTCTTTGTACCATTTCTTTGATGAACAGGGTATATTCTTACTAGTAGATGGGCCAGATGAATCTCATGGTTGGACTTGGCAAGTAAGATATAAAACTATAGACGTATTTGATAGTGCTGGATCAGGAACTCTTAAGAGAGAAGAATGTGAAATAGAAGGTTTTAAAGAATGCTTTAAATTAATGGAAAAATATGGATAGTGGATTAAGATTCAATCAAGGAAAATTAAGATATGACTTAGTCCATCCAGTTGCTCAACAAGGCTTAGTAGAGGTACTAAGCTTTGGAGTAACAAAATATGAGGCTAGAAATTGGGAGAAAGGTCTTTCATGGAGTGCAACTATTGCCTCTATGAAGAGGCATTTGGCAGCTATAGAAAAGGGGGAAGACTATGATATAGAGAGTGGGCTTAAACACATAGACCATCTTCAATGTAATGCTCACTTTTTAAGTGCTTTTTATAAAATTGCTCCACAATTTGATGATAGAAGACATACTTATCTTAAAAGACCTAAAATAGGATTAGATATAGATGAAGTATTAGCAGATTGGGTGGGACATTGGACTAAACATCATGCTCAGGAAGTACCTGAGACTTGGAATTTTGATAGGGATATAAAAAGTAAGTTTGAAATGCTAAAAGATGATAAAGAATTTTGGTTAAATATTCCTGTTAAAACATCTCCAAATGATATACACTTTGAGCCACATTGTTATATAACTTCTAGAAGTATTCCAAAAGAGTGGACAGAGGAGTGGTTGGATAAAAATGGATTTCCTACTATGCCTGTTTATAGTGTTGGATTAGGAGAAAGTAAAGTAGAAGTTGCGAAGAAAAGTGGCATAGATATATTTGTAGATGATAGGTATGAGAATTTTGTAGAGTTAAATAATGGAGGTATATGTACTTATTTATTTGATGCACCACATAATCAGAGATATGACGTAGGTTATAAAAGAATTAAATCATTAAAAGAACTATTATGACAACAGATATGGCAGAGTCTATAATACGAGCTAGTGAATTAGAATATAGAAAAGATACCAGTTATCAAGATATAGATTTATCTAATAAAGAAATAATATTTCCTATATGTGATAATCTATTAGAGGGTAAAATATCATGGGAAAGTCTTGTTAAACAATTAATTAAAAGTTATCCTAATGACCAGGAATTAGGTAGAGAATTGAGAAAAATTTTAAATAAACAAATATGACAGATGGAACAGTAACCATGAGCTTAGCTCAGGTAGACCAATTAAGAGAT